CTTCCAATAGCTCATTTAAGTTACCTTTTCTCCACCGATGAAGTTTTCCATCGCCTGTGTTATCTATTTTGATTTCTACCATATCAATCAACCTCACTTTCTTCCCATAAATCAATCAAACCAGGTAATACATAACCTAAGTCTATCCAGCTAAATTCTTCAAACTCTTCAAGTTCTTTAAGTTCGTCTTCTGTTGGAATTTCCGCACCCATAATTCGCTTTACATCATTTTCTGTTCCACCAGCTTCAAGTATTCTATGTAATGTCATTTCTAATGCACCAGAAATATCATCACTTCCTTTTACTGTGATTGCATTCCGTGACCAATATTCATTGCAAAGATGAAATGTCACAATTGTTTCATTTTCTTCTAGCAAATCTTTTAACTCAATCATTTCGCTTACCTCTCAATCTCTATATCTGAAATCCGTTCTGCATACCTTGTTGCTTCGCTTTGCGTTCCAAATCCAATGTTGTATTCCCATACAGAATTATCTCCATATTTTACTTTGTGGAATATTTTGTATTTTTCACCAAGATCAAATTGTGCATATGTTACAGCTACATTTCCTTTTTCAGATAGCCATAACACTTCATCACCTCTGATTTTCATTTCGCATTCTCCTTCTTAATAAATAAGACAGACACATTTGTTTGCGTCTGCCTTGTTATTCTCTGTATTATTTACCCTCAATCCATTTGCATATCATTAAGTAAACAATAAAAACAATAATTGTTGCTACAATCACTTTCCAATCAAATAAATCTACTCCCATTTTATTTGCAATTCTATTAATTGCTAATCCTAAGAAAAATGGCAAAACTTTTAACAATGTTTCAATAAAATTTTTCATTTTGTTCATCCTTTCTTCTAAGTAAATTACAATTTCCTTTGACTATATATATTCAACAATATCCGTGTTCGTATTTCTAATTTTACCTTCTGATATATAATCAGATTTCTCTCTGCCACTCTTACAGTTTCTGTAATAATTCAGCAACATTACAAGATCGCCATCAGGAATATTGTAACTATATTCAATACCTCCATTACTGTCACAATGAATAACTTCTATACCTTGTGATTTATTCTCTAATACAATCTTACATCCATTGTTTACTTCAATTTCTTTCATATAATCACGCTCCTATTCTACCGACCAATTACCAACTTTATTTCCTTTGATTAGATATTCTCTAATTCTTCATTCAAGTCTGCAATTCTCTCTTTGATTTCGTCAATGTCTGGCTGATAACTGTCAATGATTTCTACCCTCTCTTCTGTTGTCAGATCTTCATCATCAAGTTCATCCTCTAAATCGCTTTGCATATCAGCAAGTTCATCTTCTGTCTCCTTGATTTCCTTTCTAATCTGTTCTTCACTTCTAATTCCAAGCCATTCATACACCTGTTCAGAATCGAACCACAGTAAATCATTAAGCTGCGTTTCTGTCATCCCATCAGGATATAAATCTTCAAGAATGTTTTCCAACTCTTCACATTTACCTTCTCTCTATATTCTGTCAAGCGTATCTACTGCACCACTCCATACATTAAAACTGTTTAAATCTAAATCATATGTAATTGTCATATTCTTCACTCCCTTCTAATAATTCAGACTTACAACTCGTCCATCATCAAGTTCGAGATAATCTTCATCCTCGTTAACTAAATCCTCTCCAAACTTTTCATAATTGAAATATCTGTCTGCAATAGAATCTCCATTCTTAATATATCCAAGACTCCATGCTTCTTCGTATCCTAAGTCTGAGCTGTCTTGGAACACACTGCCAATAATTCCTCTGTCTCTGTAATCCAGATAATATTCATCAAATATCTTCTCAATATCTGTATCATCCAGTGAATATTCATCCTTCATATATTCGATTTCACTTTCAATTATTTTCTGCTGAAACTCTTTCGCTTCTTCAGATTCGAGCTTATCATAAATGTGCTGTACTGCTTTTGCTAAAGCTATTCCTTTGTTATAACGTTCATCTCCCTTTGTAATTCCATAACCTAAATCATTGAGTGCCTTATTGAACTGAATCAATTCGTTATATTCTGTCTCAGTTAATACTGTTTCAATATCTTCATAAGCAGGAAATTCATGCCCACTATAACAAGCTCCGTTTAAGTTCACTCTTCCAAAATAGTGATTGCATTCAAATCGTGGATTCTTTGAATCAATGTATGCACAACAATCTCTGTCATCCGAATCCTTTTCTCTAAATAAGAATAAATAACTCATAATCATACCTCCTACTGAATTTCGCTTAATTCTTCCATCTGTTTTTCTGTGAAAATTCTTGTCAAATCTTTATATTCCTTAATAACTGCAATGTAAATTCGCTCTGCCGTTCTACTGTCTTCGTCATATCCAAGCTCTGAACAAAAATCTTCAAAAGTTCCTGGATCATATTTCTCTAAACAAGCAAGCACATCATATTCGTTTGGTACAGCATCTGCCTTTAATCTTGCTAAATCATTTTTGGCTTTTACCTTTTCACCATATGACATATCTTCAACTCTGTTATATTTGAGTTTCTTTTTTGCATATTCCTCAAATGTCATTGTGAAAATCTCTGTATTGTGAATGCTATCCAAGAATGTGAACGTCATTTTGCCTCTTGGCGTTGTGATTGTTACATCATACCAATTTCTTTTTTCTTTCTCTTTCCAGTTCTCATTCCGTGAAATACCACCATACACAATTTCACACTTTGCATTTGCCTTATTTAAGAAGTTCTTTGCCTGTTCTAAATATTCATTCATAATCATACCCTCCATTTCTTGTAATAAAATAGGCAGCTAGGTATTTATTCTCCTAACTGCCTTTGCGTTTACTATAAATTTATTGCATTTCCATCTTTGTCATATTCAATCGGTGCAATGTGAACTGCATAACCGATTTCTTTTTCTTTGTCGTAAATCTCCATTGTACCACCTGCACAAAACTCAAATGAGAACCGCTTGTCATCCGATTCAATCAGCTTAATCAGATGATCCGTAAGTTCATTTAAGTTCCGTGCATCTTCTTTTGATTTTTCAATACTTGTCATTTCGCTTCACTCCTTTTCATAAATCTCTAACTTATGTAACAAATCAAACATTGCTACATATCTACCTTGATTCCGTTCTTTGAGTTTATCATTGTCGTTCTGCATTGCATCATCATAATCTTTATTTACTTTTCTAAATTCCTCTGCAATAATTTCAAGAATTTCATCCTTTGTCTTGCTACATGCGTATTTTGTCATTTCTCTTCACTCCTTCCTAAGAAATCTTAGTTTCAAAATGTTGTTAGCATACGCTCCATATACCATCTGGTCTTAACTGTGCAAACGCTAATAGTCCACACAAGGCTCTTTTTGCATTTCCTTCAGTTGCATCATCTTTTAACGATGATATGATTTTCTTTAACGGTTCAATTGTTTCTGCACCAGTTTTTCCATTAAGATAATATGCATAGCTATATGAATCTTCTTTGAGAATTCCAAGTTCTTCCATCTTTCTGTTTATAATATCAGAATAATTATAGGTAATATTCAATGCCATTTCCGTTGTACCACCGACACAATATGTTCCACCTTTTATTTCATGTTTTTCCTCTGTTTCTAAAACTTTCTTTGTAACTGGATCGCATAAATCAAAATCCCAACTCATATTAAAATTTCCTTTCATTTTCCTTATTAAATGCGAATTTAGTGCCAACTTTCATAATCACAGAGTAAATCTCGTTTGCTGTGTTAACTATTCTTCTCCATACATGCAAATTTCGCACATGTACTGACACTTACCACAATGAGTAGCATACCACTTTTTCCACTCTTCCTGAGATATTTCGTGTGTTACATTTGCCTTTGTCCAATTATCCTGATATGAGAATCCACATGTTTTTGACATATCTTGTTTTGTTTCTGGCATAATATTGTTTCCTCCTTTCCATATGAAACACGCATTTGTTATGCTTCTTTAAACTCCTCTTTTGGATCAACAAACTCTATCTTCTGAACCCAAATCGTACACTGATATTCTTCTTTCAGATGTTTGTACGCAAGTTTTGCACTCTCTTTATTATCTACAGCACGAAGACACTCTAAACTTCCATCTGTGTTATAACAACCTAATCTGTACTTCATGATTCTATCCTCCTTCTTGTGAAATATCCATTTTCTATTCTTCAACCTTAACATTCTCAATATGTTCAATCTCTGGATAACTATCCATATCAATCGCATAATCAATATGATGCTCCCACTTTTTAATTTCTTTTACATCTGCATTATCATTTAAAACAACGGTCATTGTTACTTTTACTTTTTTCATGCTATTACCCTTTACCTTTCATTATGAAATATCTGTTTACTCTGCTATTACATTCATCGAGATAATAAAATCCACATCTTCCTGCTCATTATCTTTTAGGAACAATTAAATTTCCTGTCAATGTAACTTCGATTCCATTTTCACACTTTCTAAGACTTCCTTTTTCAACCTCAAAATCATTATATTTAAGAGAAATACTATCTCTCCCATTATATTCAGCTACAATTTTTCCATCCAACCATACATAAACGTTTTCATTTTCGCTTATATATGATAATAAATCACTTAATCGCATGAACTATACCTCTTCGCATTCTTTTACCTTTTTAAACTTTCTTCATCTACAATGCAATAACAACCAATCGCATTTCCAACTCTGTCATTATCAATTCCAAGCGATGTAATAATTTCATTGAATGTGCCTTCGCTATAATCTTCTCTGTAGATTTCAAGGTATTTCTGACCTTTGGTTACATAGTTCTCTTCTGTTCTACTTCTAAAACAATCTAAAGCATTTTGCAAGCAATCAGCTTTTCGCTTTGCGTCATTCCAATAAGTAAAATATGTTCCACTTGACCACTGCTGATCTTCAGGCTGCGTTGGATCATAGCCACTTGCAACCGCATACTGTGTATCACTTTCGCTTTGCAGTAAAGCATAATTATCTTTCCGTAATAACTCTGTCCATTTCATGTTCTTACACCTCCTATTCAATCACTTCTACTTCTTCGCTTGATCCAATAAGCATTAAATCTTTCATTGGACAATTTTTATTCAAACAATCTGCTTCAAATATGAATCCATCGTTCGATGTACAGATCCATTCTTCTTTCATATGCTTGAATTTTGTTCCTACTTTAATTTCTCTTGTCTGCACAGTTTTATACCTCCTGTAACTTATTCTCTTTTATTAATCGTTCACGAACCATTCTGTTCAAGTCTTTATTGACTGCTATGATTTTATGAGAAGTTCGATTCATATAAATGAAATGACTTCCCTTGCACCGTGTAAATCTGTATCCATTCTGTAACAGAATCGGTTCAAATTCTCTTAGTTGTTTTGTCTTTCTATATGCCATAATTCATCTGTCCTTTCCTTATTATAATGTGTTTGCCCGTATAGCCTGATAGCATAGCTTCATTTCGCTTTTATCGATGTTTCATTTTCATCACTCGCTTTCTAATATATTATTCGCTTCTTAAAATAATTTTTTTCATTAAAATAGCGACCACAATTATTTTGCAGTCGCTTTAATTTCATTTGCCTTTACCATTGCATTGTTCATGTCAACGCAGATCCCATGACAAGTTCTACGTTCTCCGCATCTTTTACACAATGCATTGAATAATTCGCCTTTTATTTCTCTTTCCATTTAGACCTCTTCTCTTTCTAAAAGTGTTTCGTAATATTCGCTTTCGCTTTCAAAAAGCTGGTATTTTCCATTGATCCAACCCATATAACCATCCGGTACTTCATATCCTTTCATCTATTCTTTCGCCTCTCTTTCTGTTCTCCTTGCTAAATTATTTTCGCTATCTGGGCAAATTCCCATAGCTAATAATGCGTCTTTCGCTGTGCATCCTGTAATAATCGCATAGAATAATGCGTCCCATGATGCTTGATTATCCCGTAATGTTCTTGCCATGATTTTCACTCTCCATTCTATAATAATCCACATGCAGCTAATAATTTCTTTGCAAATGGATGCTTATTTGCTTCGAGTTTGCGTTTTAAGTCTCTGTTGTAACGCTCCTCAAAGTAATCACGCTCTGACTGTGCAATTTCTGCTTCTGGACGATTATCAATAACATCATAACCATCCTTAATGATAATTATCATTTGGTTTTCATCCTCCTTCTGTACTAAAAAAGCGATGCTAACGTCTGTGCTAACATCGCTTTACTCATATTATGGGTTTTGATTCCATGGTTTCGTTTTACTTCTGTCCGGACTGAATAGATCCGTGACGGTTTGCTTGCCTTTGCTACTTCATAATTACAATAGGTTGCATGAATTTGTTTTGCTTTCTCTGACATTGTTTTTACTTCCTTTCTTATTATTTACCACTCTGCACCGCTGTATCTGACCTGTAAAATAATATCATCAGTTACCTTTTCTGTTCCGTTACTATCTATGAGCATAGATACTACGTCTCCATTTTCATAGTCTTCACAGCCACGAAATTTCCATTTGTTTCCGCTATAATCCTGTACAGTGACAACGTTTTTCTTTTTGTTTACCTTTGTTACTTTCGCTGTCAAAGGATATGTTTTGCTTTCATCTAAATCTTTAAGATGCGGAAGTTTCTCACAGATTTTTGAATATGAATATCCATCTGCCTTATTGAACTGCTTTGTTGTATCGCCAAGCTCAAAGCAGAGATATCCATATTTGTCATAGAAATAACCAGCAATGTCACAGATTGGAATTGCATTTGTGACACTGATCTGCTTTGGAGTTGAGGCATTGACTGTTTGCATTGGTTGCATTGTGCCTACTGTGTAGGATGTAAGGATTGTTGCTGTTGTAAGAATGAGTGATAATAATTTCTTTTTCATATTTATTCTCCTTTTCTGATTGTTTTTGGGTATAAAAATAGCACCCGGAAATTGGGTGCTTGATTGGTGCTGTGTTTTGCAAATTATTCTTCATCAAAATCATAATTTGCGTCTATCAACTGAAATTCATGATCATAATATTTACGAACCTCTGCACAACGGAGTTCATAGTTGCTTCCGTTTGCTGGATAACCTTCAGCCTTACACTGTGAAGCTATTTCCTGGCATTCATCTCTATACTGCTGTTCTAAGTCGCAGATTTTATCTATATCTGCCTTGGTGTAAATTCCTGCATTGAGCATATAACTACGCATTTCTTCTATTGTTGACATAGTTGTTTCCTCCCTTACATTTGTTTTAGTTTCTCTTAAAGTTCAGCTATTTCTTATTCGCTTTTACTTCCGCTAATTGCTTTTGTAGAGCATCAATTTTCGCTTGGATTTCTCTTTCCTTTTGATCTGATTCATTTACCCATTCCATTATATCCCCGGGTTGAACCTTTAGAAATGCACAAACTTTATCTATCATTTCCGTATTCATAGTTTTATTTTGCGAAAATTTTGTTGGTGTGTTTACAGAAATACCTGCTTTGCATAAGTCTTTCCATTGCATATTACGTTCTTTTAAAATATTCGCTAATTTATAATAAACTATCAATTTATTTCACCTCCATTTTTATACACCTCCATTCTATCACAAAATCTTGTGATTAGCAATAAACTCTTCTAAAATCATGTAATGGATTTTTTGTACACTCATAATCCGTTATTTGACCACAGAATTTTCCTAAACGCACTCCACCAGATCCGCATTTCCGTTTACGATCATGTGACATCATTTGTTTATAATTCAAGCGTTTTGAATCATCTTTGAATTGCTGCGTATAGTCATACATCGCCTTTGTATATTCATTACGCATTTCAGTTTTGAGAAATTTCTTTCTACCTGGAATATGAATAAGCACAGTAATTTCGCCTTTTCTCATTCTAAAATCAGAGCAGAAAATCTCTACTCCGTTTTCGCTACGCAAAACGATTGTATTGATCGGAAATTGTTTTCCATGGTAAAGTTCATTTCCAAGTGTTCGTCTAATTTGCATTTTCATTTGCGTTCACTCTCCTTTTATTAAAATGCACACTATTAAAAGGCAGAACCGAAATTCTGCCTTTCGTACTATACATTTTACGTTGCTTTTATGCGAAGTAATGCTTAATTACAATATTGCTGATAGTGCTTGCAAGTCCTGAATAGTCATAAGTCACTTCACCTGTCTTGCGATTCTTTTTCGCTTTGACAAGTGTGTTAATCTGACGCTTTTTGAATGAGACAGTTCCTTTCTCATCGTCTACATCAAACTTGTTGCTGAAGCCCTTGATATAGCAATCGTTCAAAAGCTTCTTGTCCTCTGCGGTGAGTTTAACCCTTGTTTTGCTTGTGTACGGAGTTTCAAAAGGCAGAGAAAAAGTTTTCTTGATGATTGTTTCGAGTTCTGCGCTTGCCTTTTTATAGGCTTCTTTTACCTCTTTAGACATTACAAGGTTTCCGTCATCACCTGCTTTGGAGTTAATATGAATTGTCTGTAAAGCTTCATAAAGTTCAGGTGATTCAAAAGCAGGAATAATTGCATACTTTACAAGCTTAGAGTTATCCCATGAGCCAAGTACACGAAGTACAGTTCTTACAACATCAGCAGAGTTGCCAAAGTGATCAGCATTTTTCTGTGACATAGCAGAAATAACTTTATTGTATACTTCTAATGTGTCCGTCTGTGTCTCTACAAACTTAGCCCGTGATTCATTTGCAGAGTCTAATTGTACCTGGAAAGCTTGTACTTCTTCGGGTGAATAATTGCCGTTCTCGTTAGCAATCTTCTTCTCAAGTTTAGCGATGGAATCATCAAGCAACTGAATATTCATGTTACAAGACTCGTGCTGTACTGCTGTCATAAGTTCAGACTTAGACTCTTCTGTGATGTTCTTTGCATAGAAATTGATCTGTAAGTTTTTCATAGTATCTCCTATTCTCCTATTTAACGCATAGGTGCTATATGATTTTATTGTATTTATTGTCATAGTGTTATGCACACTATAAAAGAGCAGACTGGTAGTGCTGATCTGCTCCTCTAACTATGTATAACTCTGATATACAGAACACAGAGGTACAACGGTCATGTGGATTGGAATTACCCAACACCAAGAATAGCAGGTGTTACCCTGCTACCTGCCACTTTATACTTGTGTCTGTCTCTTATGTATTTATTGACTTAGTAAGTATGATTATGAACCTAAGTCAATCACGCTTTTTGTTGTAGCGCGGTTTTTTAAGTTCGTGCCGTTTCTAATCAGCTTTAACGTCACTCCTAGAAAATAACTAGGCTTTTTGACCGTATACACTTGTGAGTGTTCTCTCACGTATTTATAGCTAAAAATAAATGCTATAATTTGTTGTCCAAGGTAATAAACCGGGACAGCTACACTATTTTTTCGAGACTTTGTGTCTATTGTCTGCTATATGTTCCTGCTTTTGGCAGTGCTTTGTATAGAGGAAACATTGGATATTAAAACCTCTAGCAACCCTACACACTTTTAGTCTTTTGCTTGTCACTCTAGGAATGGCAAACAGTACCTATACATGAATAGAACTGTTTATATTTTTGTTGTGGAATTAAAGCGGATATGCTAGAATTGTTTTGGGAACTTTCCTAGCTTGCAACCTGCTAGTTAGAATTGCCGTTCTGCTAGTGGGTGCTTGCTTTAATTCATGTTGAATTATTAAATATGTATCAGTTTATCAACCTTCTTTCTTATTTGTGCTTGAATTGTATCACATGTTTATGTGATTGTCAACAAAAACTTTTGATTGCAACTATGTGAGTTTGCAGAGCCTTAGCACTTTGTTGTTTTCTTTGTTTTGTTGAGATTATCTTATCACAAGAACTTGTGATTGTCAAGAACTTTTTCTAATTTGTTGTTTTTTGTGGTTCGTTCTTGACTTGTCTATACTTTATCATATGTTTGTATGATTGTCAACATGTTTTTATGATTTTATTAGAAATTGTTTTGTATAAATAAAAGCTATGTTAAACGATATGTCATAGTTTTAAACTATACAAAATAATAATATCAATACTATCTCATATAGTTTTAAAAACTACATCAAACTTGATCAAATGATCAGAAAAAGAATGGTCAATATATATCTATTATCCACTGTTTTTGTCTAACCCGGGGTAGTTAAAACTAATTAGATGGGCTGGAAATGCAGTAAACTTTATAGCTGATTCATCCATACACCAACTCAAAAATCTAACCATCTCCCAATCCTCAAAATCCCAACAAAATCAAGCAAAATCTCAATTTCCCCATCTCAAACCACTTATCGTACCCCATATCGTCAAAAACCTTATTTTTCAACCATTTCACTCACTTCAACCCCTAAATTTTAAAATCCCATCATACTAAAATCACACCCACAATCCTATTTTCTTCCTTATATATAAGCGTTTTCACCGATAACGATTTTTCCATCAAAAGTCACACTCAAGAATCTCAACATATTGGGGGTATATTAAAACCTTCGCACAAATCATCTTTTAAATAGAGATATCCATATATAAAACAGCAATAAAAAAGGACTACAGCCAAAGCCATAGTCCAATAAACCAATACTTGATCAATAGAAATATATATTTATTTTTTGGATATCATATTTATCTTTAAAATTCAAATTATATCCATCTTTCTTTTTTACTTTTTCATTAGCAGGGACATATACATAACCAGTAACTATTCTCGTTAATTCTCCACTACTATTATAACATAACGCAGAATATTTTGCAGATTTAGTAATAGGTGAAGTAAAAACAATATCTCTATATATCCAACCATTATCAATATACTGATCAGAAATATTATATTTTATATCAATAGAATCTGCTCTATTTACACTTCTCAAAGATATCTTTAACTGTTCGTCATATTGTATTGGATTATTAAAATCTATTACACGTCCATTATTATATTCCATTAATGCAATAATATAAGTATTTTTATTTACTATATAATCATTTGTGTTTTGTCTAATATAAAATCCATCCTTATCGTATTGTTTAATAGAAATATTAACATTAACAGTAACATCATTATTGTTTACAATTTTGATCATTTTATTATACTGTCCCGAATATGCATTTTCAGGAATATCAATCAACTCATAACTTACATGATCTTTTAAAGCATCCTTGACAGTAACCTTACAAACATAATTTTTATTATTATATTTGGCGATTATTTTAACAGAACCATGTTTTAATGCTTCTATATGTCCATAATTAGTAACTTTCACAACATTTTTATTAGAAGAAGACCATCTAGCAGAATATATTTCCGTTTTTCCTTCATGTATTTTCAAATTCTTTACTTCGCCAACATACAAAGTAAGCTTTGTATAGTTCAATTTAACCTTATTGGCAGCATAAATATTTTGTGGTACTAATTGAATAACGGTAATAACCATTACAATGCATAACACAAAACTAAATATCCTCTTTAATATCTTCAATTTCTTCATATACAATTCCTCCTTTAAAATTAGATATATTTATTTTACTACCAAAAGAACAATAGTGCAATAATCACATTTTTATAAAGAGAGAATAATACATCAAAGGAGGAATCAAATATGATACAAGAAAATGAAATACCAAAATATCTCAAGTCAACAGAAAGTAATATCTCAAAGAGTAACCGCAAATCAAAGCACAAACATCATTATGAAGAATGCCTGATTCAAAACAAATCCACATTCGCAGGAAAAACTCATCTTAATACAGGTTTATATACCTACTGTACTATTTGTGGAAAAATAAATGAGCGATTCAAGGAAAATAAATCTATTGTAAAAGATTATATCAGAGAAGTTAATTCGCCAATAGGTAAATACAAATGCTACTCTCGTATTTCTGATGAGGAATTATATGGAAAGTACCACGACAAATTGCCAGTATTCTTTGTAGAGGATATTTACAAAGAGAAGTATGTTGATTTGGAACAAACAGAAAGGAATAAAACAAATGAGCAAAGGTAAAATTTTTGAATCACTAAAAATACCATTCGTAAAAACTTGTCTTATATGTGGAGAAAAATATTATAAACGAGTTACCAAAAAAAGGTAAAACAAAAGGGTTAGATTTGAATTTTGTATCAAAAGAAACATTTTTCTCATTACATTATTATTATGAATATCACTGTTATACATGTGGATATGAATGGCAAGAAAAATATCTGTAACAGAGAATAGTCGTATAGGTACATCATACATGTACCCAAATGAAAATATTAATCCAAAACACCACATACCTAAACCAATCAATAACAATCAACCAAAAAATTATAGAGCTTGTATGAAGCGTAAGCGAAATACAAGCGTAATAGTCTGTCTTATTAATAATGTTATATATCTTCTTTCAGTTCGGCAAAGTGGGTTTCATCCCCTACCAATTTCTAAAATAAAACAGACATGTGGGGGTTCAGACCTACTTTACTGAACGCTCGCAAGGTTCTCTTCCACTTAATTTCAAATGGAGAATAAATAAATATCACATATAAAGGAGGAATTTTTATTGCAACAGAAAACAGAATACTTTACTCGTTTTCCAAATAACTATATTCAAGGAAACATTAAAACTAAATATGGAGTTAGTCGTAAATTCTATATTACTTATATCCTTATTGATAAATATAGGTCTTACGAAGACTATAGTTGGATTACTCTTAGAAAAGTTCTAAATTTCTACGGATACAAGACACACAAACGCAGACCGAAAGCTGTTCAAGAAATTCTTGATGTACTGGAATATATGATCAACAACAAAATGATTGAAGTTCAACAGGATCTTGACACGCTTGGATATGATACTGGCATTGAAATTAAGATCATTCCTGAAAATTTTGATGCTGTTGACAAGTTCTCAAAAATCACATCTTCTCAGCTTGATTTTATTATGATGAACGAATCTAGTATTAATAAAGAGAATATATTAATGGCTTTTCTTTATATTAATTCGTATATTTTCATTCGTCCCAAAAATAAAGATAATGAAGAAACTATGTATAACCCTGAAATTAAACCAGAAGCTTTTTGGCGAAGTATAGAATCTATGTCAAAAGAACTTTCTATGTCAAAAGATACCATTAATCAATGTATTCAATATCTCACATCTTCTATTGGCGACAAAGAACCACTTCTAATTAAAAAAGAAGTTGGTAGTGTTCAACCTAATCCAAAGAAACCACCACAAAATGTACCAAATATATATGTACTTAATAAAGAAGGATATGAGCAAGAAATTGAATGGGCTATTGCTAAGATGTTGGAAATCTACAATGTAGACTCATTTGGAGAAATCAAAAACGGCAATAAGTCGTAAATAAAACAGAGAATAAACATATGTAACAAATTAACGCAGCACTCAAAGGAGTTGATTGCAATGAATAAATTTTTAAACAGTAAAGGAGAACTAATTAATGAACAGAACCGTAACAATTACATCAAAGAACCATAAATACCAGAATACATATGGAGGCAATATTTATATGTCAGATTTTTGCACCGATTATGAAGGCAGTCGTAATATTGCTGATAGAATTATTTCGGATTGGAAAGACGATCTTTCACGTCATAAACAAATGGAAAACAATATCAGAAGTTATAGAGAAAGGAAGATGAACAATGGCAGATAAAAATATGACAGTTTCAATTGAAGAACAGGAAATTTGTATTAATGCAATGCGTGATGAGAAATTCGCAACAATTTATGCTTCAGATTCTACATATATTACTAAATTGGATAGATTGTGCAAGGAAAGTCCTGATATGTACTCTCTCATTTAAGATACTGGTAGAGGTAAGAAATATTTATTAAAGGATAAAACATTAATCAGTTTTAGAGCAAAGAAACGTGAACTTACAGATGAACAGAAAAAACAGGCGGCTGAACGTATGAGAAAATATCAAGCTAGTAAATCTAACTGAGATACCCTTTCTAGCCAGAATTTCTAATGTACACCATTGTACAGAAAATTCTACGCCATTCGGTGAACAAATACCCATCTAAAAGTTGTAACTTGAAAATTTAAACAACTGTATTAAAGGAGAATTAAATAACTATATGTGTAGTATATGTGGAAGAAATGACGGTCTACATGATTATCGGTGTCCTTATTACTCTCCACCTCATCCAAAGTATCTATGCTGTTATTGTGGCGAAGGTATTTATCAAGGTGAACGCTATCTTGATAATGAAAACGGAGAATATATGCATGAGGACTGTATTGGATGTTTGGGGACAGACAGAGTAATTAATTGGCTTGGATTTAAATACAAAGAAATGGAGGACTACGATGAATAAAATTGTAAATAAACTAAAAGATAAATTACCTCAATTTTGCAACACACAAGATTTCTGGTATGTGAAATTTAAGGATAAACAGTATTATATTGATAAAAAGAGATTTCGTAAAAAGTTAATATATAAATTTCTAACATTTATATCAATTACTTTCATTTTTGTTTTCGCAATCATGGTTGACAATTTATGTATTAGAACAATAGGATTGGTAATTTCTGTTGATACATTTGGAATTGTAGCTTTCAACGAAGGAAAATCTGAAAGTGAGTAAATAGAAATTTCATTTGGAGAATATATAAGTGAAACATAATAAATAAAAGATAAAAGGAGGATTTATGGCTGGTACAGTTGAAAAAGAAACCAATTTTTATCTATATAAGATTATAGATAAAGACGAATTAGTGTATATTGGGAAGTCAACTAATATTGATAATAGAATTGAAGTTCATAGCGTTATAAATAATTATTTTGATAAAAACATGTATTTTATATGTAGAGGAGAAAGTATATCAAATTTGGTTATTTATATTGCAAATGTTCCTGACGAGTATCTTTTGTCAATATATGAAATAACATTAATTTCAAAATATAAGCCACTATATAATAACAGCGACAAGTATGATACAAAACATCTATTAAAGTTACCACAAATAAATTGGTTTCCATATGTATCAAAAGAAAATTGTGAAGCAATTTATAACATGAAAACAGGCAAGATTATTGATCCTTGTTTAATAGATACACCACTAAAAAGATGGAATATTTTAAAAGATTTACATATGGAGGAAATTAAATGTTAGATACACAGATTAATATGTATTCTGTAGATACAGGTCATTTTTATAGCAACCATGAAAAATACTTACATGAAATGAACTGTAAATACAGACGTGAAAGAAATTATGTAAATAATATGCTTCCAAAATTAGAAGAAGAACTCGTGACGCAAGGTTACAACAAAGATGATTTTTCTGATTGGAGACGTTGTACCGTTGAAGACTATTATGAACAAGAAAATGATTCTGTAAAAGAATATATGAAGTGGTGTTTGATTATAAAACACAAAAGAGAGAAAGCAAATTTATCAAAAGAAAAACTTCTGAATCTTTTATCAAATAAGACAATTCAAAAAGAGAATCTATCGAATAAAATCGAGTATTGCAAATCGCATAATATTCAATATAATAAAAAAATCGAATTAAGAGAGTTAAGAAAAGACGAACTAAATGATAACAATATCATTTCAGTATTTGAATCTTCCCTTACACGTATTATCGGCATTAAAAAAGACGAATTAACAGATGCTCTTATTGTAGTTCAAGTTTATTATTTTGATGTATTTAAAGATTTATCTTTTTATGGATTTATGTATAATGGCGAAAAATACAGATACTTTACATCTTCTGCTGGTCAAATTCGTAAGAAAAAAGCTGTTTTTATTAAAGAATCAGTATGGAATGAAGTTGAAAAAACAGTCATGTGTGGTCTTACTATTGACAAAATAAATTCAAAAGGTGGAAACAATGTAAATAAACATCTTGCATATATGGCATTGGCGAATTCAGCTACTGACCAGTGGAAGGATTTTGATATAGACAGATGCATTGTTGTGGATGATTTTGAGACGAATGTGCCAGGAGAATTTGATTTTATTGATGAAACTGATTATTCGATTGAGAGAAAAACTGGTACTGTTCCGATTACTCATACTGATGGAGCTGGCATGATATTACCAAGCGGAATGACGAAGAACACAATGTTTCGTGCCCCGTGGGTGAAAGGTTTATTGGGAGTATTTGATTTTAAAAAGTTTATTGAAGTAAATAATTACTCTCCTATTATCACAGATATTTATGGACAAGACCATGATGTAATTGCTGAAGATATTAGAATAATTTTTACAAAAAGTCAATTTAAGATGTATAAGTTTTACGATTCATGGGATGAGTATAAGACATATTTTAAGCAATATCATTGTCAAGCTGGCAGATGTAACACTGAGGAAGATAGAATTAAAAATGCAAAAATCAATTATCAAATGTTACAAACTCTCACAAATGTGACAGACGAAGAGATTGATTTGCTTACAAAGAAGTCTGTAGAACGAATCACAAATATTTGTAACTCTATTGATACCATGAAAGATATTCTTGGAATTACACCTTATAATACAAATATGACAGCTTTTCAAAAAGCGGTAAAGATTTATCCTGCTCTACTCAATGATACATATGCAAAAGACGTGATCCGTGAAGTAAAGAATAGCCTTTTAAAAAAATATAGAAGTGGAAAACTTGAAGTAAATGGAAAATATACTTTCTTACTTCCAGATTATTATGCAGCTTGTGAGTATTGGTTTGGACACATTGATACACCTAAAGGATTATTGGCAGACAAAGAGGTATTTTGTTGGTTATTTAAACAATATGATAAACTTGACTGTCTAAGAAGTCCTCACCTCTACAAAGAACATGCTATTCGTTTCAATGTGGCGAATAAAGTATATGAGGAACGAGTTGATAAAATCAGAGAATGGTTTACAACAAATGCGGTATATACAAGTACATATGACCTGATTAGTAAAATTCTTCAGTTTGATGTTGATGGAGATAAATCACTGGTAGTTGCTGATCCTGATTTTGTAAGAATCGCAGAACGTAATATGAATGGTGTTGTACCACTCTATTATAATATGCGTAAAGCTGAACCAAGAATTTTGAATAATCAGAGTATTTATGAAGGATTAAATGCAGCATTTACAGGTGGAAACATCGGTATTTATAGCAACAATATTTCAAAAATCTGGAATAATGACGTATTTATCAATGGAACAGATGAGGAAAAAGAACATGCAACTAATTGTGTCAAGCGTTTATGCTGTCAGAATAATTTTGTTATTGATTACGCTAAAACATTATACAAGCCTGAGTTTCCAGAAACAATTGGTGAAGAAATCAAAGAGTTTACCAATCAGAAACTTCCTGCATTTTTTGAATACGCCAAAGACAAGGAAAAATCACAAGTTGATGATAGAAATGATAGTTTTGTAAATAAACTCTACTCTCGTATTCCTAATAAATCAATTAATACAAGAGGTATGAAACTTGGAGAATTAAAATATAAGGATATGATGAAAAACCCCGATATTGTATGCTCTAAAGAAGTTTCTAATTTATATGATGAGTTAAACAAGAAGTATCGTTATATGGTTAATATGAAGGATGAATACATTGATAATCTTCATTATGTAGCTTGTTCTATTAGAAACCAGTTTGCTGAACTTGGATATTCGGAAGAAATGATTGCTGATATGCTTGTACAGTATTTATATAAGAATAAAAAACGTGCAAAACAATTATTTTGGTTCTGTTATGGAGAATATGTAGTAGAGAATTTGAAGAATAATATTAAATATAAAGAACCAAAAGTCATTCAATGTATTGATTGCGGTGAGTGGTTTGAAGTTGATAAAAACAATGTAAAGACTTGTAGATGTCCTAAATGTAACATTGAACATAATAGAGAATTAAGAAGATTACAAACAAGAAGATATAGAGAAAATAAAAAATGTAGTAGCTAGGCTTTTGTTAAAAATTCGACCATAAATATTGGGTTATTTTATTATGTTTAAAATTTTGTAACCCATTACTAATGGTCGAAAATTATACTCCAAATGTTTATATATGGAGAACAACATATCATATAGGCATAAGCCTAATTTACAAAGTAAGATATGATTCTATAAACGAATTCGTGCAGTTGGGAGGAATGATTATTTTTGACAATTACACAGGAAAAGATTATTAAAGAAATCGCAGAGAAGGAAGATATAAATGTAGCGACAGTCCGTAAAGTATTCAAAAGGGCAGAGAAATGTATATTCGCCTACCTATCTTCTACTACTCCCACTGATAATACAGTGGTAAAAATTTTAGATGGATTAAGTTTGGAATGTAAATATATTCCAGAAAAAGAAATCCATACATATGATAATATCCAATGTGAGGCAAAAATTTGGACAAAACCAAAAATAACTCGTTATTACAACAGAAAGTTAAATGGATATTTTGATTAAAACAATGAAATCAGCTTTTCTTGGCTGATAAAACAGAGAATATAATAGTATAAAGTTCGTCTAACATATGGCTATAAGTTAGTTGATGTGATGCCATATGAAAAACTTGTGCATGTGTGATAAAACCAGTTAAGTACATCAAGCGAGACTGTACCATGCATTTCTGTGGAAGATATATAGGAATCAAACCTATGGGGAACGATTCGAAGGCGTTTTCAAACAGAACAATTCTAAAAATCATTTCTAAGATTGGTACATATTCATATTGTACTCCTCTTCTTATATGTGTCGGTGACTGTGATACAATTCTTGTAGTATGGTTGCCGATTATTCTTTTAATCTCTTATAGCTCAGTTGGTAGAGCATCGCACTGTTAATGCGAAAGTCGTAAGTTCGAGTCTTACTGGGAGAGCTTTTCTACTTTTGTAGGACTGGTTGGTTTCGGATCAGGAGATGTTAAATCTCAAAAATAAGCATGGCGACATGTATAAAGTGGTTCTTATCGTATTATAAGGCTGCGACTGTGAAATACAGTTTAACGGAAAACACATAAAATCTACGCCCAACCTTCTATTCAAGGACAACTGTTGGCGAATATGGTTGATTGGTGGGTGTCTTGAAATAGGCACTGTAGTAACGCAGAAATGTGGGTATGATTTGTGTACTATTGGTGGGAATATCGCAAGTATAACCGCTGATAGGATTTTGGTAATATCTCTTAAGTTGAAAAACAGGGATGGAATCAAAAAGCAAGGAGATCGCAATCCGAGCAGGATGGTGATGATTGGGCTGTACTCAAAAGGTACGGATGATCAAATGTACACCTCATCGTCCATAATAAGTACATACTTTTGAAAGAAATCAAATTATTTTAGGTAAATAATATTTAAAAGAAAATTACAAAACAGCAAAAGTGTGTGCGACCGCAAAGAGAAAAACAACTTATTCACCTGTAATATGGTGACATATAGCACTCGCAAGGTGTTATATGAGAAAGTACAAGTACGTGCAACTCTAATAGGCTGCAACCTATGAATCTCGCAAGGAAGAATGTGCAGAAAGAAAATCTATAATACTTTGTGGTAAGAGTTTGCCGATTATGTCAAAATCGGTGTTGTTGCTAACTACAAGCTAATCGCTTGTGTGATAAACTGTGTCCAACCACAGTAAGTGTTAGTGTATTGAGTCAAATATCTCAGCTCATATTAAGTAAGGATCTCATACTTCGGTATGGGATTTTTTATTTTGGGAATTAGTTCAGTTTGGTTAGAACGCCTGATTTGGGTTCAGGAGGTCGTGGGTTCAAATCCTACATTTCCAACTACTATCCTACTTTGTAGGAAATAAATCAAGAAAGAAGTGAAAATTATTAAGTACATTTCAAAAAATGAAATTGAAAAATTATTATTCGAAGGTATAATTAGAAACACAAGACGAGGATATGTAGATCGCAGAGGCGAACATATTGGATATTACAAGACTTGTGGTGGAAAGCGTTACATCGAAGATAAGTATGTTAAGTAGGTTTTGCCTATGAAAAATCGAATTGAATATAAAGGTTTTTATATTGACAAGACTGAAAATGGCTATCGTATCTGTAGACAAGAAGATACAGAAAAGCATACTCATCTCTCGAATCTTAATCCGTCATATAGACTTATAGACAATGTGTTATCAAATAAAATTCCAACTCGTTGTGGATGTTATTATTTAGAATCACATATTCGTTTGAGTTATGATGAAAATTATATTAGAAATATTCGTGAATATATCAAAGTAAAACAGAATAAAACGAAACAAATGTATTTTAATCCTGGCAGAAAGCGTTCTGGTGGGAATTTTTAATTTTATGGAGGAAAAGGAAAATGGCAGCTAGTAAATTAAAGTTCACAAGAACAACTACAGACAAATTAACAGTAAAGGCAGGTACACTCTCAGAGGATTGTACTACTATTACATACACAGATGAGAATGATATGGAGCAGGAGGTAAAGGTAGCTGATCTGCTTACTTCATTTAAGAATCAGGTAATTGATTTTACTGTTGCATTAAAAACAGATGAGGAGCTGGATGTTCCGTCTGATGAAGAGTAATAGAGAGTAGGTGGACATTATAATCGACTTATATAGATTAGAAAATGAAACAGATTTTGAATGGAAATTGAGATGTTGTCTTGCGAAAAAGCGCAAGGAAACAGATATGGATTGGATTGAAATTCGAGATATGCTTGGATTGAACATTACACCAGATCAGCTTAGAAAACAGGCTGTTGGATATGAAGAGTATGATAATTATATTCACAACTGTGAGGGTGCATCTGAAAGAATTTTATGTGTGTCAGATGTTCATATTCCGTTTAATTTACCTATTGATATTTTTTCAGGTTATAAGGGAATTGTAGACACTTTAATAGTCAATGGTGATTTATTGGATTGTTTTTCATGTTCTGCATTTCCTAAAAAATTCAAAATAAATCTTGATGAAGAACTTGTTTTAGGAAGACAGTATATTATTGATTTAATCAATCTGACTACACCTAAAAAGGTAATGTTTGTGATGGGAAATCATGAATACCGTATGCAAAGATACTGTTCTGATAGATTATCAAATGAATTACTTGGCATCATTCCAACAGATCCGCTAGAAATGATTGTAGACGATGGATTCAAAGTTAATGATGAAAGAAATAAAACCCAGACACAATACTCTTCTATTCGTGAAGTGTTTGAAGATTCAAATATTGAAATCGTTTATGATAAAAAATGGTGGATAAAAGAGGGTAATGTAATTTTCTGTCACCCATTAAATTATTCATCTGGTATGTTAAAAACAACAGAAAAGGCAGTCAATTATTTCTTGCGTGTAGATCGCACATTTACTGGAATCGTAATGGCTCATACCCATAAAGTAGGAAGTTTTACTCAAGGTGGAATAAAAATGTATGAGCAAGGTTGTGTGTGTGATTTGGATAAGTTGGATTATAACAACGGTAAACTTATAATTCCAAATCAGAACGGGTTTATGTATCTTGCATTGGATTCAAATGGTGACATTATTGATTCCAAGACAAGAATTATTACTAATTTCATGACAAAGTAGACCAAGTACGAGTGACTTGGTTTTTATATTATGCATAAGTAACTATGAAAATTGGGCTAATTTTCTACTTTTAATTAGTCCGATTATATAGAAATTGTGATGTTGCTGTCACAATTGTATGTATCGGAGGGAGTGTACTCAAATGAAACACTACCCTCTTTTTGTATTAAAAAAATAAATAGTTGAGAAAAAAGGAGAAAATTAAAATGACAAAGAACGAGGTATTAAAGGCAGTAGTAAATAAAGTTGAGGGAGCTTCACAGAAGGACATCGCAGTTATTCTTGATGCTTTTGCTGATGTAATTACAGAGACATTAACAGCAAATCACGCAGAATCAGTTGCAGTTGGAAAACTTGGAAAGTTTAAGGTTAAGACAGTTCCAGAGCGTAGAGGAAAAATTATGATGGGTGATCGCAAGGGTGAGGAATATGTAACTCCACAGCATGATGAGATTTGCTTTAAGATGTCAAAGTCTGCAAAACAGCTCTAATTCTAAGGTGGTGAAAATATATTGAAAACATTTGGTTTTACAGATACAAATGATTTTGCTGAATTTTTAGCAGATACTTTTGACAAGCTGGATGTTTGTACAAGAGATTATGACGATGATTGTTCAGAAATTGTAGTTGTGGCTAAGTATGATGTGATGAAAGATGTTCTTAATTCTGTTATTAAAAATACGAATTTTAAACTTGCTTCTTGTAACGATTTGAATGATCCTTATTTGGACGGTTATGATGATGCATTTATTCTTAGTATTGATTCTGAAATGAATGTATGTGTTCGGGCTGCCAAGTATGAGGGAAGTGATACTTATATCAATATGGATGAGACAGACATTGTATTTATTCATGGAGATGTAAGTTCAGCTTTTGTCAAGGATAATAAAGATTCTGGATGCATTATTCATGAATTCAACATTGGTGAGGACGCTGAAGATGTAGACGATGATTGTGATGGTAATTGTAAGAATTGCAGTTGCAGTGACGTAAGTGATGATTCTCATAAGAATATTACATTTGATAAAGATGAAAACGGAAATATTCACGGATTTACTTCTGTTAAAAGTGATGTTAATGGATATGAAAAGCGTGAATTTTATTCTAGTAAGCCGATTGATTTAAGTGATTTTGACGAATATAATTCGGTTGGAAGATTATTTGATTTGCTTGATTTTATTTTTTAAATTTTTGGAGTGTGTGGTTTATACTGCACACTCTTTTTGTTATGGGCAGGTCGTATAGCGGCAATTACTCCCGACTGTAAATCGGGTGCTTCGGCTTCGTTGGTTCGAGTCCAACCCTGCCCACTAATTATATTAAATATTTATAATAGCGATTTAGTTGAGTAACTACTATCTCGCTATTTTGTTATGAAAGGAAGTGATTTAGTGGCACATGTAACAAGGGTAAAATATTTTACCAAGGATAAGGAGAAATTCATAAATCCTGATAACTTGAAGAAATATAAGAAATATCTCCAATCAAATATTATAAAAAATCAGGATGTTAAAGATACTACATATAAAAGATATGAAGGATTGTTTCGTCATTTTCTTATGTGGTTAGGTGAAAATTATGGAGATTTAGATTTGTATTCAGATGAGTTTATGGAAGATGCTGTTGATATTATGGAGAACTATATTATGTTTTGCCAGGAAACACTTCTGAATCATAAAAAGATTATTAACATGAAAATCTCTGCCGTTAGTTCATTCTATATTTGGTCTATGAAGCGTGGCTTCGTTAAGTATCATCCTTTTGACGGTAAACTTGATAGAATGAAGAAAGCTAATGAGGAACATATTTTGAACTCTTACTTCCTTACAGAAGAACAAGTTCAGACAATCCGTAGAGAATTATCTGAAAATGATAAGTATTCAATTCAGGATCAAATTTTATTTGAGGTAAGTTTTGACTCAGCAAATAGAATTGGTGCGTTGTTAAGGTTGCAACTATCTAAACTTGATTTAGAGAATAACATGTTTGTAGATATAAGGGAGAAGGAAGGATACCATACACAGGTGGTTTTCGGGGATGTTGCAAAAGAACTTATTCAAGAATGGCTTGAAATGCGAAAGAATGATTATGACCACTTGGAATGTGATTCATTGTTAATTACAAAATACAATGGAGAATATAAACCTATGGGTGACAGTGCAATCAGAGATAGAATGAAGAAATATGGCGAAATTATTGGAATTTCTGACTATAGACCTCATTGCCAGCGTAAGACTAGGCTAAATCTTGTATATGAGGAAACTGGTGATTTAGCATTAGCAGCCGAGCTTGCCAATCATCGATCCACTGAAACAACTAGAGAATTTTACTGCCGCAAGCAGACAAAAGCAGAGGTTATGAATAAAATCAATGCTCTAAGAAGCAAAAATTCTAATGTTACTGACGAAGAGAATAAATAATCCTTCCGAAACCGCTCAGATGTATGTAATTCGTGAAGACACCTTAATCCCGATAAAGCTTTCGTCTAACATCATTTTTTCCACTATCAAACAGAGAATATATAAGTAACACATCTTGGCATTTGCTATTCATGTAGTATTGTAAGACCTACTTCTTTCCTACCGACATCTCGGATCATCGGTTTCTCTCAGCATTCAGAAATGAGAAGATGTTCGTGCTTCTCTGCGTTAATGAGAACCATTAGTGAATGACTGCTGGGCGGTCTGTCGGATGAGAGACAATAAACCTTATCAACTAGTCTTTGCTCCGAAGACTGAAAATATGTGGAGAATAATCAATAAGCATGAATGGATTGCGAAAGTTTTCTAATTTAAAACTGCATGTGTACAGTGCAATATCAGCTAGTTAGTGCTTTATGCTGATTATACTTGGCTCTATAGTATAAAGGTGATTATATCCGACTGTCTATCGGAAGATTTGGGTTCGATTCCCAATAGAGTCGCTGTGTTAGTAGCTTAGATGGTTAAAGCGTCAGATTGTGGTTCTGAATATCGTGGGTTCAAATCCCACCTAACACCTAATGATTAAAAGGAAAACGAAAAAATAAAAGAAAGGAGTGTACATATAATGGCAAGTAGATTGATTATTGAGCAAGAGCCGTTAAAAGTTGGACAGGTTCGTAAAGTTACATCCAATAATGGTGAAAAGATAGATTCTATTACTTTGCTCTTGAACAACAATGTGGAAATTTTGTTCGTGCCACGGGATGACGGGACATTAGATTTTTCAGTAAGTGATCCACAGTTTGATACATCAAATTTAGATTGTTCTATTGACAAAGAAGTATTGCGTGATTTATTTATGGCTATTAGAGACGGATATAAACAGGTAATTGCAAATGAAACTGAAAGTGAGGGTACAAATTCATGAAATTAAATATTAGCAAAACTATTGATGAAAATATTATTGGTGTAGATATTTCTGTCGCAGAATTAGGTACATCGGATACTGATGCTGCCACTGAAAAAGACATGCTACATAATTTTGTCAGAACAATCGAATATTCTAAAATATCCTTTAAATCTAATATGAAAGCCGACTCTAATGGAGATCCAGTTACAACTGATAGTGAAGCTGATGATTCAACTATTATCTCTGTTGAATTAAAAGATATTATCAACCAGTCATTTGTTGTAGATGAAAACCTTCACATTACATTCTCTGTAGATGTTACAAAGATTCCAGAATCAGAAGTCAAAGCACCTTTTGATAGTGTTGAGAAACTTGGCAAGGCAAAAGTTGAACTTTTCGCTACTAAGATTCAGGAAGAAATCGGTAAGAAGCTTGCTGAGATTCGTGCTTTAAATACTAAGTTTGAAGGTAAAACAGAAGTTATTCTGTAAAAAATAATGGGTGGCACTCTTCCACCCTAAATATGGCTCTGTGGTCTATAAAGGTAAGGATACCACCCTTTCAAGGTGGTAATGCTGTGTTCAAGTCACGCCAGAGTCATTATGATTTCGTAGCCAAGTTGGTCAAGGCATCGGACTGCAACTCCGAGGGCGTGAGTTCGACTCTCACCGAAATCTTTTCGTGCGGTAAACCTGATGTGAAAGCCTATTTTTTGGATGCATACGAAATTTAGGTGTGTAAGCTCAACACTTACTACCGCCCTATGCCCTTTGCGGTCTTCGGACTGGTACTGTTGTAACAATAGGATACGTCCTATGCAGTTTAGATGAAAGCTCGCCATTCGAGGATGGAATGAGAAAGGCAATATCATTTTGGAATTTTATCAAATATCAATTTTCTTAACTTGAGTTGGTATTTGTCATAATGAGATTTCCAATTAAATTCTTTTGTACTATATATAACATCTTGCTTGAGATTTTCAAGTTGCCGTCTATCGGTTTTATGCTTCATTATTGGTGGCAGTTCGTTTATTTCATTTTCATAAAACAATATTGTTGCAATAATACAATGTTTGTCAGGAAATAAAGCTACTAATTCTTGTTTAGTGCCTAACACTATTTCGGTAACGGCTACTACCCTATTTGTAATCATAGCTTTACGAAGAAGTTCGTATGATATTTCTGATTCCATTTCTGGAATTAGATAATATGATTTATCTATTAAAAGACTTGATATTTCTTTAGGTTTACAGAAATATTCTATTGAAAGTGTTCTGTCTTGATTCGATGTGATTGAATCTATATCGGATTGTTTTAAGACAACATATTTATCTTCTGCATATTTATATCCCTTTACTATATCTGAATTTGTTATTTCCTTGTTACAAGACGGACAGAATTTGATGTAACGTACTCTTTCTTTAGAGTCTTTGCAGAGTTGATTAAGCTCTATGGAATTGTTGCGTGATATTTTTAACATTTTTACTGGGATATATAAATCTTGAAATTGGATTGCTGTTTTGTATGATGTGTTCATGGGTGTTCTCCTTAGATGTTTTGATTAGTATGTGGAGAAAATTGAAAATTATGTATTTGAAAGAGTCATTTCATATGAGATGGCTCTTTTGTTATATACGTCTTTAGTTTAATTGGTTAGAATATCAGACTCTAAATCTGAGAGATGTGGGTTCGACTCCTACAGGGCGTGTTAGCACTATGACAATAGTGCTCTTGAATATGTGGTTCAAATCCACACACCTTATATTTGAAAGAAATGAATGCGCAGATTTTTAGTAGTTTATGAGGTAAGGCGTTGGAATAAGCGAGGTTCGATTCCTCTATTCAAGTTTGTGTGTAAATTGCACTTTCATTGGAAATTTAATATTGGAAATTATGAGAAGTCATTTCGTATGAAGTGGCTTCTTTTTATATTGGAATAAAAGGAGGTGGCTGTTAGTTTGGCTACGACAAAAGAAACACAGCCTACAAAATTAACGGCTGCACAATTAAAGAAGAAAGTTGAAACACAGGAAGAGAAAATCAAGTCTCTCAAAGAGGGAGCTTGGTGCTATATGTGTGATACACATAAAGCTAAAGATAAATTTTATGTAAGTACAGATCCTATGAGTAAAAGTGGTCTTACTCCAATTTGTAAAGACTGTGCAAAAAAGATAGCGTTAAGAACTACAAATGGTGTTGATCAAGAGCCTACGAGGGAATCAGTGCAACTTGCCCTTAGATATTTGGGAAAACCTTTCCTCGAAAAGGTATGGGATTCAAGCATTCAGGAAGTTGAGAATCTTGCTTCTGGAAAAGTTAAATCTAATGTATGGACAGCGTATGCACGTCAAATTGCTATGCCAAATTATATAGGACTAACATACTTTGATTCAGACCATTTTGTTAAGGATAAAACTGAAAATGAATCAGTAAAAGAACTTACGACTGAGGAAGAACTTATTGAATCACATGCTGGGTTGGATACATATGATAGTTTTTTAAAAAACAAAAATGATGTAATTCGATTACTCAGTTATGATCCTTTTGAAAAAGAAGATATAGTCGACCAACCCTTCTTATATTCACAACTATTAGGTCTATTAGATTCTAGTGAAGATGCAAATGAAGACATGATGCGTACCTCTTCCGCTATCTCTATTGTTCGTGGATTCTTACAGCAATCTAAAATTGATGATACCATATCAAAATTAATGTGTGATATTTCTAATATTGAACGCAATTCTGCAACAATTAAATCCCTACAAGAAAGTAAAGGTAAAATAACTTCGGTCATTACAAGTCTTGCTCAAGACAGTTGTATTTCATTAAAGCACAATAAAAATGCTAAAAAAGGTGAAAATACATGGACTGGGAAAATCAAAAAAATTAAGAGTCTTAACCTGCGAAGTGGTGAGGTCAATGGTTTTGATATTGATACATGCAGAGGTATGCAACAGGTTCAGGAAATTAGCGATGCTTCTATTATGAAACAATTGGCACTTGACGAATCTGAATGGTCAGATATGGTTTCTGAAATGCGTGTTGTAAATACTGGTCTTCGTAAAGAAAAGGATGCTTATCAAGAAATTAATAGAATCTTATTGAGAGAAAATCTTGATTTGAGGGATACATTAAAAGAAAATAATTTACTAAACGAAGAACAGTTAAAAGATTTAAAAGATGTTTATTCTGTTTTTGCGGAATTTGACGAAGAGAAAGAATCTCCTGATGAAGAATCAAAGGAGGTTGTTGAAAATGAATCAGAATAAACAAATGATTATGAATTACTATCAGAATGAAATTCTTGATTATGATAAGGATTTTTATAATCAATACGGAATATATGTAAAACCACATGGTTACTCTATTTCTTCTCGTAAAATTGAATCTTATATTCAAATCGCTGAAATCCAAAAATATCTGCAATGCAACCCAGTAAAAGCTATAGATCTCTTTTTCAATATAGAACTTTTCGATGGGCAAGCACTTCTTGTACAAAGAAGTTGGGTTTGCCCAAATGTACTTGCAGTATGTACTCGTGGATATGGTAAAAGTACAGTTATTGACCTTGAGATTATGTCTAAAGATATGTGTTTTTGTAATGTATGGACATATATTGCAAGCGGTACAGGTGGTCAGGCTGAACAAACTTTCACTACTTTGGAACGACTCGCTAATGATAATATTGATACATTTTATGGTTCAACTGGTTCTTTATTCAAGAATGAGATAGAAATCAAAAATGCAGCAGGTGATGGATTTTCACACTCGTCCAATGGGTTTTCCTATTCATGTTATAACGGATCTATGACTAGGACATTGAACGGAAATATAGATGCCAAGAGAGGTATGCGAGGCACAGTAATTTTTGATGAAAGTGGTTTCTTATCTGATGAAATGATGAATGTATACGGTGCATTTGCTGTTGTTAATAAAAGCTTAAAAACAGGTAAAGATGTTGATGGCAATTCAATTGATCCTATCCGTCAAAGATGCTTACCAAGAGATTTGTCATATCAGAAATATTATATAAGTTCAGCTTCCTCAACTGATACTCAATTTTGGAAACTGTATCGTGACTTTTCTAAACAGCAAATTATGGGAAATCCAGATTATTGTGTTTTACATATAGATTGCGAACAAGCATTTAAACCAACTCTTAGGGGAGAATTAGCCACCCCTCTTCTATCTCGAAATACTGTTGAATCGGAAATGAGAACAAATCCCGAAAAAGCAAGGCGTGAATATTATTGTATTTTTACTACTGATGCTGGTACGGATGCAATTATTCGTAGAGGTGTTATCACACGAAATGAAGAAACAAGGAAACCGCTTTTATACAATGATACAGGTGATAAAAAGTTCGTCATTACATATGATCCAGCTAGAAGTCGTGATAATTCAGTAATTCTTGTTGGAGAAATTTATGAATATGAACAAGTTGATGGAAGCATCGACACAAGAATGAGATTGGTAAATTGTATTAATCTTATTGATGTTGGTAAAAAAATCAAATCTCCTATGCAGACACCAGATCAGATTGAATATTTAAAAAAAGTAATTCTTGATTACAATGGTGGAGCTGACGCATATGGGAACATTGTTGGTATATACATTGATGCAGGTAGCGGCGGATCAGGAGTTAATATAGCAGATTATTTGATGCCAGATTGGACGGATTCTGCTGGTATTGTTCACAGAGGATTAATTGATAAGGAATACTCTGCTGATTATGTTAAGAAATTTCCTAATGCAGTAGACAAAGTGCATCTTATGTCTCCTGCTGGTTATAAATCTGAAATGTATGAAGCAATGATTGAATTAATGAATCAAGATAAAATCAGCTTTACCGCACAATATGATCACAAAGGCTATCTCACTGTTTTCGATGTTGATGAAAAGAAGCTGGCTAAAGAGAAAGAAAGAATTTCTACCGAACTCAGGAAGCAAAAAGTTAATGAGAAAGAATTTGAAACTAAGCTTAATGAAGAGTTAGAAAAAATAGAATCAGTTAATACCAAAACTATTAAACTTGATTGGCAAGATGAAATAGCTCTTGCTAATATTGATGCTCTCAAAGAAGAACTTGTGAATATGGTTCGTAAGAAAAGAGACTCAGGAAAAGATTCATTTGAATTGACACCAGAAAAGGCTAATAAACTCCACGATGATCGTGCGTATACGGCTTGTATGGCTTCTTATGCACTTATGTGTGAGCGTAGAAAAGCTATCACTCAAAAGAAACGTCCTGAAACAGATTCAAAAACTCTTTTATCTAAACTCCCAATCCGTCAACCATCACATTCATCATCGTTCTCAAAGCGATTCTAATAAATCAAATAAACTCACATGAAAATAAAAAATCTCAAAGAAAAGGAGGTGTTTACTACATAAATGGCACAACCAAAAAAAGAGATGTCAGAAACATCTCCTAAAACAACTACTACCAAGCGACAACCTACGGCTGCTGAACGAAAGCAGTATATGGAAAAGCTTGAAACACAAAAACAGAAATTTGCCGAAAGCAAACAGGCATTTAAGCAAGTTCGTGATGTAACCAAAACAGTTCGACAGACAACTATTAGTTCTTATAGTAAAGATGATGTCATCAGATATTTACAGAACATAGACAGCTATGAATCTGAATTACGTGGATTATCACGTTATCTTTTCTATCGTTCTCAAGTCTATTTCAGATTGATTATGTATAACGCTACAATGTTCGATCTGAGTTCAAGATATGTTGTTCCTACATATAGTCCAATTGAAGATAATGACAAGGAAACTATTCTAAAAGATTATTACGAAACATTACAGGTTTTAGATAGAATGGATTTACAGAATAGTCTACTTCCTATGTTAATTAATAATTTCATCGAAGATGTTTATTATGGTTGTTGTTGGATAGATGAGACAGGCATATTCATATTAAAAATACCGCCTGAATATTGTAGGATTTCAGGAAAATACTTTACTGGTGATTTTTCATTCAGTGTGGATATGAGCAATTATAAAAAATTTGAAGATATCCTTGATTTTCTTGGAGAACCATTGAGTTCTATGTATAAAGCTTATGGTGGTGATAGTAAAAATAAATGGCAACCTATGCCAGATGAATATGCTTTATGTACAAAGTCAAGAATGGAGTCTTGGGAAACAATTGTACCAATTTACAGTGGACTATTCATTGATTTAATTGGGTTGCTTAATTTGGCTGATGTACAAGCTGTGGCAGATGAACAACAAATTTATAAATTGATTACTGCTACTATTCCAACATTATCAGGTGCAACAGATCCCGATGCATGGTCGGTTAATATTGACTTGGCTGTGGATTATTATAACAAGATGGTTGAAAGTTTACCTGATTATGTAGGTGCTGCAATTACCCCTATCCCACTTGACACTATTTCATTCTCTGACGATCAATCTACTGATACAACAAAAGTTCAAAAGGCTACAAAGGAAGTTTTAAATACTTCTGGTGGAGCACAGATTTTGAACTCTTCTACTATTAGTGGAGCCGAGGCATTCCGTTCAGCAACTCGTGCTGATACAGAATTTGCAATTTCAGCGTTACTTGGTCAGATTCAAGGTTGGACAAATCGTATGCTTGGTTATCAAGTTTCTAATCCTGCTAAAGTGAAATTCTTTGAAGTATCAGCATATACCAAAGACGCTTTTAAGGAATCATTACAGAAAGATTTACAATATGATGCAACAAAAATTCTTGCGATCAACGCACTTAATGGTATTAGCGAATTAGATACATTATCACTTGCATTCTTAGGTAATGACATTCTTGATTTACCAAACAGATTTAAGGTTCTTACTTCTGCTAATACAGTTTCAAATAGCTCTGATGGAACAAAACCAGAGGTTTCTGATACACAGATTTCAGATGAAGGAAGTGAAACTCGTGACCAAAATAAGAATGATAATTAGGAGATAAAAGGATGAAACAGAATTTTATAAAAACTACAGATACTTCTACTGCTGAGAAATTATCTTCTCTTGGTTTTCAGAAGATTGATGTTACTAATGGTATTTATACCTTTTTGAATTCTGGGAAAATTCAGTTTTCAAATGATGATATAGATAAAAGAAAAATTCAGTATAGCAATATGCTGAGTATTTAGCACTCTCCTATCTGAGTGCTTATTAATAATTCAGAAAGGAGGAAATAATGCAAAAGAAATATTTTACAATCGAAGATTTAATTAGTTTCTGTAAGCATAAGAAAATGTACAATTTTTCTTCAAAGGAATCTGGTAAACCACTTTATGTACAAGCAATTCAAGATTTTTCTTCTACTGATATAGAAAAAGCAGAAGATAATAAATTATATGCTAAAGTGCGTGTTTGCCATACATTACTTAATCGTAATGGTAGTTACATATCTGAAGATTCTATGAAGGCTGCAATGCCAAGTCTAAAATATTCTCCACTGCTTGCAAACATTCATCAATTGGATGACGGTTCTTGGGATTTCCATTCTCACGATTACCATATAGAAACAGACGAAAACGGTAATGAAATAACTATATATGATGAAAAACAGGTTGGTACTTTTACATCAGATGAACCTTATCTCGAATATGACAAAGATATGGATAAAACATATGTCGTTGCTCGTGTAGCAATTCCAGAATTATATACTCGTTGTGCAGACATCATTCGTGAAAAAAATGGAACAAAGGTGAGCTGTGAGCTGATTGTATACGAGTGTTCATACAATGCAAAAGAAAAATATCTACAATTAGATGATTTTGAATTTGCAGGATGCACTTGCTTGGGAGCTGAGAAAGATGGAACACCTATTGGTGAGGGGATGCTTGGAAGCAAAATTACGCTCGAAGATTTCAGTGAAGAAAATAACAGTCTAATTAAATTTAACGAAAAAATGGTTGAATTACAAGCACGACTTGAAAAATTAGAGACTGCTTGTTTTGACAATAAAAATAATTCTAAGGAAGGAGGAAACAACGTTAATATGAATAAATTTGAAGAGTTATGTCAGAAGTATGGAAAGACAGTTGATGATATTACGTTCGATTATGAAAATATGTCAGATGAAGAATTAGTTGAAGCATTTGCAAAAGCATTTGATGATACTGATACTACTGATGGCACTACAGATAATACTTCAACGGAAGATACTCCTTCTACAGACGAGGGTGTAGAACCAACTAATGATGAATCAACTGAATCTACTAAAGATGATAGCAAGGAGGATTCAACTACAGATGAATCAACTACTACTCCATCAGATGATGATGAAGTCAAGAAGAAAGTAGATAATTCTGTATCTAATAATACTGTCGAATATTCATTTGTGAAAGATGGAGAAATTAAAAAGTTTGCTGTATCTTTACAGGATAAAATCTATGCTATTCAGGATTTAGTAAACGCTACATATGCAGAGGCAGATAATACATATTATGGTGTCACTGTTTATGATGATTATGTAATCATGTGTGATTGGTGGTCAGGAAGATATTATAAGCAGACTTATAATTCTCAGGAAGACAACTATTCTCTTACTGGTGACAGAGTTGAAGTATATGTTGAGTTTGTTACTGCTGATGAGCAGAAAGAACTTGATGATATGCGTTCAAATTATGCTGAATTAAAAGCATTTAAGGAAACTGTAGAGAAGAATGAGCTTCATGAAAAGCGTGAAAAAATTCTTGCAGACGAGAGATACGAATCTATTTCTACAAAAGATAAAGAAGGAAATTTTGTGAATAAAGATTTTGCTGAACTTTATAAGAATATGGATAACTATTCTCTTGCTGAACTTGAAACACAGGTTAAGGTAATCCATTCTGATTTTATTGCAGAACATTCAACTTTCTCTTCATCAACAGAGGAAAAGAAATCAACTTCTAAGAAGCAATTCGCTAATCCATCTAAAGTTGTTAAATCAAGTAGATATGGAAAATTATTCCAAAACAAATAAACAGAAAAATTAAATAATCATTTTTTTGTTAGGTCGCTTTTATAAAGCGGTCTTTTTTATTTTTATCAAATTTTAAGGAGGAAAAAATAATGGCTTTACGTTATTCAATTGAACAGCATCATGTTTGCTTCCCTACTAAAGTCCTTTCTGAGCGTGTAGGTAGAACATTAAACATGGTAATTAAGACAGACACAGACAATGGTACTGTATGCGGAAAAGGTAAATATGTATCTTTTGATCAGTATGAGGTCGCTGATGCACCTACTACTTTTGAGGGGGAAATTCTTGAGCAGGCTGCTGATGGAAACTGGTATGTAGAAGTTAAGAAGATTGATCCTAATGCACCAGCAATTTTAATTTATGAAGTTCCTACTATTGCAGAAAATTATAATTCTAAGTTTACAGCTACTTCTAATTTCTTCAACGAAGCAAGTGCAAGTAGAACAAAGACTGTTAGAGGTTTTGTTCTTGGTGTAACAGATGTATACGAACTTAGTGCAGATGCATTTGATGGTACACCAGTAGCAGGTAAAAAGGTAACAATCGAAGCTGGTAGCCAGAAACACAAGGTCGCTATTGCGTAAGAAGGGAGGCAAAATATAATGAGTAGAATGAATTTTAGCACACATGTAATGAATGTGTTTAATGATATGAATACATCTTATGATGAAATTAAGAACCTTATGTTTGATTTATATAAGGGAGAACTCGATGAGGGTATTTCTAAAAAGGATGCCGAGGACAAACTTCGTGAAATGTCTCTCAAAATCTTTGGTTTAACAAAGGATGCCAAGAAGAGAGAACGTATTCGTGCGTATGAAGAATTCGGTAGACAGTTCTTCAATGTTATCGAGGAGGTAACAGATTGGACAGTATCTACAGGTCTTAAAGAGAATGAGTGGTTTAATGAGCTTGTAAACTATAGAAATCTTAATGATGGTGATGAGAACTTATTCAAGAATGAGCACGAGGAAGTAATTCTTTCTGTAGCAAGAATGGGTAAGAGACACCATGATACAATGCTTCAGAGATTACCAGAAGGTGAGACATATTCTGTTGAAACTGATCTTTATGGTGCTGCTGTTGGTGCTGATATTGATAAGTACTTAATTGGACAGGAAGATTGGACAAAACTTATTGATGCTATTACAAAAGCATTTGTTGTTATGGTTCAGGATCTTATCTTCGCAGAAGTTCTTAATGCTCCTAAAAAGCTTCCTGTACAGACAGGCTTCGTTGAAACTGGTGCTTTAAATACACAGAACAGAGGCAAGTTCAATAAGGTACTTCAGAATGTATCTGTTGCAAATGACAACGCAGAAGTTGTAATTATGGGTACTATGGTAGGTCTTCAGGAACTTGAAAACCTTGTAAATGTAAACTGGATTGCCGCTTCTCAGAAGGAAGCCGTTGCATCTATGGGTAGACTTGGTAACTATGGTCGCTATCGTCTTGTTGAGATTCCTCAGAGATTCGCAAGAAATGATGTAACAAAGACTATGTATGATGATAATACACTTTGGATTTTCGCTTCTGGTGATAACAAGATGGTTGATATGGTCGATGTTGGTGAGACAATCATTGATGAAATTACCGACAGAGGTGAAGCTAATAGCAATATCGCAGACCTTATGAAGTACGAAGTACAGAGAGAGCTTGGTGTTGCTACTCGTCTTGGTCGTTACTTTGGTCAGTGGAAGATTTCTCAGGACTAATATAATACAACACTTATATAGGAGGGTATGAAAATACTCTCCTATTTTATATGGAAAGAAAGGAAACAAATATGGCTTATACAAAGAAAACTGTTACTAAGACAGAAGAAACAGTTGAAACAAAAGCAACTGAAAAGCCAAAGAAAACTTTTACTGATTCTGACTTTATTTTATGTCGTTCAGTATGTTTTGGCGGTTTAAATATTACATGTCCATCTGGTAATACATATGAATTTAAGGATTATGGAAAGACTTGCGAAATTAACTACAGAGATTTAGTTACTTTGATTCGTAAGGGTTCTGACCATATTTTCTTACCTAGATTCATTATTGAAGATGATGATTTGTTAGCTGATTTCCCTTCAGTTACAAAAGTATATGACAATATGTATACAGCAGAGGATTTATTAGAAATTTTAGATTTACCTAATAGCAGAATGAGAACGGAAATTAAAAAACTTCCTATCGGTGCAAAGGATGTACTTTGTCAGATGGTTGCAGGTGAAATCGCAAATGGACATCTTGATAGTATTTCAAAGGTAAGAACCTTAAGTGAAATTTTTGATTCTGATTTTGATTTGATTAGTAAGTTATTCGTTAAGTAAAGGAGGCTCACAATGACGCTTCCATATGAAACAATTTTTTCACGAACAAGAGGACGAATTTCAGATATGAAAGAACTTTCTCTTGACGAAAACGATCTTAATGAAACATGGACTGAACGCTTACGCATGGTTGCAGGTGATGAACGAGTTATTAGAAAATTCGCTTCATTTAATATGGATGACGAAATCCAACAGATTGAATTTGAGATGCAATATCCTGTTAGCAATTTTGCAGATAAAGAATATGTTATAGGATTGTTTACTCTTGGAATGACAATTGAATGGTTAAAACCGCAGGTTGACTCTGCAAAATTTACTGCTAGAGCTTTAGGAACAAAAGAAGAAAAAAACATGCAGAATCCATATAAAGATATGCAAAGTAGATTGGATACATTACAGCATGAATTTAGTAGAAAACTTGCAAGTCATGGATATATTAATAATTCATATGTGCGAGGTGAATAACTATGGAATATATATATGGTTCGTTCACTAAAAGGCAAATTAAAGAAGCTGCACATGTAATGCACAACGATGTCCATAAGTTATTACTTTATAAGGATAATCGAATAGAAGAAAAAATATTTGAGAATGATGAAGCTTTTCTTATATTTTTTCAGAATGTCATGTTTAAATTTAGTGGAACAAAGACTCTATTTAATAACAATGGAATTATGGTCACATTAATGGCTACTTTGCAAGCTGCTTATGACGAAGTTATATCCGATGAGTTTGATTACATGACATTTCGTAGGGCTATTTTAGATAGTCACAATTATATTAAGCAGATGTTTGAAGGAGGTGTTGGTGATGCCAAGCTTACAGACAGCACGGCGAATCGCTAACGCCAAAACAAATGATGCGAAAACTTTAGGTCAGATTTATAAAGAAGAATCTGACTTTTTGATGGAAGAAACTTGGGATAACAGTGTCACTTCCAAGACTTGTTACATTTATGACTACTTTCATGATGACTTCTTCACAGACGAACATGGAATTACACGTTCACTTGCTGAAGGTATGACATATGAAAATACCAATAAGACAAAGATTGACGCAAAGTTTATTATCAAATCTTATCAGTCAATGGATAAAGATCAAGTGGAATATTATCTTATGTTTCGTCCAAGTCAGCCTGTAAGATTTAATGAGGGTGATGATCTTTATTATTATGAGACTGATTTTAGGAAACGCTATTCTGCGACATTTCCGATAGGACTCTGGGTGGATTTACCTGACGATAGAGGGGTATATCATAAATGGTTAATTTGTAGAAATGAACCTGCAAATCAATTCCCAAAGTATCTGATTTTGCCAGCCAACTACGAACTTATGTGGGTGGAAAAAAATAATGAAAAACGTATCAAGCGTAGAATGTGGTGCGTTTTAAGACAACAAATGTCTTATACATCGGGGGTTTATGTAGACCGTGTATTTGGACATACAGATAACCAAAATAAGTTGATACTGCCAATGAATTCTATCACAGAAAAATTCTGGTATACGGATGATGATTCAAAAAATATGCGAGTAATTGTTAGTGCTTTGATGGAGAATCCTACGGTGTGGAAAATTACAAAATGTGAATCGGCTTCTCCACTTGGGTTACAAAAACTTACATTGTACACCAATTTCTTTAACGAGCATACTGATTATGTCAATCTTGAAACAGGTGAAATGTATGCGAACTATTTTGATTCAGAAATCACCCCAATAGATCCATCTACTCCAACCACTCCCCCATCTTCCATTACAGCAAAAATTTCAGCATCTACTTCAACAATCAAAGTTGGTGGCAGTTATAAAAATCTTACGGTAAATCTATTTAATGATTCCAATGAAGATATCACAACTGAATATACTGATGCAACCTTTACATGGACTTGTTCTGTTGACGATGAAGATTGGACTGATAAAGTAACATGGCGAGTTGGTACAGAGTACAACCAAAAGAAAGTAAAGTTTCCTAACGACAGTTCCGTTATCGGCAAAATATTGTCTGTTAAGTGCAAGATTGTTAAGGATGACTTGTCGATTGAATCTGAAATTTTGCCGTTGGAATTAACTGAATAGGAGGTGTTTTTATTTGGCAGAAAAATTAGTTACAAAGAATGACTTGTTGAATAAGCTTCGTGCATATAAAGAATCTCCTGATGATGATGTAATTCTATACAAGCAAAAAATCAAGAATGCTTTGTTATCAAATCCATGTTTGTTATACTCTCTCAATGATAAAAAGTTAGAGTCTGAATTGTTCGACAAAAATGGAAATATCAATTGGGAGTGGAATGAAGATACAAAGCAATACGAACCTCTTGGTGAATGGGATAGATATTTCGGAAGCGATTCTCTTATTCGTCCATTTTTATTTATTCCAGATACACAGACAACGGTTAAATGTTATTTGTGTTATCAAGTAGGATTTAGAGACACAGCTAGACATAATTCAGGATTAAAAGATACGTTAATTGATTTTGCAATTTTTGTTCATGGTGATGATCGTATAGATAAACTTACTGGTATTCCAAGACACGATCTCATTGGTTCTATTATTAGAGAACGGTTTGCATGGTCTAATATTTTTGGTATGCAAGCTCATCTTGCACAAGATTATGAACAAACAGTTGATAATAATTACGTAGCTCGTTATCTCACATTCCAACTCACAGATTTAAACAGTAAGATTCAAACACCCTATGGTGGAAAATCACAAATGATGAATTACGGTATAAGGCGGTGATTGTTTGGATGTATTAGAAACATTGGATAGTCTTCAATCTGCTGCTGAAGAAGATATAAAAAAGAAACAAGAAAAAAATCATAATCCAGAATACCATTTTGACAAACTTAAAATGTATTTTGGTGAAGATTATACTATAAATGGTATTACTATTTCCATTCCAACTATAGGAGATATTTTAGATATTGGTGAATCAAAATTTTACCAAGCAATCTCTCCTTTTCTTAGTAATTCTACTTCTATTCGAGTTCTTCTTTATGATGTATTTAAAAAGGATTGGAACAAAACAAAAGATATTGAAGTGTTTTATATCTTATATCAATTGCTCGAAGATAAAGAGCCGTTAAAGCTACTATTCAAAGATTTTAGTTTTGATGGATTTGAACTAATTCAAGCAAGAAAAAATGTTGACGATCCAGAATACAATCATCTTGCACTTTTTAATCAAGATAAAAATATGATTATTTATGATGATGAATATATGGAAATTGCTGAATTTATTCGAGCGATGATGAATGTTCATCCAAAGGTTGAAAAGGCAAAAGGTAGAACAACAAAACAATGGATTTTACAAGAAGATAGAATGAAAGCAGAACAGGATGATAAAAAGAAAGGCATATCGACTCTTTTACCACTTGTTTCGAGTTGTATAAATCATCCTGGGTTTAAATATAAGTTGGAAGAATTAAAACAAGTGAATATATGTCAGTTTATGGATTCTGTAAACAGAATTCAAAAATACGAACAGGGAACGGCTGCATTACATGGGATCTATGGCGGTATGGTGTCAGCCAAAGATATTCCCGAAGACTTAATCAATTTTATGGGCGAATTATAATCGCTCATTTTTTATTGCATAAAAATAACAATTTTAAAGGAGGAAAATAATTATGGCATTTAAATTAGGTGACGTAATCGTAGATAGACTTCAGTTTGGTTACGGTGCAAAGTCTAATGGTACACCTCTGTATGCTTTAACACAGCTTACACAGGCAAATATTGATATTACTGCTGACTCAACAGATATCAATGATAAGGATGGAAACCTTGTATATCGTAAGTATACAGGTAAGAAAGGTGAGGTTACTGCAACTAACGCATTCCTTAATCTTGCTGTTGTAGAGACTATTTCTGCTACTGATGCCGAGATTGCAACCGCAGATAATGGTATTGTTATGCCGATGATTCAGATCGTAAAAGCTGGCGAGACATTGGATATTACGGGATTTGTTGAAGGTTCTATTCATGTAAATGCTCTTTCTACAAAAGGTTCTATGGGTAAGGACGAATTTAAGAAAGGATCTGCTGCTTCTGCTACTGAATATGCAATTAAGCATACTGATGAGGTAAAAGATCCAGGAGATCAGCATGTAACAACTCCTGCGAGTGATGTATTAACACCGCCTATTGCAGATGGTGAAACTCAGTATATTATAAAGTATAAGAAGACAATTAAGAGTGGAGCAAAGATTACTAATTCTGGTAAAAAGTTCCCTAAGTCTCATGAGTTGTTCTTCAAGGCACTTGTAGTAGATAAGTGTGAAACTGATGTATTAAAAGCAGCTATCATTCATATCCCTTCATTTATGCCAAGTCCTGAATTCTCACTTGCATTACAGGGTGGTGATTCTCAGACGATGGATTATAAGGGTTCTATGATGTTAAATGCTTGCTCTACAGACGGAGAACTTTTCTCTATTTATTATATTGATGAGGAAGAGGACGACATCGAATTATAAGGACACGTAGGGCAGTTAAATTACTGCCCTATTCTTACAAGGAGGAATAATGTCAAAGAAAGAATTGAGAACTTGTGTGCTTTGCGGTAAAACTTATTCGTTTTGTCCAGTTTGTAATCCAGAAGACCGTTTGAAGCCAACATGGTATTTTTGTTGGTGTTCAGATAATTGTCATGAAATTGATGAAGTGACTTCTGCTTTTGAAGATGGACGTATGACAGATATTGAAGCTAAAGAGAAGTTAAATAAATTGGATTTAAGCAGAAAAGAATATTTTGGTGAAAGCTATAAGAATTCTATTGCTTCTATCATGAAGACAAAAGCGCAAGTTATTAAGAAAGAAAATAAAAAGACAGAGGTTAAATCTGTCAAAAAAGATATTGTTACAAAAGTCGAAAAAGAGGCTAAAAGTAATGTTGAATAGTGATTTTAAAATAAGGGATTATAACATAATACACTATTCAATGTTGTAATCCCTATTTTTTACGCTATTCAACCGAGGAATAAAAAAGGATGATAATTGAAAGTAATTTAAAACCAAGAAATTACACCGAAAAAGAAGTTGTTCGTATATATAATCGAGATCAACAAACTTTTTACATCGACTCTAATGTTTATCCAGTGGATGTATATACGAGTTATAGTCCTAAATGTGAAAAGAAAATTATTATAATGACTTTTATTAGAAACGACACAAAAGAAGTTTATAAGAAATGGTGTAATCATGAATTAACATAGGAAGGAGGAAACTATTATGGCAGTAACTGAAAAAGATATTACATTGTGTGGTCATGGATCAGGAACTCCGTCTACTAAAAATATGTATACATATCTTGAAAGCAGATACAAAAGCATTGCTCCAAACGGAAAACATAAGGGAGTTATTGCAGTAAGACGATTAAAAAAAATTACTGATTCTGGACGAAAAAAGTTTCATGACACATATAAAACTATTCTAGGTCGGAACTCATATAATCAGTCGTTACGATCATATGCATATACTCCATATAAGGGGAAGTATTATTCAGACTGCTCTTCTAGTGGATGTGCTACGTTTAAGAAAATTGGATATAATGTACCGTTACTAAACACGGCAGGAATTTATACAAGTTCATTGTTTGAAACTGTTCCAGTAAAGATTAAAAATGGTCATATTACAAATCCTGAAATTTTAAAGGTCGGAGATGCAATATTGTTTGTTGGATCTGATCCGTCTCGTCCAAAACAAATCGGGCATGTTGAGTATATCTATTCTATCAACAAAGAAACAACCACAACAAAACCATCTTCTATTTCTACAAGCAATTCAGCTTATTATCCAAAATGTAATAAATCATATACAACTCTTACAAAAGCCTTAGAGTCTGTACATATTGATTCTTCTAAAGAAACAAGAACAAAGATTGCAAAGGCAAACGAAATTAAAGATTACAAATTTACGGCAGAACAGAATAATCAGATGCTAATTCTTCTGAAAGCTGGCAAGTTAAAAAAGTTTAAATAAAAGGAGGAAAAATTATGGATGTAACATTTTTAACAAATTTTGCAGTGCCAATTATTGTTGGTATTTGCTTATGTATTGGATATGTATTAAAAAACATTGTAACAACTGACGCTGTAAATAAATATATTCCACTTATTATGGCTGTTTTAGGCGTTATATTAAATTCATGGATTAACATGTCTTTTACACCGGAAATTTTATTAGGCGGTTTGTTTAGTGGTTTGGCTAGTACGGGATTATATGAAGCATTTAAACAGCTTATTAAGAATTAGAAGGGATGATTATATGAATGGAAGCGATAGAAGAATTAAGTAAAATTGATTTTAATTATTTTGTCCTAACTTGTTTTATAATTATGTCTGGATTTATTTCTATATTTGCAATTATTGGAAAATTTTCTGAGATGATCGGAAGACCTGTAAAATGGCTTAGGCAAAAAAAAGAAGACCATGATCTTTTAGTTAAAACGGCAGAAAATCTTAGCATATTACAAAGTAAAGAGTTTGAAGATGTAAAACAGTCAATTCGACATGATGAAATGATTAAAAGGGATATTACAAAGTTATCAGAAACGGTCGAAGGAATTGCTGCGACTCTCAATGATATGAAAGAAAAAGATAATATCACCGAAGTGAAAAAATTAAAAGAGAAACTTGTTGGATATTATAATAAGTATAAAAATTCTGATGGATGGACAACGATTGAAAAGGATGTCTTTTGGGATTTGTTTGAAGAATATGAAAATCGCGGAGGTGATGGCTATATTCACTCAATTGTAGAACCAGTTATGAGAGAATTAAAAGAAATTGATTAACCCATATTTCTCTATTATACCAAATATTCCATTAACCATGCTTATATATTTTTCCAGTATTATACAGTTATAAAAGAATAACTTATACACATACTTATTGCATGGATAATAAAATCGGAGAATATCGGTATAAAAATGACCTAACCCTCAAAGAACTATCTATACGAAGTGGAATATCTACTACAGCTCTTTCTAATTTAGAAAATGGATTGACAAAGGATATATTGCTTAGTCATGCCATTACATTATCAAGAGTATTACATGTAGATTTGTATGAACTATTCTGTATAAGGAAATGAGGAGGCGAGGTTTATGACGTATTTCAATTTAATTTGTGAGGAACATGAAATTACAGGAGGCAAGGTTATTCATATTGATAAAAATGTAGGAAATATGAATGACGTACATAAAATTGTAATCGAAAATGTAGATAAGTATCCCAACGCCAAATGGGAACTTTATCCAATGATTATTGACAACTAACCAAATACATATAACAATTAAATATAAGAAATATGAAAGAGCGGTTTCTTCGGAAGCTGCTCTTTTGTTATGTAAAGGAGTGAAAGGAAATAGCACAGAATCCAGGAAAGATTTTTGAACAGTCGATTAAAGATTCTGTCCCAAATACGTGTTGGATTTATCGTTTCAGGGATAATGCAGCATCGTTTGGGAATGGAAATAATACTAGATTTGCTAGTAGTAATATTTGTGATTATCTTCTATTTGATGATGATTCAAGGACATTGTATTTGCTTGAATTAAAATCAACTCAATCAACAAGTCTGCCATTATCAATGATTAGAGATAATCAGATTAAATCTCTGCAAGAAGCAAGTGAACATAATCTTGTCGCAGGATTTATTTGTAATTTTAGGAACGAAAACAACGACACATTCTTTATAGAAATCTGTGATTTCGTAAAGATGATTGAGAATATAAATAAGAAGTCGTTCAATATTAATGACTTGAAAAATAATAATGCTATTCAAATAAATAGCAGAAAGAAAAGAACTAGATATACATATGACATTCAGAAGTTTGTCAACGAGTCACATTTGTAAAGGAGAAAAAAGGAATATGAAACTTTTAGAGTTTGTAGAAAAGTATAACAACATGGCAAATAGCACATTAAAAGAACAGTTATTAAGTAAAATCAAAATCACTCCATATGTATCAATCATTAAGAAAGATGCTTATGCACAGTTGATTGTAGATAAGACAACATTTGAGCAGGAATCTTATGATGATAACGGAGTAACAAAATATCGTAAAACAGATAAGATTAGAGTAAATTCTGTTGCTCAGTATGTACAGTTTTGTCGTGCTGTGATTGAATTATATACCGACCTTGAGATTGATGAGGATGATAAAGGATTCATCAAGGAATATGATGCACTTAAATCATCTGGTTTACTCGATATTTTAATGGTTGGCTCTGATAAAGCTGATCCACTTATTCCTATGAGTGAATTAAGTGAATTTAAGACCATTTTAACAATGAAACAGTCAGATACTCAGTTTAATGAGACAACTGCTCAGGCGTTTATTAGTAAACAGATTGGAAGGATTTCTGATTTAGCAAATGCTACTCTCACACCACTTATGGACGTTGTAAGTAAGAAGCTCGATGAGATTCCAAAGGAAGATTTAGATAAGGTTGTTGAGTTTGCTAAGAATGGCAATTTTAAAGAAGTCTAAGTAAATTCAATTTCTTTGGAGGATTTATATGATTGAAGGAATAATTTATGGACTTATTGGTGCATGGTTTCTCAGTCTATTTGGAGTTGATAATATCTTTGTAGAAGCGTTGCAGCCATTTGTGAATTTCACATTAACAACAAGTCATTATTATTTCGTATTTGGATTTGTTGGCATGGTATATGGAATTGTATATTATTTAAGAAATAAAGATTAAATATTAGGCTCTATGCGTGTCAAAGCGTATAGGGTTTTTCTTATGGAGAGTGGTTATACTGCTCTCCTATTTTAGTGAAAAAATAGTGAAATTTTGAGAGGTGATGAAATGGCAAATATAAGCCCAGAGTTAAAGAAACAGTTACATGCTATTGCACAAAAACAGGCTGAAAAGATAGCAAAGAAATTTGAAGATAAAATGACTGAACATTATAGAAGTGTTCTTGATTGGTATTATGGAGAGCCATATCAGACGAATCCTCCACACTATGATAGAACAAATAATTTAAGAAATTCATATAGAACTTTTATGTTTATTTCATCTAAACAAGTGTCTAGTAGTTTTCTTATTTCAGGAGATGATATGAATGACTATGGTAGAAAATCAAAAATCTCTGGTGAAGATTATTTAAGCAAATTCTTTTTTAATCCATTAGGAACTTGGCATGGTGGTGATTGGCATGGTGGATATGGTGTACCAGCTAATTTCAATGCATATAACGAAATGGTCAATTTTTACAAAAATACAGTAAAAGACTTTAGAAAAAAATATGAAATATAGGAAGGAGAAGTTAAATGGTTGAAGAATTAAAACTTGCCATAAAAATTGATGATGCGACTATTGAGCAATCACTATTGAAACAGTTTGCCAATGCACAAAAAATGGCAGACAAGGTTATTCTCGATTTCAAAAATGTAAACTTCGATGATAAACAGATTGAAGCCAAATTTAAGGAAATGCAGAAGAAGGCAGGTCAGAATCCGATTGATTTGACTATTGGTGGCAATACACTTGATATGCTTGGTCAGATTGATAAAAGACTTACTGAGATATTCAGTATTGGAAAAGGAAAATCATTTATTAACTCCTCTTCTATTGCTGCTGATATTGGAAAAATAGAGAATAAAATAAATGAGCTAAACAAAAAGTACGAAGAATCTCAGAAGAAATTATCATCTATCGGTTCAGGTGGTATTTCTTGGAAAGATGTAAATTTAGTTGACAATGAAGAGTTTAAAAAATTATCTCAAGAAGTATCTGAGTTAAAAAATCAGTTTGATGATTTAAAGGCTCATATGCAGTTGCTTGACGATTATACTGTTCCTACCGATAGATTTTTTGAATTGCAGTCTCAGGTAGAAACTACAACTGTTAAAGTTTCTGATTTAGTAGAGGAATTTGCAAAGTTATCAAATGCACAGAAGGCACTCTCTTCTACTCCACAAGAATCGAATATTTCATCTGCTTCTACAGAATCTGTTACCAATTCCATCAAAGAAGAGAATAATGTATTAGAACAGAACACTCAGAAAGTTAAAGAAAATACACGGGCTAAAGAACAGAATGCCAATATAAACCTTAATAAGTATGATAAGCGTTTGGATTCTTATAATGGTAAGGTTGATAAATATCAAGCCACTATTGACAGATTCAATGATGGTGGTTGGACAAGTAAAACATATTTGGAAAATGTGCAAGCTGTCAAGAATGCTGTTAAAGAGTATGAAACTCTGCTTAATGAATTAAAAGGTAAAGATGCTAGTTTGGTGACAAGTGATGATATTTCTAAATTGGACGAGTATGAAAAGAAAATCAAAGATACTATCGCTACTGTTACTAATATGTCGGCTTCTGAAAAGGGATATAACTTTGTTTCTGGTCAGAAAGAATTAGATAAAATTCATAAGCTTCTTAATGAAAACAGCAAAATGTCTACTGAGGCAAAGGCTAAGATTAAAGCTTACTATGCAGAAATTGAAAGTGGTAATCCTAGTATGAGTCTTGACAAGATTCATGGTGAAATCTTAAAGATTTATAATGCTGAAGTTGAAGCTGGTCGTGCTGGTAGAACATTGTGGGACACTTTAAAGAATAGCGGATTCCATCAGATTGCTGCACAGATGGCAGGGATGGTTGGTGTTTATGATGTTATTAATCTTGGTAAAGAAGGTTTTAATGTTGTAAGAGAACTTAATACTGCTCTCACAGAAATGCGAAAAGTATCTGATGAGACTGTTCAAAACTTGAAAGATTATCAAGCTACTACTTTTGATACGGCAGATGCGGTTGGTACAACTGCAAAACAGATACAAAATTCCACAGCAGATTGGATGCGTCTCGGAGAATCAATGAATCAAGCTGCGGAAAGTGCAAAGGATGCCAATGTTCTTTTAAATGTATCAGAGTTTGAAGGAATAGACGAAGCAACGGAGTCTCTTGTATCAATGAGCCAGGCGTATAAAGATCTTGATAAGATGGATATAATTGATGTTCTCAATAATATTGGCAATAATTATAGTATCTCGACAGATGGTTTAGCAACTGCTCTTAAAGATTCCGCAAGTGCATTGGTAACTGCGAACAACGATCTTAATGAAGCTGTTTCGTTGACTACGGCTGGCAATGCTATAACTCAAGATCCATCTAAGGTGGGGGCAGGTTTAAGGACAATTTCTCTTAGATTGGTTGGTACAGAGGAAGCTAAACAGGAGCTTTCAGATTTAGGCGAAGAAACAGATGGAATGATTACTACCGTTTCTAAACTTAGAGACACAATCATGGATGCAACCAAAGCTGCATCGTCAGATGGGAAAGGTTTTGATATTCTTGATTCTAATGGAAATTATAAAAGTACATATGAAATTATGCAAGGACTCGCAGATTTATATGACAATATTGTAAAAAAAGATAAAGAATTAGGGACAAATAATCTTAATCTTTTATTGGAGACTATCGCAGGGAAAAATAGAGCCAACATTGCCGCAAGTATTCTTCAGAATGGAGATATGCTTCGTTCTGTGTATGAAGATGCTCAAAATTCAGAGGGATCAGCAGAAAAAGAATTAAACTCTTATCTTGATAGTATTGATGGTAAAATGGCACAATTAGAAAATCGTGCCCAGGAGTTCTGGTTTAAAGTAATCGACTCCGAAACTATCAAGAATGGAATTGATTTATTATCCACACTTCTTAAAGGTGCTACTGATTTTGTAGATACAGTTGGATTGTTACCAACTATTCTCACAGGAGTTGCGGCAGCATTATCTTTTAAAAATGTCGGCATTGATACGTTAGTGGCGTATTAATCAAATCATTGTTATTGTTTTGAACGTACCGACATCATAGGGTTTCTAACGGATACGTTAGTTTGGACTATGATAAGTATGCTATACATACGATAAACGAAGACGCAATATGCGAGGAAGGCTGTAAAACTCATGGTACTACCCTATTATAAGGAAACTAAATAGGTACAGTAAAAATTCATGAATTCAGTTGGTTCGCAGGGATAGACCTTTAAAATGGTAAGCCCTCAGAGAGTGACAACCGTTGGTAGTAGTTATATGAAATGATGCTACTATAATATGCATTCCGTACTCATGGCACGACATGTTAAATGATATGAACTTATCTCATATCTCGTGTAAATCAGTTTGAACTCTCAGTTCCTAGAGGTAGATAAGATGGAACAAAACCAAGAAATCTTGATTTCAATCGAGTAAAATAGAGAATAATAAAATAGCACCACAAGTTGCTGTTCTTGTAGTGCTAAATTGTCTTTGAGATTACCGAAAATCAAAGACTCTCTATATTGTAACATTGGGGGTAGTACATAAAATTGGTGTATGTACAAATTTATTGTATCAAATTGCCATAATTTTACAATCCAGAACGTAAGTTTGTCGAATAATGCAGAAAGAAAAATATTCAAATTTTGAATAATTCTATTTACAAAATTTTACAATTATGCTATTGTGAAAATATAAAAATTTTTGCATTTTTTGAAGGAGGCAAATTGGATGGAAGATATTAAAACAAGTCCGAAAAGTTTAAGATCGTTGGTTGGTGAAATCAATAAGGGAAAATATAATTTTGACTTACCAATTCAACGTAGAGCTGGTATTTGGAAACCAAAAGAGAAGTCATTGTTTATTGATACTTTGTTAAGAAACTACCCTATTTACCCTGCACTTGTGAATAAACACAGTGACACAAAAGAGATTGATGTAGTTGATTTTAAGCAACGTTTTACTACAATCGCAGCCTTTGCTAATGACGAATTTAAATTATCAAAGAATTTAAAACCATTAACAATTGATGGGACTGAATACGAAATCGCAGGAAAGAAATTTTCTAAGCTTGACGAAACTGTTCAGTCAAGATTTAATGACAGAGATATTTCTATTATAACAATGACAGATGCAACCGAAGAAGAAATTGTTGATATTTTTGAAAGAATAAATATGGGACACCAACTTTCAAACGGACAGAAAAGAAGCACTATTGAAAGCAATGAAGTTAGAGAAATTATTTACTCTATTGCTGATCATCCATTCTTTGAAAAAGTTTTATCTCCTGCCCAGTTTAAAAAGAACCTTGACAGAGATATTGTTATTCAATGTTTAATGCTTACAGAAAAGACAGATAAAAACAATTTTACTTCATTTAGAGATGTAGATATGAATAAATTTATTATGTATTATAATGATAAGATTGCAGATCCAAATGAAAAACAATTTGCAGAAAAGAAAATTGAAAATCTGCGCAAAGCATTAGATAGGTTGAATGAAGAACTTCCAGAAGATGTAAAAATAAAAGCAAGTACAATTCCAATGTGCATTTATGGAATGTACCGTATGGTTAGAGATTCTAAATCTACTTCTAAATATATGGAATGGTTGAACGAATTTTTAGCATCATATGATACGAACTTGGATTATTTGCAATACTGCTCTAATGGTACATCTAATAGTGATATGGTAAATGGACGATTGCAGTTCTTTAAAGATGCTATAAAGGAAATTGGATAAATTATTTTGGAATATTTTTCATATATACAAATTAAGATATATATGATAAAATAGATTAGCGGAGCGTAAACATACGTTCTATATTGCATTATTATTATCTTTGATATATAATAAATGCATAAATAAATTTTGGTAGCTCATATATGAGTGAATATTTATGTTCTGTCAAATGGCAGGAAGGGGGTTTGTTATAAACTCCCTTATTTATTTTTAAAGGAGAAAATGATATGCATAGAGTTATGGTTTTTATTGATTATCAAAATTTTAATATAAATCTTAAAGAACATTATAAAGGCAAAACATTTAAACCAATTAATTATTGGGCTTTAGGTAAGGCGATAAATGAAATAATACCATTTCAATCAGAAGTTTTAAAAACTTATTTATTTGCTTATAAGCCATGCGATGATCTAATGAAGATAGAAAGCTACTCGAAATATTATGAATGGCTTACTAAATTAAAGAAAACACCATATCTTGAAATTATTGAAGGTAGACAAGAATTACGAACTTATGATGATATAAAATTAGATATAAATGATCCTAGAACTTATTATACAGAGGAAAAAGAAACTGATATAAACCTTGCTACTCATATGGTAGCAAAAGGATTTCAAAATGCATATGATATTGCGGTGCTTGTATCGGGAGATACTGATTATATAAAAGTTGTAGAAACATTACACAATATTGGTAAAATTGTTGTAATAGCTCATTTTAAACATCAAAATGTAAGCCGCTATGATGATATTTGCGATTCAAATATTATTCTATATGATAATGTATTAAATCAAGCAGTAAACAAGAAATATAATGAAACAAAAGAGCAGGACTAATCTCCTGCTCTTTTACTATGTATGTGTTTTTGTTAAATTTATGGATTACAAACACTACAAGGTTCATATCCTTCTGCTATAGCATCGTTTATATCAATTGCAATTTTACTATTCCATAAATATCTACATCCATCTTTATGATATTTTGAGCCATTTTCGGTGATATAAACTGTATATGTATTATTTTCTTCAGAATAATCATTATTATAATAATCACTGTCATAATAAGCATCTTCATATGATTTATAAGATTCTATTTGTTTTTTAAGATCAGAAATTGTATCATCTTTTTCGTCAAGAAGCTTATTTAGATCATCTATTGTAGATTGTTTGTCTTTTAAATTAGACAGTTGCTTATCCTTTTCGTTTAATTTTATTTCTAATCCGATTCTATTGTTTGTTAATTCTTTTATTCTGGACAAATATTCATTGTTTTTTGATTTTAAATTCGATTTTTCTTTTTGTAACTTTGAATTTTTTGATTTAAGTTCAATTATTTGATTATTTTCTGAATTTAATTCGTATAAAGAGTAAATATCTGTACCAGTTAATATAGTGATAATTAAAAGTAGAAAAATTACAAGCTTCTTTTCTTTTGTGAATTTTTTCATAATTAAAACTTCCTTATAGCTGTTGAAATAAATATATCTAAAAAGAGAATATATAAATATGAGGATAACATAATGTCATCCTCATACCATTGTGCACCGTGTTACACTAAACACTCAAATTTTCTAGCAGAAATTAAAATAATTATGTAAGTTATTTGCGTTTAATTTTGAACCAGAGATGTTTGCCAGCATGTAGTTCAAAATACTTTACACTTCTTACAACATTGCAAGCTAATAATATCGCAATTATTGCAAGTAAGGTAAACGCAAAGGCAATTGCGATCGTGCAAAAACACGAAAGCAAAATTGTAAAAATCTGTTCCATATCTCACCTCCCTTCTGATTATTAAGTAATCGTCTTGGGAAGTTATATGGGACAGAACGTCCAGAATTGTATAAACTTCTGATGTGAATACACCTTCGCTTTCTATGGTTCTAAGCCATTGGTGTATGGTTAATGAGTTACATCTGTATATATACAGGTTAAATTTATTGTAGCACAGCATTCCATATTATGATAGTCTGAACATATGTTTACCATTTTGCTCCACAATTTTTACAGTGCATTGTGTTTCTTACATCTGAACTGAACAATCCAAATATTGCACCGCCAAATATTTTCTTACCAGTTGAAATCTTTTCTACATTAAGTGAGCCACAGGTAGGGCATTTTGGCATGTTCTTACCACCATTGCGAAAAGCTATTTTAACATCCGCACCTTGACGTATTGCATCACCGATAGCCATATCTCGTTCATATTCGGCAGATTTTTGTGCTTTGATTCTGTCTCGATTATTAAAGAGATATTCATCAAATTCTGGTGAAGATTTTACGCACTCTTCTATGAATTGGTCTTTTTTGTTTTTATCAATAGTATCATGGTCAATTTCACCATTCCAGACTAATAAATATTTATCTGGAATAGGGTAACAAATTGATCCACATATATCACAATCGTTTTTTTCAGTACCAAATTTCATCCATACTCTTCCGCATTTTTTACAATACATTAACATGATAATATACCTCCAATTTATGAAAATTGTATCACATATAATAAAATTCGACAAGCATTCAAACAGCTTGTATTGATAATATAGTATGATATTCAAAACATTTGACAGTGATAAAGATACATTTTCATCAAAATTTGGAATATTTGGAAAATCATTTGAAGATATTGGAAATAGATTTAAAAAAGTTTCTAATGAATTAATTGAAACAAATGATTATACAATATCAAATATTGTGAATGCATGGAAAAATTCTTCTATTAAGAAAGATTTAAGTGATAAATTTATTATTACTAAATCTGATATACAAAATAAATTAAAAGACCTTTCTGTTTATGATCAAGATCCATCTAATATTTTGGCTTCACTTCTTAATAATAAAGAAAAAATAGAAGCTGGTCAAAAAACTTGGCAGGATTATTTTAATTGCCTAAAAGAAGGCGAAAAATGGCAAGTAAAATTTGTTCAAGAAAATGACTTAACTAAAGTATCTCTTGATGATGTAAAAAATGCTCAGAATGCAGCAAAACAGTCTGCTATTGCTTATAATAATGGATTAGAGCAAATGACCATTGGTGCTAAAGCTGCTAATATTGCTTTAGAAGGATTAAAGATGGCGGCAAATATGATTGCTGGTATGCTTATCGCAGAAGGCATCCAACTGGCTATCACAGCAATAGATAACTGGATTCATCGTGTCGAGAAGGCAAATGAAGCTATGGATAAAGCTACTAGTGAATATGCTTCTGCGAAATCCGTACTAGAAGAAACGACATCTCAGTTAAACGAACAAAATAAACGAATTGATGAACTTAATAAGAAAGATAAACTTACCTATGTTGAACAGGAAGAATTAGACAAATTAAAAGAAGCTACTCGACAGTTAGAGCTTCAAAAAAATATTGAAGAAAAAGAGAAGGCTAATTCTGCGCGAGAGGCGGCAGATAAAACAGTAACTGCATTTAATAAGCAATATGGGAAAGGTGATATTGATAAAAATGCGGTTGATACTCAACTTGCTCAGTCAAAAGCAACTGGCGTATTTCAGGAAGCTCGAAACAGCGATGATATTGTTGGCAATTTAGCATCTTTTGAATATTATACGGAGCAGATGGAAAAGACACAAAAGAGATATAACAAAGCCTTGAAATCTGGTTCTAAGGATGATATTAAGTATTATGAAGAGAATTTACAAGATTGTATTGATACTGTAGATGAATATACAACATCATTAAATAATAATATTGAAGATCTCACAAAGAAGAAGAACAATCTTCAAGATGCCTATGATAATGCTGTCAAAAAGAAGTCTAATGGAGAATCTTTGTCTTCCGATGAAAAAAATACAATTTCAAAATATCAAGAAATTGCAGACATAATTAAGTTAATCTACTCTTACACTGACAAAGTAGGATGGAATAATTCTCAGATTTCAGAAATTTTCAATACAAACGGAATTGAGAAATCAAAAGAAGATCTTCAACAATTGGCACAAGAAGGTAAGCTTACAGAGGAAGAATTACAAAAATATCCTAATCTCATGAATGCGATTAATAGCGCAGAGTTTTTAGGGGAAAAAGATTCTAATCTTAAAGTTTTCTGTGATGATTTGAATGCTGGTGTGGATGCTATTGAAGATACGGGTAATGCTGCTGATTCTGCTGCCCCATCTATCGCTTCTTTTGACGAAGCATGGCTCAATCTCAAAAACACAGACGATTCCGATTTAAAAGGTGCGGCAGATGACCTTCTTGACCTTGCAAATGCAGGACAATTAACAGGAAACGCACTTGAAGGTTTGGCTGGTGGTCAGCAGTTGATGAATGAAACAGGTTTATCAGCAGAGGCACTTGCACAGAAAATAAATGGTCTTGTAAACGCTTCTACGCAGCTCTCTTCTATGTCTACACAGATTTCTAAGATATCTGATATGCTTGCTGACAAGAAAAATGGTACAGTTGCATCCGCTTCTGATTTAGCAGGATTTGATGTTTCAGTCCGTGGTCTTGAATCATGGGATAAGTTTGAAGAGGTAATGGGTAGTTCTGAATCTAGCATGGATCAGTGCCAGAAAGCAGCCAATGCTCTTGCTACTGAATGGGTAAATGATGGCAACTTCTTGGCAAACCTTACTGATGAAAACAAACAGTATTATATCACTCAGCTTGAAGATATGGGTGTTAAAAATGCCGAGCAAATTGTAATAGAGGCTCTGACAAAAAAAGAAGAAGAACTTAGGTTTGAAAAACTTCTTTCTGCTGATGCATCTACAGATTTTCAAAATGCAACAGTTGCAGATATTCTTAAGCTTCAAAATCTTGGTGATATTACAGAACAAGAAAAAGCAAAATTGGCAGCTTTCACATTGGAAAAACAGTATTGTAATAAAAATACTATTGTAACTGATGCAGATTGCCAAAATATCTACACTCTTGCTAAAATGGCTGGTGCAGGCACAGAAGCTTTAAATAAACTTGCCGCATTAAAACAGCGATTGTCTGATAATCCAATTATGTCTAACGAAATGCGCAATAATATTAACAGTGCAATTCAGGATATTGTAAATGGTGTAACAACTTCAGCTGGTGCAAAGTTAGATATACCACAAGTGAAAGTAAATTCTTCTGGTTCATCAAGTTATAAATCTCCGTCATCAAAAAAATCCAAATCTAAATCAAAAACAAAGTCTGATGCAGCCGAAGTATTTGACTTTATTGAGATTAAACTTAACAATCTTACAGACAAGGCATCTAAGGCTAAAGACAAGATTGATGATCTTCTCACATTCGGTCAGAAGAAAAATCAAACCAAAAAAGCAATCGAAGCTACAACAAAGGCTATTACTGCACAGGAAAAAGCATACAAGAAATACATGGCATATGCCAATAAAGCTGCGAAAACACAGAATAGCAAAAAGACAACTTCATCATCTTCATCATCCTCCTCTTCTTCTACAGGTGGAAACGCTTTGTATGATGCTGCTACAAATTACCTTGGATTGAAATATGTTTGGGGTGGCGCAAGTCTTACAAGTGGTGCTGATTGTTCTGGATTTACACAGCAGATTTATAAGAAGTTTGGTGTAAGTTTACCACATCATGCGGCTGACCAGGCTAAGATGGGAACAAAAATTACATCGAAGAAAAATTTGCAAGCTGGTGATTTAGTATTCTTTGGAAGCAAGAACAACATCACACATGTAGGTATTTATGGTGGAGACGGTAAGTTTGTTGAATCCCCTCATACTGGCGCATCTGTAAGAGTTTCCAAACTTTCATCTCGTAAGGATTTTGTATCTGGTTCACGTTTTAGCAAAATCAACAATGCAACATCTACATCTTCTAGCAGCGGAAAGAATGTAAAAAAGATAAAAGGTGTATCATCCAAGACACTTGACCATTATAAGAAACTTATCCGTGAAGGAACACTTGGTTCAGATGGTATCGCTTCTATTAAGAATGAAAACCTGAAAAATGCATTAAAGGATTATCAGGTCTATTATGAGAAAGCAAAAGCTTGCAAGGAACAGGTTGCCAGTCTTACGGATCAGTTAAAGGATTTATATGAGACTTTAGCGAACAACCCGATTGACAGTGCTTCTGATAAGATTGAGAAACTTGGAACAAAGATTGATATTCTGAATGCCAAGGTAGGTAATCTTACATTTGATCCAACAAAGAAAATCGGCACGTCTGATATTGATGGTCTATATAAACAGATTATTAAAAACTACAATAGCCAGTTATCAGCTTCAAAAACTGCTTATACTGGTGCAACAAAGAGTTATAAATCCAATAAGAGTTCTCTTACAAAGTCTCTAAAAAAAACAAAAGCTAAAAACATTGGTCTTACTCAAAAGGAATTTAATTCTATTAAGAGTAATTTAAAATCCAATAAGTCAATTTCGTATAATCTTATTAACAAGATTGAAAATGACACTCTTAGGGAAAAGTGCATAGCACATAATGAATATCTTCTTGCAAAGAATACCGCAACTGATAATTATAATCAGGCTAAAGAGGATTATACCTCTAATGTTCGTCAGGCTAGGAAAGATCGCTTTGATAAGGTGCAGGCAAGGTATGATAATAAAGCTGGGCTGATTGAGCAGAGAAAGAACTCTGTCTCCAATTCCCTTAATATAGCTGAAGCAAAAGGTCAGTTGATTGGTGAAGCTTATTATGCACGTCAGGCAAATGCCGTCAAATCTGACATGAAGCTTAAACAAGAAGAAGCTGGAAAACTTGCAAAGAAATTATCTACGATTAAGTTTGGCAGTAATGAATGGTATGAAGCACAAGAAGCTTTAAATGGTGTCTATGAAGCCATTCAACAGGACGAACAGGAACTCGCAGAATTCCAGGAATCTATTAATGAGTTGAAGTTTGACCGTTTTGACGAATTACTTAATAAGCTTGGAGACATCACAGACGAGACAGATTTCTTAATTGACATGCTTGATTCTGACAATCTGTTTGACAGTGATACAGGAATGATTACGCAAGATGGAATCACTGCTATGGGATTGACCGCACAGAATTATGATACATATCTTGCGGAGGCTCAAAAGTACAAAGATGCTATTGCTGATCTGAATGAGATGTATAATAGTGGAGAAATTGGTCTTACAGATTATAATTCTAAACTTCGTGAATATCAGCAAGGTCAGCGTGATTCTATTAAGTCTGCAAATGAAGCAAAGAAGTCATTAGTTGCCTATGTAAAGCAAGGATTAGATGCACAAAATGATGCTTTGGAAGAAGCAATTTCGAAGAAAAAGGAATTGTTAGAAACCGAAAAGGATTTAAAGGAGTTTCAGGATAAGATTGCCGATCAGAATAAAAACATAGCAAAGTTGCAAAAACAAATTGCAGCTCTTGAAGGTGATGATTCTGAGGAAAATCGTAAAAAGTTACAACAACTTAAATCCGATTTGAAAGATGCCGAAAAAGAACAGTCAGATACTTTGTATGATCGTTCTGTATCCGATCAAGAAAAAGCACTCGATGATATGCTCACCAAGAGTAAAGAGTCTGCTGAAGACTACCTGAAAGATACCAATAAGGTCTTCTCTGATGCTCTCACATATGTTAATGCTAACTCTTCACAGGTTGCATCAAACATTGAGAAAATTGCAAAGGATACTGGTTATGATGTGTCTACTTATATTGTGAATGCTTGGAAAGATGGTGGCGATGCTGTAGGGGATTATGCAAGTACATTATCTTCTAACATTCCAAACATTACTGCACAGCTTGGATTGATTGCGTCTTCATGGCAATCTATTTGTAAAGCTGCGGATGAAGCTGCTGAAGCAAGTGCTAAGTACGCAGAGACAAAAGTTACAGACACACAAGGTATTGGATCATCAAACGATTCAGGAACTTCAAGCGGAAACGGTTCTGTTTCTTCTGGAAGTAATGATGATGACAAGCAACAGGAATTGAATAAACTCAGAAAGAAAGCAAGTGATATTACAGAATGGATATCTAAGCATTCAGTATCGGCAACACACAAGAAATCGTATTATGGTTCTCTTAATCAGTACCTCTATGATAAACAGCATGGACAAGTTCTGAGTAAAGCTAATGAAGTTGCCCTTGCGAAGAAACTTGGTGTATCTGTAAAAAGTGATTTGTCTGGTAAAAACGATAGAGAGAAAATTACTTCGGCTCTCAAGAAACTTATAAAAGACGCTTCATTCTCAACTGGCGGTGTAGCCACAAATCTTGTTAAAATTTCAGGTGAAGATGGTATCAGTTTTATACAACGTGGCGAAGCTGTATTTTCTAAAGAAGATACTCAAGCATTGTTGAGTTTTAAGCCTGTTATTCCACAGATCAACTCTATTGTTGACAATCTGAAGAACATTCCCGAGAAAGTTTCATCACAATCTCCTACTTATCAAATCGACAACAGAACTATTGTTGAAGGTGTCGCTACAGACCAGATTGTTAAACAAATGGAAGGTGTTGCTCAGAAACAGGCTGAAAATGTTGTAAGAAAGATCAACCAAGCAACTTATGCCAAAGGCGTAAGAAAATAATTTATGGAGAGGATGTAATAGTCCTCTCCTATTTGATTGGAGGAAAACATATGTCAGAAGTGACTAATGAAAGAAAAGTAAGTATTCTCGAAAAACTGCTTCTTGAACGTGATGAACAGATTCGGAAGTTACAGGAAGAGAACACTGAATTAGAGAAAGAAATTGAAAGTTTTGGAAATGATATTCAGGAATTACAAGATATTATTTCTGAGACACAAAAGTTAAATAGAGAGTTTTCTGGCACTAACAGAGAAATGAAAAAACTCAAAAAGAAATATGAAAAAGAAATGAAGAAAGTGATGTAAAAAGAAAGGAGGCTACCATGACAATTCAAACTCGTGGTTTTACTTTTGATAATAAAACTTCTTATGAGTATGGACTGATGGTATGTGAATTTGACGGGAATACTCCATCTGATACAACAGGTGGCAATATTGAATTTACACTAACCTCCTCTCCTATTCAAAATAGATGGTGTAAAAATGGAAATGCAAATTATTCAGAAGCGATTAAGTTTGAATTCCAAGTTATGAAACAGAATTTTGAGCCAATTGATTCATATGAGTATTCTGCAATTGCTCGATGGTTACAGAGGAAAGATGATTATAAGGAATTCACAGTTACACGATTAGATTATGATACAGTTCATTTTAATGCACAATTAAATGTATCTCCTATTTCTGTTGCAGGTAATATTATGGGGATTACAATCACAGGGACAACAGATGCCCCATTTGGGTTTGGACAGTTAATTACATTAAAGGCAACAACAGAAAATGGTATTGGTATGTTAAAGTTCGCAGATATGAGTGATGAAATTGGTTATATTTATCCTGATGTTGAAATTGACGTTTCCAGTGCTTGCAATCTTAAAATTATCAATGAAACATCGGGTGAAATTTTCAAGCTGAATAATTGTATCAATAATGAAGTTATAAAAATTGATGGAACAATCTTAGAAATCACTTCTACAGCTATATCCCATAAAATCTACAATGATACCAACTACAAGTTCCCACGTATTGTAAACGACTTAAATAAAAGGACAAATATATTTAAAATCGAGGGTAATTGCACTCTTACGATGAAATATAGACCAATAAGGAAGGTGGTGATCTGATGGCAGTTCAATCGTTTAATTTACCTGTTGACTTCTTGAACAATCTTGAAAAACCAATTATCTACATTGCTAAAAAGGATAAAACTTTTCTTGGTACAGTAAGCATCTATGATGATTTATCTCTTATTTTTAATCTAAATGCTTATCAGACTGCTTCTTTTAAAATCTATAGAGACATCAATGGTAAGAAATATGAACATTATGACGATTTTCAAGAAGATCGTTTGATTATGGTACAGGGTATTGGCTGGTATAAAATTCATGTGGAGACTAATATTGAGAACACTGGTATTTCAAAAAATATTACAGCAAATTCATTAGAGTGTACATTGTGTAACAAGAGACTCATTGATTTTGAATGTAATACAGGCGAGATATTGTATGACGATTATGTAAAGACCATCTTCTACGATCCTGCAAACCCAAAAGGAAGTCTGTTGAATCGAGTATTAAATGTTGCTCCAAGTTGGTCAGTTGGTCATGTAGATGCTACTCTTGCTAACAAACAGAGAAGTTTTGACGAGGACGATGTGGATGTATATTCATTCTTGACTGGTGATGTATCAGAAGCATTTAATTGCTTGTTTATTTTTGATACATTCAATATGACTATAAATGCATATGACTTAGACAATTATGGTGATGATACTAATATATACGTTTCTATGGATAATATTGCGCAGTCTATGACAGAAAGCATTGATGAAAATAGCATTATTACATGCTATCGTGTAAATGGTGGTGATGGAATTTATATCAATGAAGTCAACCCAAATAGCACAAATAAAATTTACAATTTTGAGTATTATCTACCAGAAATGGAAGAATCTATTCAGAATAAGGTGAAAGCATATAATGAGAAATATCAGTCTTTAAAACCACAGTACGAAGAAATTATGAAACGTCTTGGTGATCAGATTGGCGTAATCCAGGATCTCGAAACGCGATTACCTGATAGTTTGGATTCTAAGGATTGGACGAAATATGGATTAGAGTTTTTGGATTCTAAGGTTAAATCGTTCAAGAATATAGATGAAGTTTATTGTGCACAAGGCATGAATAAACCAGATTCTTTTAACTATAATTTGTATCAGCAAAATCTTGAGGATTTGAACAATGTTACTGCCGAATACAATAAAAGAAAGTCTGAGGTTGATTCTGCTACAGAAGTTTATAATTTTATTATCGCAGAAAGAAATGCTGTTCAATCTCAGTTGGATATGGATAAATGGTTTACTAAGGATGAATGGAAAACACTTGATTCTTATGTTGTAGAGGAAACATATAGTAATGATAACTATATCACCACAGATAATACAACAGACACAGAAAGATTTGATATTGAGCGACAGTTATTTGATGTTGCATGGAAAGATTTATCTAAAAAATGTAGACCACAATATCAATACTCTTCTACTCTTTCTAATGTTCTTACTATTCCACAATTCAAAGGATTCTTGAAATATTTCCAACTTGGCAATTTTATAAGAATGGCTACTGATTACGACACCGTTATTAAACTGAGATTGATTAGTTTTACTGTTGATTATAATGACACAAGTAAGATTGATGTAACTTTCTCTGATGCTATTCGTGTACATGATATTTATGAAGATGCATCTAGCATTCAAGCGCAAGCTAATTCGGCTGCTATGAGCTTTCAGTTTAACAAAGACCAATACGATAAGTCTGTAAATCAGAGTAACTTTGTTGAGGAAATGCGGAAATATGGATTAGATGTTGCAAATATTCCTGTAAAAAATCAACATCAATCATGGGACGAAACTGGAATGTGGTTCAGGCAATGGAATGAACAGAAGAATGACTTCGATCCCGAACAGATTAAGATTATTAACAACCAAATTGTATTTTCCGATGATGGTTTCAAGAGTGCAAAAATGGCTATCGGTAAGATACCCATTGATAAAAATGGTAATACTGTTTATGCCGTAAATGCCGAAGCGATTTTAGGAAAATTATTTTTGGGAGAATATCTTACGCTACAAAATAATTCAGGTACTTATAAATTTGATGATGATGGTTTTATTGCTAAAGGTGGTAATAACTCTGTACGAATTCAACCGAATCAAAGTGGAGAATTATTTTCTATTTACAAAGGAAATAACAAACAGTTTTACGTTGACTCAGATGGTAATGTGCATTTTACAGGCGATTTGACTGGTTCTTCTGGCATTTTCAGCGGTCAGTTAAAAGGTGGTTCTATTAATCTTGGTAATGGGACATTTATGGTTGATAAGAATGGAAATGTTTTTGCAAACAATGGAACGTTTGGTGGAAACTGTACATTTAAAGGGACATTGGATGGAGCAGATGGAAGTTTTAGTGGTAAAGTAAATGCATCTTCTGGGACAATAGGAGGTTGGAATATTGGAGAAACATCTTTGTATAGTGGTTATATAAATACTTCTATTGGTTATATGAACGCAGTATTATCTCCTGGTGGGTTATCGTTCGATTTATTAGGTCAAAATAATACTATGATTATAAATGCATTAAATATTGGTTGGGATTCTAATGATTTGTGTTCATTAATAAAAAGAGATTCTATAACAACACAGAAGCTATCGTTGAAGCAATTAAATTTTATTATGTTATCCAACCCAAAAATTACATGTCCTAGTGGATATCTTACATTCGATACCACAAATAATGTACATTTTAAAAATACGCCTTATATTGATAATTATAGTTCTTACCTTGCTAGAGAAGAATGGTGTAATGATAAATTTGCATTAAAAACAGATTTATCTGGATACACAACAAATTCTCATCTTGAGGACAGATTAGATGATATAAAATCATGGGTAAGAAATAATTATGCAACAAAATCATGGTGTAACAGTACATTTAAAAAGAAGTAAAGAAAGGGCTTAATATGGAACAAAAACAGAATAATACACAAACACTGGAAGTTGTTTCTTATCCAAAAGATAAGATTCAGCTTCTTTTTAATATACTGAACTCTATGAGTTTTATAGGGATTCAGCAAGCACAGGGAATCGCACAGATTAGTGTAATTCTTAACAACCCAATTGTAGAGGATAAAACAGAAAATGTAACAAAGGAGTCACAAAATAATGAGGTAAAGTAAATGTCATGTGAAGTATTTAACAATTCAGACTTTGGTATGATTGGTGGATGTCGGCAGACATTTAGTGTAGATTTATATGATATTCTTGATGAAGAATATCATATTGCTGCATCTTCATGTGAATGGCGTTTGGCTAAATATGGAGAAACAGAAGTCTTAGCAACCGAATCAACTGTCAAAGGTACAATAAATATTACAGATAACATAATTCAAATAACAATTCCCTCTTCTGATACACAGAACTTATTTGGTAAATTTACACATCAGTTGGTTATTACAGATAAGTTGGGAAATCAATTCGTAGCCGACCTCGGCAAAATTTCAATCAAACCCATGATCAAGTAAATAAGGAGGATTCGTAATGATTAATACATACGAAAAAAATCAAATTCTTAATAATATTTTTCGCAATGGAGAAAAGACAATTTATATTGGTGTAAGTAAAACTGCTCCAAGTGAAGACGGAACTAATTGTACTGAGCCTACGGTTTCTAGTTATAAGCGTTTTGCTGCAAAATGTGATGCAACTAATTGGAACGAATCTGTTCAAGGTTCGACTACAAATTCTGTAGTATTTCGTTTTGATGAAGCACAGGAGTCATGGACAACTGCAGCGTCACCTGTAACTCATTGGGTAATTTTTGATGCCGCCACTGGTGGAAATATGATGTTCTATGGAGAGCTTATGAGAGCACAGGAAATTCCTGCTGGTGCAGTTCTTGAAATCCCAGCAGAAGGACTAACGACTACTGTACTGAACGCATAAAAGAAAACGAGGTGAAGTATGCGAATAAACTATCACATTTTATCATCCAAGATTTCGGATAGACAAACATTTCGTGAGTATATTCATGGTGCTTCACGATATACTCAGCTTGTTAATACGAGTTTTATTAAAATTAAAAACTCTATTAAAACAGCATTAAAAGCAATATTAAAGCCACGCATAAACAACGTGGCTTTTAGTAATTCAAAATTTCTAACAAGAGTCTTGTTTTTGTTCCATGCAAAATCAAGAAATGAGATTAAGTTTGATGATGATTCAACATTTTTAATTCGTGAAAATGTCAAAAGTAAAGAAGAAAACACAATAAAGATAGAGAATAAAAATACATCCTCTTTCATAGTTTCTAAAATAATTAAATCCAAAAACAATTCTGATATTGTTGTACAGGGCAACAATTCTTCCCTTTTATTAAGCGAAAAACTGAAAATTGATAATAATAATAATATTCAGGTTAAGAACAACGAAGTTCATATGCAGATAGGCGTTTTTAATAAATCAAATGAAGATAATAAAATCAATTTTACAAATGGGAAGGTCAATATGTCTGCTGGTTATTTGATACGATTAAAAATGATGAGTGGATCATTAAATAGTTATTATAATCAAACAATCTCAGAAACAGGCAGAAAGAAAATAATTTAAAAGGAGGAAATATATGTCAGAGATATTAAGTAACACTGGCGTTAAGTTGTGGGCTGAAACAGATTACAGCGAATTATGGTTGACTGTATTTGATCAACTTACAGGTCAAGGTGGTAAAAGCAATATTCGACTGATTGATGAGGCTATTGGCAAAATTAACGCCGCTCTTGACGGTTACAAATTTGAATTTTCCTCTGATGAGGATAGACTGTATATCTCTAAAGGAGATTCAAAGTTACCAGTTTCGTTAATTGATTCAAACGGTCACGTTGCATCAAAAGTTGACGGTACTACCATTACTATTGACGAAAGCGGTGTTGTAAAAGGAATTCCTGTAGATGATGCTTTATCAGAAGAATCAACAAATCCTTTACAGAATAAAGTGATTGCTGGCGAATTAAAAAGCATTAAATCTAAGATTGGAACAGATGAATCTGCAATAAAACAGAATACATCGAATATTACGAGCAATACGAAAAGAATTGAAGCTAATGAAACGGCGATTTCAACGCTTAATGGAACGGGAAATGGTTCGGTAAAAAAAGCAGTTTCGGATGGAATTGCAAAGGTTGTAGCTGGTGCACCTGAAGATTTTGATACATTAAAGGAAATGTCTGATTGGATTTCTACACATGAAACAAGTGCGTCTGCCATGAATAGTGCCATTAAGGATAATAAGAGTGCTATTACAGCATTACAGATTGGTAAAGCGGATAAGACGGAAATTCCAATAGTTCCAACAAATGTATCTGAGTTTACAAATGATGCAGGATATCTTACTGAGCATCAAGATATTTCTAATCTTGTTATAAAGGAAGAAGGAAAGGGATTATCTTCTAATGATTATACAAGTGAAGAAAAGACTAAACTTGGTGGTGTTGGAACTTCACAGGGAAGAAATCTAATTCCGTATCCTTTAACAGATAGAACTACAAATGGAATAACATATACAGTTCAGTCAGATGGTTCAGTTTTAGCAAATGGAACTGCATCTGCTGAGAATAATGCTTATTATAATTTTGCATATAAGACATTAAAGCTTGATGATACTTCTTATACTCTTAGTTGTGAAGGACTTCCAAAAAGCGTGTATGTATATGTGTATGATGAAACTATTGGTAAGGCGGTTGCAAATGTATCTGACACGCCAGTGACAAAGATTTTTGTTGGTGATTCAACACATACATATTCTTTATCAATTAATGTTGGTAAAGGCACTCCTGTTTCTGATTTAGCAATAAAGCCAATACTTGAAATGGGAACAATCGCTCATGCCTATGAACCTATTTCAGAGAGCAATGTAAATCTGAAAAAAGAAATTGACAAAACTTCGACTTTGCAAGGACAGAATCTAATACCTTATCCATATGACGGAACCGAAGGGAATACTAACGGTATCACTTGGACTGTAAACGATGACGGGTCTGTAACTGCTAATGGCACGGCTAGTAAAGAGGCACTGTATTCATTGATATATCCATATAATTTATCTACCATGAAATCGCTTCAGTTAGGAAATACCTATATTATTAGCGATGGGCTCACTGATGAACAGCATACAAACGTTGGCTATATGCAGCTTGTTCGTTATGATAAAAACAATCCTACCAATTGGAAGTACGGAGTTTCTTCAATGAAAGGAACTGAAATATATACAGCAAATGATGAGAATACTCTCCAGTATGGAATAAGGTTGATTATTCGAAACGGCGCAACTGCTAATAATATTACATTTAAGCCAATGCTTGAAGTAGGTACGATGTCGCATGAATATCAACCTACTACGATTAGCAATACTTCTTTAAATGAAAGATTATCAGATCAGCAAGGGCAGAATTTAATACCTTATCCATATTATAGACCGGATAGTTATACGAATAACGGTATCACTTGGACAGTAAACGAAGATGGGTCTGTAACTGCTAACGGTACAGCTACGGCTACCGCGCACTATACTGTTTTTATAGGCAAGTTAGGATTAGAAATTGGAAAAAATTACGTGTTGACGATAACTACAGTCAAAGGACAAGCGAGTTTATATTTAGCCAATAAAAACAAACAAAATATAAATACGGACATTGCTGTTTGCCGTACTGTTAATAATTCAACATTAAGTGTTATTTTTAAGTATTCGCAAACCGATGACTTTGATCGTGATGAACTTGGTTTATATATTGTAGCTGGTACTACTTTAACTAACTGTATTATAAAATTCCAGTTAGAACGTGGCACTATAAGACACGAATACCAGCCTACAACTCTTAGTAACCCTACGCTGAAAAAGGAGATCGGAAGCGCACTGCAACCGGAAAGTATCGTAAATAACCAGACAACGACTGTGGCGGGATTTGCACTGGACGCAAGGCAGGCGAACCCGAATATTGATGGATCGCTCGCAAAGCAGATAAGTAATTTAAACGGCAGTCTAAATAGTAAGAAAATACCATCATTTGGCATCGAAAACATATTTACTGGAGACCCGTTTTGTATAGTCAACAATGGTTCCGATGTAATAAGTGTACAAACCGATTGGGATATAGACAATGGCGGCTATAGGGTCAAAAACATAAAGTATTCTGCAGGAACGGCTACTAATCTTACGGTCTCATTATCGTTACCTGCTAATAGCATTGTTATTGTTAATGTAAATACATTTAATGGAGAGAATATTGATATACAAGGATCACTCATTAGAAGTAACTTTACAAGTAGCCCAAAAAATTGGAATTTATCAATTAGATTCACTGGGAGTACAAACCAAACACTTACAGATATTAGATACATGCCGTTAGTTATCCACTTAGGTTAAAGAAAGGTTTCCCATAACATGTTGTGCCTAATGCTTCGTTTCCATCTAATGTATTAGCTCTTTTTATTGTTGTATTTAAACTGCCGTTTAAGAAAATATATCGAACAAATATTCGAACGCAACTTATTAACCATTTTTTATCATAGAAAGGAAAAAATAATATGGATAAAATTATTTTAAAAGATCAGACCAGCTTTGAAATTGCCGATGGTGCAAGCCTTGGAAACATCCAGATCCAGTCCAAAAATTTTGACGGGATTAAAACGATCACGGACACTTTTGCAGAGAACAACATTGCGGAAGTGACCTTTAAACACAATGATGAGGTATCTGGAAAATACACCGATCTGAAGTGTGATGGGTTTACATACGCACCGAATACGGACGAGGCCGGCAAGGAAGATGGAACCTACACGGTTACTATCAGGCTGCGAACCAAAAATGAAATCGAAAAACGTCTGGATTCATTGGAAAAAGGTCACATTGCAAACGCTACTGCTATTGATTCAATCATCACAGATATTATTCCAGGTATGGAAGATACTGAAGGTGCTGAATAAATATATTTCAAAGGAGGATTTTAATATGGAAACATTTATGGCAACAAGAATTGAAGAAGCAAGAGGAACTAGTCTTGAAAAGGGACAGGCAAAGTACAGAGCATATTTCGTAAGAAAGAGTGCCGCAAAACTGTATGGACGTTATCAGGATACTGTAAATAGTATCTTGGAACTTGATGGATTCTCAGATTGTATTGTATCTGAATAATCTTATCTACAACTGAATATTGAATAACCGAACCTCCGTTCTAAAATCAATTCCATTTATTTCCAAATGGAGAATATATATGTAGAACATATAAATTTTGATTTAGGATGGAGGTATTTTTTTACGTTATGGAAGAGAAATTTAGATTAGAATTATTATCAATGATTGACAGATTTGCAGATGATAATACTGTAATGATGATAGATGGATGTGTTTGTAGATTATTAAGAAAATATGATATAAATGAGAAACATACAGAATTGTGTGTACTTGAAAATGAGAATGAGAAAATTCTTAATACATATAGAGCTTCTTTGCGTCTTGAAGGTCGTTCACCCAGTACAATTTATCAGTATATGGATTCGATTAAGCACACGTTAGATGATCTTGGAAACAAAAATATAAAGGATATTACTACAAACGACATTAGATGGGCACTCTCATTGTATCAGCAAAGAGTTTCAAATACTACTGCTAATAATAGGAGAAAAAACCTTTCTGCGTTCTTTAGATGGTTGACTCTTGAAGAAATTATTCCAAAGAATCCTATGTTGAAAATCCATGAGATTAAGTCTCGATATGTCACAAAGAAACCATTCTCTGATGAAGATGTAGAAAAGCTTTTAGATAACTGCGATACAATTAAAAATCGTGCGTTATTAGAATTTATGTTTTCTACTGGATGTCGAGTTTCTGAAGTACAGAATGTTAACCGTGAGGACATTGATTTTAAATCGGGCGAATGTACTGTCGTTGGAAAAGGCAACAAAGAAAGGACGGTTTATATATCTGAACGCTCTATGTATTATATCAAAGAATATATTATGACTAGAAAAGACAATCTTGAACCATTATTTTTAAATGATCATGGGACACGATTATCCAAGGAAAGCATTAGACAAAGATTACATAAAATTGGAGATGTGGCAAACGTGACAAATGTTCATCCGCACAGATGCAGACGTACAATGGCAACAGAATTAGCTCGTAAAGGTATGCCAATTCAGTATGTTCAACAAATTCTTGGTCATGCTAAGTTGGATACTACAATGATTTATTGTATTTGTGATAAGAAAAATGTTAGAAATGAATTTAATAAGGTTATGTAAGTGGCGTATATGAATGTGCAAATACACGCCAAACAAGAAAGGAATACGCACAAAATTAAACAATTTTTGCGCATTGATAGTATGTATTGACTTGAATTGTATTATACAAAGAACTTTTGTTCGACAATGTTGTTTTAAACGGCAGTTTAAATGACTTAAATAATTTTAAATTCAGAAAAATAATCGATAATTGGTCTTCAGCGTCACAAGTATCTGACGGATGCGGAATATACAGAATAGGCACAATAGAAGATAATTTCTATAGTTCAATAGCTAAAAATATAAAAATTTTCCAAAATGTTGGTGATTACTCGCTTATTATATTTTCATGGAATGGTTTAGAAACTTTAAGGTTTGGCGCTGGGTTGCTTACGAGCCCTCGAAGTACAACTATTTCTTTGGTGCAGGTTTGGGAAGGGGTTTTTATTTTATACGATATTTAATTTTTATTCTGCTGCTAGATACGTGAAACTAAAATAATAAATACCGGCTCCAAATACACTTCGTAAAACCACGCATTCGTTAACAGCATCTAAATACCATAGACCTGTTTTCCCATTCATGTTTGTTTGGTTAATGCCACGAAACATTTTTTTTGGTAAATTCACAATATACACATATTCACCCGGAGTATTTTCTAATAACTCAATGCGTATAGAGCAAATTACTAAAGATCCATATTGCATCGCATTTGCTTCTTTAAATGATACTTTATCTGCAAAATTTGTTCGAGGGCAATATGGCGTCCATTGAACATTTTTAATTTTTAAACTGCCGTTTAAAGAAGATTATCGAATATATGTTCGTATATTTATAGAAATCTGTAGACATACGAATATGTATTCTGTTATAATGTCATAATATATCAGAGGTGATAATATGAAACAAGGTGATACTGCATGGATTATAGAAAACAATAGAACTGTTCGGAAATGTAAAATAGTTCGTATTAGTGGAAGTTTGGCGATTATACGTTTTATAGACGGTAGTGGTACTCAGCTACCTTTAAAACGCTTATATGAAACTCAGGAATATGCCTATGAAGAATTAAGCCACAATGATACGCTCTCACGGATTCAAGTTGAATATGACACAGAGAATAGACGAAAATGGAACGGACAAATGTTGTAATATGATGTAATAATAATTTAGGGACAAGTATATGAATTTCTACCTGTCCCTATTTTTTTACGATTTTGCAAAAGTTCTTTGCGGCAAAACTGTTATATTATTTTGTCTCCATTTGATTTTTCAGGAATCTCCATTTTGTCTCCATTGATATATAAAACTATATCAATTTATACGAAAATATATCAACTTATCTTGGTTTCTCATTTTTTAAAATTATTGTCATACCCTTTAAATACCGCTATTTCCCAATGATTTCATCGGTATTGATAAACTCATACGGTGTCTGCTGGTAAACGTAATAAGATACTCATAAAGTCAAAAAACGAATGTTGCAAATGTTGATTTTAAGCCATTTTACAAGATTTGTCTCCACAAGCACCAATTATACCACCATTGAATCTCCACGGAAAGAAACAATTTTGTTATTTGAAGCCATATTTTCGAACTGTTTTTCTGCTAATTCATCACCATGTTCTGAAATTCGATCAAGCTCATTAGACACTTTATCCATCTCTGTCTCCATCTGTTTTGGCATAACTGATGTATACAAATCCATTGTCATTTGCAGAGATGCGTGTCCTAGATATGCTTGGACTGTTTTTGGTGCAACACCAGCTTCAAAACAACGTGTCGCAAATGTGTGTCTAAAACAATGTGCAGAGAATGGTTCTATTTCATCCAGATAATCTTTTGTAAGATTTACCTCTTCTATAATTTTGTTAATTGCTTGACATACAACTTGCGAATTTAATGGTGTGTTGAATTTTGATGTAAATAACAAATCAGCATATTTATCGTCAACTTTCTTTGTAATTGGTTGCTTAGTAGCAACAACAGACTTTTGAATAAATTGTTTCTTTAATGCTATTTCACACTGCCTGTTGATTGGTATATCTCTTAAGCTAGTTCTTGTCTTTGGCTTTTCAAAATGATATTCCTTTTGACTGTCGCTTTCATATTTCTGATATACGAGAGTTCTAGTTACATGAATTACTCTACTATCCCAGTCAACATCTGTCCATCTTAAAGCAGCAAGTTCTCCAATCCTCATTCCCGTTGATACTGCCGTAACAAACAGATTGTCATAAAATGTTCCCTTACAACAATCAAAGAATACCGTTTGTTCATCCTGCGACAAAACTCTTACGTCCCTTTCTTCGTCTCTTTTTAATGATATTCCTTTTGCTGGATTCTTTCGCACATATTCGTTAATCATAGCTTTGTTAAAAATATCAACAAGAAGAATTTTTACCTTGTTGCACGTTTCGTATTGATACCCACTACTCTTTAATTCTTTGATAAGTTGTTTGATTTGATATTGAGTAATACTTCCTAATTGAAAATTCCCAAGACTCGGAGATATATGCTTATAATATACATTATTATAATGTCTTTTTGTGTTTTCACGAATAATATCAAACTTGTAAACGTTCATCCATTTCTTATACCATTCGTCAAGTGTTATATTGTCTTTTACGTTTATTTGCTTGTCATTTTCGTAAATCGCTTCATTATATCTCTTTTTAACATCTTTTAGATCTCTGCCTGAAATTGATACCCTTTTACCAAATCTATCTATATATCTTGCTTCATACCTCCCATTCTTTTTCTGTATTATTCCTTGTCCCAATTCTTTTCCTTTAAGATCTTTGCCCAATCGTATTTCCTCCTTGTATATGGCAAAGAACTTTTGCATGACTGTATTATATCACACAAAAGTTCTTTTTACCAAATTAAATAAAATGCTTTCCAGCTAAATATTTCTCAAATTCAACCCTTTTTACTAGATGTTTGTTTCCTACTTTTAATAGGAAGGGACATGCTTTTTCGGAAAGCAATTTTCTAATTGTTGTTTCTCCAATATTAGAGTATGTAGATGCTTCTGGAATCGTAAGATTTATTTTATCTTTAATTTCAACCGCCTGTTTTATGTATATCACCTCTTTACTTTCGTCCTGTAGAACCAAAACCACCTCTGTTTGTTTCGTCCAAGTGTTCCACTTCCTCAAACTCAATCTCTGGCTGAATTTTATTGATACGGAATTGGCAGATTCTATCATTCTTATTAATTACTGTGTCTTCTATAGCAATTACAGGAAGTTTCCATTCATCTGCATCTCCCGAATATGAATTATCAATGACAGCGAAACAATTCGTCTGTAAGATCTTGAAATTCTTATATGTACTGCTACGAGGCACAATATTGGCTTCATATCCGTCTGGTAGTTTCATTCCAACTCCTAATGGGATCAGACGAAATTCACCTTTCTTCAGGTGGACAGTTTCGGCTGAACGAAGGTCAATCCAGTTAGATTTACCACCACCAATGTATGTAAGTTTCTCAATATCCTTGTCAAAATATTTAATCTTAATTTTCTCCATTTATTTTGTTCTCCTTTATATATCTTTTGAATCTCTGTTGTTTGCTCTTTTAATATCAAATCCTTCTGGATAACGTGCCTTTAATTTGTCAATGTTCATTTCTGCAATTTCATTCATATCCCATCCAAAAGATTCACACATCATAGCAATATACCACATAATATCGCCTAACTCTTTCTTTGCATGGGTTTCATCAAGTGTTTTCTCGTGAAATATATGCTTTTTAATCATATCGTTAAACTCGCCAACTTCGCCAGACAATCCAAGACAAGAATTGAATACGCCGCCAAAATCAATATGACGTTCATCTTCTGCGATTAAATTTTGCTGTAGTAGATATTTCATATCACATGTTAGCATATTCCCAAGTAATCTTTCTGTTGCCTTGTGTGGATTTGTTCGCATTGCTAATTCTTGATATTCGTTTATTTCCATTTATTTATTCTCCTTGTCTTTTAAAAATTCTTTCATATCTTGAACATAGTTAAACATATAGTTTACTATTGGACATACAACTAGAAATACAATAGTTGCGCCAACTATGATTCCAAGAAAAAATAACAGAAATCCAATAATGCTATTCATTTGCTTGTACCTCATTTCCAAAATTAATACATTTAGTTTTATATAAATCTTTTAGTTCTAGCAACAAATAATATAATTGTGGACTTACATTTCTTTTAATATCATATTTGCATTTTTCAAACTCTTTGAGAATCTTTAAGATGTTTTCTTCTGTATTGTTACGTGTATTTGAAACACCTTTAACCTCATCTACATAAGCATCAAACCCATTATCACAATCCCTTGTCTTAACCATTGCCATTCCGCTTTGAACAAATACTGCTTCTACAGTACATTCAACAAGAACTTTATCGCCTTTCTTTAATTTGTATAAATCTTCCATTTCCATATTTGTATTACCTCCTTTAATCGCAATATAAAACCATTTTGTTCTGAGCGAGAGACTGTTTTACATCAATAACATGCTGATTCTTACTGCCACGATAAGCAAGTGTGAGATCTTTCTGCTCATCTATATATTCTCCATCAACCACGACATTGCACAAAGAAATTATCTGCTTGCGTTTTTCCATCAATCTATCATTATAAGATTCTTCAATATAATCAAAATCATCTGTTTCTACAGGTTGATAATTCATTATGTAATTCCATTGAAATCCTGTATATAACCAAATAGATTTCTCAGGAAAAGAAATACGGATTTGTTTGACTAATTTGAGGACTTCATCAAGGTTCTGATCCGCTAAACATTCTCCACCAAGAAATGATACTCGTTTAATATACGGTCTATTAATAAGTTCCATAAATTTATTTTTTGTTTTTTCTGTCCACTCTTTCCCACCATTAAAATCCCATGTTTCAGAATTAAAACAGTTTTTACAGTGAAATGGACAGCCTTGGACGAAGAGGGAGACTCCAACTCCCTCTCCATTAGAAATATCAAGGCTACGTATACTTGCATACCTCATATTTAATCCTCCGCATATTCCATGTCGTCCAAATGATAAACACGGTCATGAATGTCACCATATCTACCCTGATTACCACCATTTTTTGCAGTACCAATATAACCACAAACTCTAAATGCTATATCCATTGTTGTATTGTCAGTATTCCCACAGCTAGGACATTCCCATTTAAGTCTATTGTTTTCATCTGATACAAGAGGAATATCGCCATCAAAGCCACATTTCTCACAATAACAACTCTTTGTGTTAATCTCTGCATACATGATATTGTTATAAATAAACTTAATAACTTCTAATATAGCAGGGATATTATGGCTCATACTTGGTACTTCGATGTATGAAATTGCTCCTCCTGGACTTAATTTCTGGAATTTTGATTCGATTCTTAACTTTTCAAATGCCGTGATATGTTCAAAGACAGGAATATGATATGAATTTGTAATATAATTTCTATCAAAACCATCTAATTTTTCAAAGATATCGCTACCGAAACGAGATTTTAGACACTTTGCAAATTTGTAAGTTGTGGACTCTAATGGTGTTCCATACAAACTATAGTCAATGTTTTCAGCTTCTTTCCACTGATTACATTTATCGTTTAACGCCTGCATAACCTTTAATCCAAATTCTTCGCCAATCCCTTCATCAGAATGAGAATGACCAGTCATAAATTTTACACATTCATATAAACCAGCATAACCAAGCGAGATTGTAGAATAACCATCATAAAGAAGTCTGTCGATTTTCTCATGTTTCTTTAATCTAGCATATGCTCCATGTTGCCATAAAATAGGTGCTACATCAGAAGATGTACCAAGTAATCTTTCATGTCTTGCCCTAAGTGCTTTATGACACAACTCAGTTCTTTCTTCAAAGATTTCCCAAAATTTATCAAAATCTCCGTCAGATGAGAAAGCAATATCTGGAAGTGAAATCGTTACAACGCCTTGATTGAATCTCCCATAATATTTATGTTTATTCGGATCAAAGTTCTTTGCGTTTGCAATATTTCCTACTTTATCTGTAAATCTATCAACGGTCAGAAAACTTCGGCAATTGTGGCTATAAATACCACTAACTTCAAAATGCTCACTAGATGTTGTCACATCATAACTATACATTTCTTTATGAATCGGATTAATCTTGATGACCTCTGATTCAATAGCATATCCTGATACATTTGATTCAATATAGTTATCACATTTCTTTTTGCATACAATGTAATTAACTAATTCATCAGTTGGGTAAAATTCAACCCTATATCTAATCAATTCTGGATTTTTCTTTGTGTAATGATTATGATAAATTTTAGCGGGGATTCCAATAGATTGTGCTAATGCCATTTGCTGAAGTGCTAATTCTTTATTAGTAGAGCCGATTTGAACAGTAGAAAAGTTATTTTCATTTTGATGTGAATTGATATATCCGTCTGCATCAATCATTCCTGCAAAAAAGGCAAGTTTCGCTTCATAATTCCATGAGAATACTTCATTTGGAATTTGTCTATTTACTTTATTGATACCGCCAAATTTTGATGTAAAATAATTTGTTACATATTGAATTCCACCGTTATTATCTGAAATTGCACATAAATCTTTGTATGTTCCTTTTTTACCACGTTCTTGTAGAATTGTTTTAACATTTAGACCGAAATATTTAGTAAATGTATTGCTAAATTTTTCTTCAATTTCATCTTCTCCTGTTGCAGCAATAGATGCAAACACATGGTTATTTTGATAACATCCATCACATAACATAAATCCCAATAGCCATGCTTTATCAGTATTAAAAAGAATTGATTCTTCATTATATTGATTTGAGTTGATTAAGATTTTGTCTCCAAGTTTCAATTCTGATGCGTGTACATTTCTACCATCTCTTAATGTTAATGGATGATCTGTTGTACATAATAATCTTCTACCATTAGAAAAGTCCACATCCAACCATTCACTTGATACATTACGAATAATTCTTTTTGTTTCAACAAATCCTTTTTCTGTATCATAAATCGTTACTTCTGATAAATCCATATATAAATTAGGATTAGTTTCGGAATACTGGTGTTTAATTTCAAATGAATCAGACAACCTTCTCCACATTCTTTCAAACGATTCTACATATAAATTATTCTTAATCTTATATGTAATAAGTTCTTTTCCGTCAACGCATCCCATACACGTATAGACATCACCCTTTAATTCAAGCATCATTTTTTCAGATATGTAATCAGGGACAAGTCTCTTAGATGTACATTTAGCTGCTAATTCTGTAAGATACCAATATTTTGAATCTTCTGTGATATTATCTTCTTCTAATACATAAATCAGTTTTGGGAATGCAGGTGCAATATAAACGCCTTTTTCATTTTTCACACCTTGAATTCTCTGGTGAAGCATTTCTTCAATTAACATTGCTAAGTCTGCTTTCTCACATTCGTTCTTTGCTTCGTTCAGATACATAAAAATTGTGATAAACGGTGCTTGTCCATTTGTTGTCATAAGTGTGACCAACTGATACTGGATTGTCTGAACACCTTTTTCTATTTCTTCTTTTAATCGTTTATTTGTTATATTAACAACTTCTGCAAGGTCTTCATTATACTCACTAATCAATCCATTATTATATAATTCTTCTGTTACTTTCTTTCTGATTGATTTTCTACTCACATTAACAAATGGAGCAAGATGTGCTAAAGAAATACTTTGTCCTCCATATTGGTTACTAGCAATCTGTGCGATAGCCTGTGTTTCAATATTACAAGCAGTTGAAAAGCTATGCGGTGTTTCAATAAGAGTTTCGCTAATAACTGTGTTATTTTGAAGCATATCTTCAGAATTGACCAACCCACAGTTATGCATGTGCTGCAAGAAATAATCAGCATCATGAAAATGAATTAGTCCATCATTATGAGCCTGAATAATTTCAGGAGATAATAAATATCTTTTTGTTATATCTGTGCTAACAGATCCAGCAATATAATCTCTTTTGGTAGGGTTTAATACAGGATTTTTATTTGCATTTTCATCCTTCCAATATTCATCTTTGTCTTCTACAAGATTGTGAATTTCTTCATCTGTTGTATTCTCATTTTCTCTCTGAAACTCACGAATACTTCTATATCCTTCATACGCTTTTGCAGTAAGTCTCTGCTTTTTTGTAATCAATTTATCATAAACCATTGATTCAATATCAGAGATGCTTACTTCGTCTTTATCCTTACATTCATTTTCAATCTCGTCTGCAATATCTTCTGCAATCTTTGGTTTTACAATACCTGAGCCATTTTTCATTGCTTTAAGAATTGCAGTTGAGATTTTTGATTTGTCAAAATCAACCTCTGAACAATCTCTTTTAATTACTTTTGTCAATATGTAAAATCTCCTTTCTAAATTACTGTTATGATTGCATAACCAAGTACACATGCTGCAATCGCTGCTATAGCTTTCCAATCAATCTCAAATTCTATACAATCTATAATATTGAATTTCATTTTATCTCCTTCCTATTTCTCCCACGTTAAAATTACAAAATTCCAATCCTGTTTATCGCCAGATGGATATTCATAAGCAGTTAGTTCATGTGCAGCATCGCCCTCAAGCTCTTTATCTGCTAAAACCAATGCATCATCACGCATTCCGTCCAAAATTTCTTTTACTTCTTTTACTGTTAAACACATATATTATTCTCCTTTCTCGATTCCATATGAAATCAACCTTTCTTTTCATTTTTTAATAAAATCTGCAAAGCCATTATCCTCGTGACAAGTATATTCAAAATTATAATAACTCTGTTTCACTGGATTTGGTTTTGCGGTGGCACGAAAACAATCTCCTTTTACTGGACAATGTAAACTGCTACATAATGTCATATCTGGCATGATTACCCCCAATCTATTCTTCACAAACTAGAACCGTGTGCATCACTGAATCATCTAAATTTGCATGGGTTCGTTTCTGCTTAACAGTTTTAATATAATATTCTCTGTCTCCAACTTGAACTGTTACGAAATTGTCTTTATCATATAACGCATCAGCAAGACTTCGACAACTCATATATCCTGTGTATATCTCAGTCACTTCCTTTCCTAATATCTAACCATATAAAAATCCTTCACATACTGCACAACATCATCCGCATGAAACATTAGATTCGTTGCTAAACATTCCTTGATCCAAGGGTGAGTCTTGTCAAAAATAGCATTATTTCTTTTGTGTTCTAATATTTCTGGCATGTTTGCATATGCAATAACAGGGATATTTAATCTATTTGCTTCATAAACTTCAATTGCTGTTCCAATACTTTCATTGATACCATTAATGTTCGCAATCACAATATCGCTTTGACGTACCATATTGAGATCAAACTGCATAATTTCCTTATCTGTATGACCTTCTATGTTATCAAAATCAAAATAATCGGCAGGATTGATGACCTGAATCATTGAATTACAACACTCTGCTGCAATTTCGAGTTTCTTCTTTAACATTTCTCTCCATGTGTTATATTCAATTTTTGTAAGACCGCCCATTTTGCCAGCTAAATAAATAGTCAGTTTATTACTCATCCGCTTTCTCCTTCAAAATTTTTCTGTACCAATAGTCAACATTACTGATAACATCCTCAATATCATCAGATTGATTATTGTATACGATTCTATCCGCAAGCATTTCAGCACCATTAAAATCCTTAATATCAGCTTTCATACGCCTTTCAACCTCTTTTGGATTATCGCCACGAATAGACAATCTCTGTTTAATCGTGTTTAAATTACTATATAAGTAGATGACAACCATAGGGATCTCTATTGCTTGCAAATCTCTCATACCATCAGGCGTAAGAATCGCTACGGTATCATCGTCTGCGTCATAACAATCCGTTAATGCAGTGCCATAATACCAAACACCTTGCTCAGTATCATATTTCTTCCATTCTGCAAAAAATCCATCTTCAATTTTCTGTTCAAAATCTTGTTGAGAAATAAAATGATATGTAATATCCTGCTTTTCGTTTTTTCGTGGTAGTCGAGATGTAAATGTTACCAGACTTTTATAACCATGTTCTTTTACTAATTTATCTCGCACAAATGTTTTACCACTTGCGCTTTTACCAATAAAACAAAGAATAATCAATCACCTTCTTCCAAGATATTTGTAATTCTACCATCTTCAATTAGTGTTGTTTTGCCATATTTGAATAAATTCATGCAATCTTCTAATGTAATTTCATCTAACTCTAATACCTGTGAATAATTAGTCATTCTTCATATCCTCCTCTGTGGCAAGTTTTGCATATTTCCACGATATCATGCTATCATCTTCCCCACTCCAAGATGTTGTTCCACTTGTCCATGTATAAATCTTGCCATTTTCGTATTTCGCAAAATGTCTTTTCGCCCATGTTTCATTTTCTCCATCTCTGACAAAAATTGGTGTATCTACTGCAACTTTAATCCAGTCAATAGGAGGTTCGACATATTCTTTGTTTAGCCATAATTTAAAAATATTTTGTCTTTTACTCGCGCAATCACAATCTTTATCAAGATAATCATAATCACAATTTTCACAATATGTTTCATTACATAGCTTTGGGACTCCTTTTACTAATGCAAAAATATTTCTTTTTATCGCCAAATCAATAAGTTCTTCTTTATATTTCTCTCTGTTTGTCATTCTTTTTCACCTCATATTTCTTACAAATTTCAGCAAATTCACTTATCTCATTTTCATCATCAGAGTAAATGGTCATCTCTAATGGCTTACAATGAGATATATTTAGTAATCCTAACATAGATTTTGCATCGACAACACGTACACCGTACCTTGCATCAACTTCGCTATTTAATTTGTTTATAGCCACTACAAAATCTTTTGCATCATTGATACTTTGTAAATCTAATTTATATGTTCTTTCCATTTTCCTTTTTCACCTCCCTAAAACAAACCCCACTAATAAACATTAGATCACCTTTCCATATACTTTAACTTGCTTTACAGTAGATTCCCATTCTGGACAGCAAGAAGATATATCACCATCACGTTTTGCATTACGATTTAAAGCATTCCTGTCTACAATAAATTCACTAAGACAATTTGTAGATGTTGTGATGATATTCGCAGAATCAGTGTGTTTATTTGCCTTCTGATCAGCCATAATACAAGGAATTACTTCACCATTTGCTAAAATCAAGTCAAAATACTGACCAATCTTACATTCAAAATGTGAACCAATTGCTACACAATATCTTCCATTTACCATTCGAATACCATAATCGCCTGTATATGCTTTCTGTTGAAGCTTATATTGCTTGGATGACTTAGCAAAAATACTAACGGTTTGATACGTTCCATCTATTTTCTTTTTAATAGCATATGGCATCCAAGTTTTATTCTTAACACATGGAACGTTGTAGATCCTGTAATTGATTGGTTTATCAGATACATAGTCTTTATGGATATAGCCAATTTTGTTATCAAGATCGACAGTATACCAACAACCGTTTGTAAGCTCGTTTTCAATGATAATAACTTTTTCATTAAACGAAACTTGTTTGATAACTTCTGAGTTTTTACTTGGCTGCTCTCGAATGTTCACATATGTACCTTTTACATATTTTTTCTTGTACTTAATTTTCTCCTTTGATTGAGATAACAAGTTTAATTGATTACTGAACCCTGCCGTAAGACAGGGTGTAACTGTTATGCAGGGTTTTTCGTTACAAACCTCTGCTTGTGCTGTTGGAACAGAAGTTACAAGAGCCACAACAACAACCATTCCAAATGTCATTTTTCGTAATAAAATACATTGCCTCCTTTTGTACTGTTAATATGTTACATTTGTATGTTCTCTGTTTGAATTGGGAATATTTAGCGAATTGTTAATTATAAGAAGGTTCAGATTTGTCATCTCTTACGATTTCAAAAATAGGGAACTGAACCGAAATTCCACCATTTTTATTCTTTGTTTCGCCTTTGAATTTAATCTGCACAATTTTGCCAATAATCTCACCAGGATTGTTCCAATAGTAAGTTCTCTGCTCATCAGTAAATCCAGATCCTACACCAAGTTCATATCCTTTGTAATCACATTTGATTAGTCCAAGCGTACCTTTGTATTTGCCATCACCTTCGATAACGTCAGTGCAACGAATATCTGCATGTTTAAATGACTTGACTTTAAGAATTCCGTTATTACGTTTATTCTTCCACTTTGTATCTTTGTTGAGCATTAAACCTTCCCAACCATCTTTATCTGCTTTATCAAGCAATGGTTGAATAACCGATTTATCAGTTCCTTCATATATAATAGGAACAACCTCAAGATTATCTGTCTGAAGTCGAGAAATTGCGATTGTTAATGGATTCAACACATGTTCTCTACGATCTTTGTACTTTAATTTACTCTCACCATTTTCAAATTCTTCGTTTGGGATACATTCATAGATTACAAATTTGATGCAAGACTTGTCAGAATCGTCAGAATTGATAATACCAGTTCCAATCTGAAAGTTGTCATTATCAGAAAGATTATCATAATTTTTACGAATTAGCTCACCATTAAACATATAGTTTTCATGTTTTGGTAATCGTTCAATATCTTTAATGATGTGGTCAAGACCTGTAAATGGTTTACCTTGTCTACTAATTAGTTTTCCTTTATAGTATGCGCAGTTATTACCATTAAGCTTCTGAGATAACGCAAACCATTCACCATCTTTAGGTTCATTCTTTTCAGAAATTGGATACGCTTGTTGTACGTCCCATGATGGAATCAAACCATGAATTACACTGTTTACAACTTTTTTATCACAACCAAGACGAAATTTCTTTGTGATCATTTGTTTATAAAAATCTTGGTATTCTTCTGGTTGATTCTCGATAAACCCTTGCATAGTTCCAATATCCATATCGCTACCTGAATTAAAATCAGCTAAGTATTTCATTACTTCTTCAAAAGAGTTCAATTCTGTTCCTGACATACCAACGAATTTATTTAATTTCTTATCGCTGATACCAGTTACAATATTTGAATCAAGTAAGAACACTAAGCACTTTTTGAATAATTCGTTATCTTTGTTTGCTTCAATGATGGCTTTCTTATCATTTGTACTACTTGTATTTTGTATCTGTTTGAAAATTTTAATTACTTCTTCCATTCAATTCCTCCTCTCTTGAAATCAGGATTTAGTTTTGAATTGATAAAACATAATCTCTTGTAATCTCTTTATGAAATTCCGTAATCTGTTTCATAACCTGTTCTGCCCATTCTTTTACTTCTGGATTAGCACCGCCATCAGCACAACGCTCTCTAAATACGTGTCCCCATTCACAAAGATTGATTTTAGATATAAAATTGCTTGGAATACCCAACATATAAAGACCACGTTTTACATCTTTGTTATTCTCATATTCTTTTAAAACATATCCATTAGTCGATTTTACATATGTTTTACCATCATGCTCAATCTCGTTTGGTAATTCAAATCCAAGAATTTTGCAAGCCTGTCCATCTGTTAATACTTTATCCTTGTAATAATCTGACATTTCTCCTTCATCAAATGTTGCTAACCTTGTACTGTTTCTAATAATTCGATTATCAAATCTTCTTGCGTGTGCATCAACGTCATCTTGTCCTGCTCTATGCAATCCTTCTGTCATAATTGTAATGTCAATGTATCTAAGAACTGTAATATGTCTTTTGCCCATACGAAGCAGCATCCCAAGCCATTTACAAAACTTATCATAGCTTTCAACCTCTTGATCCTCTTTTAATCTTCCATCAGGATTTAAAACCTTATCGCATACAACTTTAATTTCTTCGTTCAATTCTGGTGTCCACGTTCTTTTACTCATAAACATAGATACAAATGCTTCATAAAATCCTGTAATACTTGTTACTGTAGCTTTCAATATACTTGATCCTCCTTATAAATATTTATTCTCTTCCTGATAGTGTCTTACAAACTTCATTGCTTTCTCACATTCTTCAACAGTGCCGATGTTTTTATACTTTTCATATTCAATAACATCTGCAAATCTTTTAAATTTATAGTTATATGCATATTCTAAGAATTTGTCCCAGTTAAGTTTAATTTGGTCATACACATCAATCTTCTTTTCAATCTTACTATCTCCAACCCAAGGCTTCAAAAATGTCTCCCATTGAGCTTTTGACCAGAAATAACATCTAAGCATAATATCAAGTTTATTTGCAAATTCTTCTTTTGTGATATTATAATCTGATATCAATTTGTTAAAGTCTTCTTTAAAGCTACCATGATCAAAAATATTGTATGTGACAATATTTCCATGATTGATGTCATAATAATACACATACCATTCCATCTTTCTACCTCCCTATATGATCAAGTCTTTCCATTATTTTCAAAAAGAAAGTTTAGATTCTTGTTACTTACTTATTCTCTTTCTTGCTATCTCAAAATATTTTTCATCTAACTCAATTCCAATAAATTTTCGATTAAGATTTTTACAAGCAACACCAGTTGTACCAGAGCCCATACAATTATCTAAAATAACATCACCTTCATTGGAAAATGTCTTTATAAGTTCTTCACAAAGCAACAATGGTTTCTGAGTTGGATGTAGATTTGAAGTTAAACAGTCTCTTTGAAACTTCCAAACCTGTGTTGGATATCTCCATCCAGTATCCTTATATTCAATTACTTTCTTTTCGTTTTCATCTGTTAATTTGCCCAACTTGCCGTTTTTAACTTTATTAGTTCGTGGCTTGCCATCATATTTCACCATCTGAGGATTATATGTACATTGTTTCTTATAAAATACCGATATTGTTTCAACTGTTTTGCCAACTCTACGTTTTACCTGATTAATATTTGTGAGTCGTTCTTTCTCCCAGTAAATATCATATTTATAATTATCAATATTGCTATTCCTTAACAACGATGAAAATGGTTCTTGTCCAAACAACACAATCGCTGCATTATCTTTTGCAATACGATCATACTGTTTCCACAATTTATCAAATGGAATAACAATATCCCAAGAACATTTTGTTGTACCATACGGTAAATCGCATAGAATCATATCAACCGATTTATCAGAAATATTTTTCATAAGGTTTAAGCAATTCCCTTGCCATAATTCGTAATTATTTTCCAATTTTTTATCTCCTTTCATTTATTTTTCAAAAGAAATAATGGATTCTTGTTATCTCTTATCAACCAATTCTTCTAACACACCACCAACTTCAGCAACAATAATTCCTACCGCTAATGGAATAATCGAACCATTCACTAATGTTACAATTCCACCAATTACTCTAATTACTGATTTTCCCAAACTAATAAATAAATGTCCTTTACTGTTCATTTCTAATTTCCTCCATAACTTCTTTTACTATATATTCACAATTTGATTCTGTAGAAGCAATCTCTTCATATTTAATATTGTACTGATTTAACTTATTAATAATTTCTTTTCTCACTTCTTTTGCTTCGTCTTCATTCTGGAATCTTCCTTCGTTCTCATAAGAATGGTGTCTTGTGAGTAGATAATTTCTATTATTGTATGAATTAAACACATTCAGTACGGTCTTATTAAAGTCTTTCCCCAACACCTCGTCACTGTTATACACAGCACATAAAATTAATGGTGAATCAACTACCATAACTTGCACTTTGTTCTTAACTCTCCCCATCTTAAATGACTGCTTGCCAAATAAATATTCTTGATGTTTAAATACTTCACCATTATTTTCATATACCTTATCCTTGGCAAACTCTGAAACATATTCAGCATTGATACCGTGTCTTTTTAATTGTGCTGTAATATCCATTGCACAGGTACTCTTACCTGCTGATGGTTCTCCAAATAAATTTATAACAATTGTGTCCATTTTTGTTCTCCTTTTTTTTGTTACTTCAATAACATGTAAATCGCCCACGGATAATAGATATAATCTAACACCACATTAAATAACAACTGGAATCTGTGGAACTTAAAATCTTCAATATCGTAACTAAACGCTGTTTTGATTTCAAATAAATTTACGCCCAATGACCATAAGCAAGTGAATACTTGTAATGCGGACATTACAATAAACTCAGTTGTTCCAATTTTGTTTCCTAATACTATGTAAAAGATAATTAAGAATAGATCCATAAAGAATATAATCAGTATTGCAGCCCCTTGCATTGCATCGCTTAATGGTTTTCCATTATTATTCTCTTTACTTTTTGCAAGCTGTTTAATCATTTTCTTTCGCCACAATGTTTTACTTAATGCGCTTGGTGTATCTTTAATTCTGAAAAACATCAAAATAAATAAAATTGTTAAAGCTAAAATTTTCATATTATTTTTCCTCCATTTCATTTTCCAGTTTCTCAATTTTTTCTTCTAAAATTTCTATTCGATTTTCAAGAGTATCATTTTCATCTTTTAATGAAGTAATATCACCATCTTTTTCTTCTAATTGCCATTCTAAATCACGATATTCTTCGTCTGTATGTTCAGGGATCATCTTATCCATCTCATCAGCTAAATCTTCATTAAAATATTCTCTGATTATTTTAGAAACATCTTCCAAATCTCTAACTTCTTCCCAGTTGTCATTTATTAATACCACTTAATCACCTCTAATCTTCCAAAGAAACTGTCGATTACTCTGCAATTTCATATTTCAATTTTGATATGTCATATCCCATTTTTTCTAATTCATCAATCCACTTCTGTTTTATTGGGCATGTAGCAGTAAAGTTTTTAAACTGTGTTATACAATGATAAACACAATCTCCAATTTGTTGTTTACCGTATCGAAATTCTTTTAATCCCCTTTCATACTCTGAATTTGTAATATATTCCGTTCTAAATGGAGACTGCGGTTTATCTTCTTCTCCAAGAACAACACCAACCGCAATATCTTCACCATTTACATTTATGTATGCATTGCTAATTTTATATTTCATGTATTTTACCTCCTTACGAAATCCGTCTTTCATTGGCTTTTTAAGTCTCTGAAATGCCCTATTTATGGGCATTCCAGAAATCCTCTATTGTATTATTCTCTTAAAATACTAATTTTGGATGAGCTGTGTCATACAAACACTGCTGTAAGTGAGTCTGTTTCTTACTTACGCCCTCTTTACTGATAGCCATTCTCAAAGCACCAGTTTGAGCAACCAAATCACATTTTTTCTTTGCTCTTGTAATTCCTGTATATAATAATTCTCTTGTTAAAAGGGAATATGATGAAAAATCAATGCCGAAAATAACATGATCGAACTGAGAACCTTGAGACTTGTGAACTGTAATCGCATAACCAAGTTCAATACTATTAACTTGTGTTCCTTCTACGTATACCTCTCCAATACCCATAAATGAAATAAGCACTGCTTTATCTTCTGGAAATACCTTTTTAATAATACCAAGATTACCATTAAAGATAGGTGGATTGGTTTTGTATGTATTCTGTGTATTGATAACTTTGTCTCCTTCTCGAAGAATTGTTACTTTGCCCTGTGATACAACCTCAATCTGTTCTTTATTGTCGTCTTCTGGATTATATAAATCCTGAATCGTATTATTGATGTTATAAGTGCAAGCATCACCTTGTTTCTTAACAGGAACAAGTATCTGAGTTTCCATAACATTGAAGTTCTCTGTGTTCATTGCTTCTGAAAATCTCTGCATTATTTTATAGAAAGTATTACTCTTATCTGAATAACAATCTAATGATAAATCCTGCAATTCTCCTCTTGTCTCTGTACCAACCCAATCTTTTTCTACAATCTGTACTCCTTTACGAATACGTCTTGCCTCTGTAACAATAGCTGAAGCTGCTGCTTGTCTATGTACTTGACTAAGATATACAGTGGGAATCTCAGGAGAATTGATCATATCAAACGCAATGTTGCCACACCCAATTGACTCTAACTGTCCCATATCTCCAAGACAGATAAGCTTTGCACCTGAAGGAATTGCTCTTAAAAGATAATAGAAAAGATAAGCATCAACCATTGAAATCTCATCTACGATTACAATGTCAACATCCAATGGGTTTTCATCATGATATGTGAAACCATTCTTGCCCCCATCATCAGTACAAGGATATTTAAGCAATCTATGAATTGTATATCCTTCTTCTCCTGTGATTTCAGCCATTCGAGAACTTGCACGACCAGATAAAGCACACTGTACATATACATAATCTTTCAATGCTTCAAGAAAAGCAGACACGGATGAACTCTTACCTGTTCCAGCTTCACCATGAATAACAACTACATTGTTTTCAAGTGCTTCTTTTACACCCATTCGCTGTTCTTCTGTAAACTGCCAACCATTCTTATGTTCGACATGCTTGATTGTATCTTCCCAATCGCCACATGTAATCTCTGATTTTGCATCTCTTAATCGGATTAATTCTTTGGCAATTTTATCTTCAATATTGTAGAATTTTCTAAGACCAATCTGTGTCTTATCTTCATTCCACCACAGCTCATCACCCATATCATGAATTGCTTCTGTAATATTCATATCAGGAACATCTTCGCCAAGTTCATCAATAATTGCACCCATTAACTCGTCAGGTGTGATCCATGAACAACCATTCTGACCAGAATCTTCAAGGTATTTGTAGATAAAGGCACTAATACGTTGAGAACAAAATTCTTCCATTCCACTATCAAGTGCTATTTTATCTGCCGTTTTCCAACCGATTCCTTTTACTTCGTTACATAAGATATATGGATTATTTTTAACCTTTTCAACAACTAAATCAGGTGAATTATATCGTTCCATTAATCTATTCACCATATTATTCGTAAGGTTATACTGTTCCAACTCTGAGAAGATTTTTGCTAAATGGATATTCCGATTAAATCTTTCAATCCATCGTGCAGCCGTGTCTAGTCCACAACCTCTGACCTTTACCAAATCTTCTGCCTTGTTATTCTTCAAAGAATCAAATGGATCATCCAATGCATCATACATATTTTCAATCTGAAGTGGAGTGAACAAAGTGGACAAGAATTTCTTCTGTCCAACTTTGTCATTCTCATTAAAGGTAATGGCACTATAGATTGATATGATATTGTATTGTCCTCCCCATTTGGGATCTTCTACATAATCTGCCACCAATACATATGGATTACCTTCAACCAACTGTGGCATTGTACCTTTGATTATGATTTGATTGAATTTGTCGGTCTTAGGTTTACCCTCTTTGACCTTATCTACTGAGACAACAGCAATTCCAAATTCATTTTTATAAAATCGTATTCTCTCTACACTACATATAATTTTTATTCTATTTTCTGATGCCATTAGTCCTCACTTTCCTTTTAATCAACTTTTGTTCTTTCAGATTGAAGTAGCAATGTGCCATCTGAATGTATCTCTTGAACTTTGTTTACTGTGTGCTGATAAATTGTGTCTTTATAAATCATTGGTCTGAAACTATCATCTCTTCTGATTCCTGCCACAACAATCTTTGAACCTCTACTTAGCCAACTTCTTTCAAGTACAGTCTTCTTATCACTATTTGGATCAAGCTTTGCTGAAATTTGCTTATTATAAAATGCATAGTGACCTTTATTAAACTTCACATGTACTGCACCATATTTTGTAAGAAGTGTAACCATACAATGCAAGTTATCAGCATTGATAACTGTTCCTGCTATTCTTGAAATCTTAAATTTAGGCATTTTCTTTGGTGAGCCATCAATATAGCGAGTGTAATAATCGTAAGGTTCTGGTTCTTCTGGTAAATCAAAGAAATTAACTATGCCATATAGTTCTTCATTAATATTCTCCAATTCATGCTCACCATCATAGAAACTTAATGCTTGCATAGACCAAGAAGGTAATGTACCATCAGCATATTGATTCCAAACAGTTTTAAATAAAGCTTCATTATAGAGATTTAATGTATCAGTATTGTCAAACCAATCCTTTAATGGCTGAATGTATTTATCAACCTCTTTAGTAAACAATTTTTCTGATACGATATAATATTCTCCTTTTATTTTAACTACTGAGTCTTCTGTGAAATGTTCCTTGAAGAAAGGCTGAGAATTGTTGTCGAGAATATAATAACCATCATGATATCCTCTTTTTGGTACTTTCTTTCCTTCATCTATATGCTTTTCATACAATCCTTCATCATCTAAAACATATTTTTTGAAATTAACCATACGTTTTGCTAAATCTAATGATTCAGGAATAATACCCAATTCTGTCATTTTTGCGAACTGTTGCATTGTAATTTTGTCACTTGGAGTAAAAGCATAGTTTTTTAAATACCAACGCATTGTTTCTTTTCTATCTGATGAGTGCAATTCTGTAAAGCAACCAGCTTTAATTAATTGAACCATTTTTGACTTGGTAATAAGCTTTGTATCAAGCATTTTACGAGCGAAATCTTCCATAGAATTAAATGGTCTGTTCTGAATAATTGCTTGTACAATATCATCGCCTATACCATTAATACCCTTTAGTCCAAAAATGATACGATTGTTCTCAACATCTGCTTTAAAACCAAAGTCTGCTGAGTTGATAAGTGGAAGTTCTACTTTAACATTCTCTTTTTGAACAGCCGCTATTGCTACTGCCATCTTTCCATAATTGGTAGAATCACCTGCATTTTCATCTACTGCGCCAGAATCTACAATTAAATTCGCTGTCTGCCAGTAAATCGGACTGTATTTATAACATAAATTCAGTTCTTGAAGACCTATAATCGAGTAGGCTAGTGTATGACTTTTATTGAATCCATACCCTCTCTGGGTGCAAATAAGCACATTCCACACATAGTTCGTTAAATTCTTTGATAAATTCTTCTCTTTCGCATTAGCAAAGAACTCTTCTTGTAATTGCAAGAACTCTTTTGGTTTCTTCTTTGCAACCGCTTTTCTTAACCTATCACCCCAAGCTAGTGAGAAACCACCAATCTTCGGATGCATTGTTAAAAGTACCAAATACTCCTGGGCTTCACAGATACCAAATGATACTCCAATAATATCTTTCAAAATATCTTGTTCTTCTTGTGTCAGACCATATTCAGTCATTTCATCATACCAATACTGGATATTTTCTCTAAAACGAGCATATTTCTGTAATGGTGTTTCAGCACCTTTTTCCTGTGCCATAAGTCGCAATACTGAGTTAATGGTTGCTAATTCATCGACAGAAGAAGGTTTTGCCAATGCAACCGCCTGTACACCACTCTCTTTCTCCATCTGAAAGAATGACATTACTTTGTGATTCCAAAGCATTTCCCACATATCTTTAGCATTACGTTCCAAAGTATATACGCCAATATATTTTTCATAAGTAGCTTTCAATGAACCTTGCCACTCTATTACATTATTCTCCAAAAGCAGTTCCAACTCTGCTTGCATTTTATCCAAAGCATCAATACAAAGCAGATCGACTTTAATAAGAGAACAATCTTCACACATATGTAAATCAAATTGAGTAATAACATCACCTGAATTTGTTTTCATAAGTGCTGTTGTATCTGTAAATGGTCTATCAACTAAAATAATTCCACCTGCATGTGAACCTACACCATTGACAAGTCCTTCTATCTTCTGTGCAGCTTCCCATAATTCAGGATATTTATTCATTTCTGTAACAAATTCTTGTACAGGTGGATTATCATCATCACCATAATACATTTGTGATAAAGTTCTTAATTGACCTCTATCGGCTACAATCAATGAACTAATATATTGAGCTATATCATTATCAATCTTCAAACCACGAGCTGCTGTTAAGATAGCACTTCTACTCTTTTCAGTTGATAGTGTCATAACCTTGCTAACTCTATCTTCTCCATATGTATCTTTCATAGCCTGAATAACTGCTTCACGCTTTGAACCACATATATCAATATCAATATCCAAAACAGAAGCACGTTCTGGATTCAAGAATCTCCAAGGATATGTCTTTGTTTTTTCTCTTAACGGATTAATCTGTGTGATACCAAGAATATTTAATAGACAGAAACCTACACCAGAACCTCGACCAGCCCCTACTAATGTACCTGCACTCCAAGCAATCTGCACATCAATAGCAATCTGAAGAAGATATTTAGACCAACGAACCTTCATTTTTTCGGATGAATCCTTTATATAATGAAGACATTCGTTTATTTTTTCATAAGCTTCGTCTGTTTGGTAATAAGGATCTGTGTCAATATAAGCAACAATATCTCTTACTAAATGCCTATCACAATCATATTTAGAATGATAAAACTCACTTAATAAAGGGATTTGATACTTAAACTTTTCATATAACTCTTTGTTTGGTTCAGAAGTATTTAATGGAATGTACGGAATATCGAGATCTTTTGTGAGTTTGTAATACTCTGCTTTTCCATATATAAGCATTGTATTGTCTAATCCCTTTTGAACTACATCGTGACCATAGTATTCGTCCATATACTCATGAATTTCATCTTCACTCATAATATAAGTGGTAGAATAAAAATCATCCACCTCTCTGTCACCCTCTTGAGATTCCAAAAAGATTTTATGTATCTGTCTATCTTCTTTTTTAAGATAATGAGCATCCGTTGTAATGATATATGGTGTACCTGTCTCTTCTGATAACTGAATTAACTTGTGATTGACATAGATTTGCTCCATCATATGAGAAGGTTGCAACTCTAAAAAGAAGTATCCTTCACCAAATATCTCATTCATATATGCAATCCAATCTTTACAAGATTGCCATATTTTTCCATATTCCTTTGGATTTGCTTTTTCTAAATCCTGAAATTGTAAAAGTCTATGTGGTAAAGCTCCTCCAAGACAAGCCGAGCTTCCGATAATATCTCCTTTATAGTTTACCATCATTTCTTCAAGGTCACTATAATAGGTAGGAACTCGCATCATGACATGCATAAAAGAGTTCTTAGTCCAAGCTTTTGTACTTAATTCTCTAATGCCTTGATGCCCATGAGCATTTAATGCTACTAAAATAAAATGAGGATATCTATTATTAAATTTATTCTCGGCAGTTACATCTTCTGTACACAAATATATCTCATTACCAAGAACAACTTTAAAATTCTCCCATCCTTCTAAATCCTTGTGACTATCATAGTATTTAAGTGCATCTAAAGAGGAAGTGATAGACTCATGTTCCGTAAAGCAAATGCCAGCATGACCTAATGAGTGAGCATACTCAATCATTTCAGGCACTTTATTTATAGAATCTCGAAGTCTTAAATTACTTCCCTCTGCACTATGGTTATGTACTCCAAAAAAACTCACTCAAATCCTCCTCTTATAACTGTTTTAATAAGCTTCTAACTGGTTCTCTTCCATAATTCTCTTTCAACCAATCAATGTATCCTTTATCCTTTTGTGCTACCTCCACAAGACGTTCATTCTTATACTTACCGAAATTCAACACATAAGTATCTAAAGGTGGTAACTCAGGTTTCTTCCACTCATCAAACTCCATATCTAACGGCTTTCGTGAAGCAAGATAATCAGCCAAATGAACAATCTCCTGATATTTATTTGATGGTTTTGGAAGCACAATTCCAGCATCTTTTGGTTTGTTTGAGGTTGTCCATTGCCCCATATGAGATTCAATCGCATTAGCAATCAGTTCAATTTCTTTATCTGAAATAACTGCATCTTCTTTGTGCTTTCTAACCGCTTCTGCCATTAACAACGGATGATCAAATACTGTAAATACTTCCTTTACATCATCACTTGCACCTGATTTTCTGCCATCATGCACTAAACCAGCACATCTTAATAAGTCTCTTTCTCTGTCGGTGAATTTGTTCTGATACTGTTCAAGACTGAAAAACCAATTAAGGAATCGTACAACTGCAATACTGTGTCTCATCAATCCACCATCGCCTAATGCGTATGCAGGATGGTACTTGCCTGTAGACGAGGCAGGTACTTCCCACCAATACAAAGGAAGTTCTGATACCAAGAGTTTACAGAAATCTTTAATATCTTCATTTTCAAACGAGTCATAAATAGGCTCAATCATTTTTAGTTTTTCTTCTGTCATTAAAATACCAACTTTCTTTTCTTCTCTGTATTATTATTCTCCAAAGCATTCCACTTTTTATTGACTTCAAATGTCTTTTGAGTTGGTGTCCACTTTGAATAATATTCACATTCATTTTTATAAATAGTTGCTTCTGGATTTGTTGTGCAGAAATTGCACCAATGACATAATGGCGTGGGCTTCGGAATAAACAGATTTTTATTCTCACTTGCTTCAATATCACCAAACACTTTATCAAGTGCTTTAATTAAACGCTTTTCCCATCCTTTTGTAAGAGCATATTGTTCATCATCTATAAGGATGAATCTATACTGCGATTCAATAGGCAATTCACCAAATTCGTTTAAAATTGCCAAGGCATAAATTCCAAACTGTAATGAAGTTGCCAATTTACTCTGATCATATATTTTCTTGGAAGTCTTATAATCAACCGTTCTATACTGACCATCCTTTACATCAATTCGGTCAATAAAACCTTTTAGAATAACTTTGTTATTCCATACAAATTCAAAAGGTTTTTCAAAATATGTAGGCTGCCAAGTAGTATCTTCCATTTCTTCATGTAACACTTTATCAAATAGTTTTATTTTTTCTTCATATGAAGCACCACTCGCATTATCAGTTTCGTGCCATACTTCAAAATATTTTCTTCTTAGCTGTGCTACACCTAATAATTCTTCTTTTGTTTTTTCGTCTGTTTCGGTCACTCCATTCTGTAGAATATTATTTAACTTGTCATAATCTACCGCTTGACCAGAAGCAATCATCCTGCCCTTCTGTTCCAAAACATAATGGCACAGACTACCTAACTCAAGTGCAATTGAAGTATCCTGTGAATACTTCTTATCCATATATTTAAACTTATACTGAAGAGGACAGTTTTTAAAAACCTCAATTTTACTATATGAAAATGTAGGTAAACCTTTGTCCTTATCAGTTACAGGTCTTACTCTATCTTTTAATTCTTGCAATTACTTCTCCTTCTTTGATTCTTTCAACACTCTATTAACTTCATCCATTGTGATAACAATCTTCTCATCTAATAATTCCAATAATGTTTCTTTCCCCATATCTGTAGGACTGGCTTTATAAGGCAATCTATTCTCACTGTCTAACAACAAACAAACTTTGCAATATGGCACTAATCCTGCTACTTTTTTTACAAGTTTGTTATAATAAATCTCTGCCTCAAAAGAATGTGCATCCTGGTATTCTCTATCAAAAGCCACAATCACTTCTTCACATTTGAGATATTGCAATAATAATTTTTGCTGAGTGACAGTAATATTACTTCCGCAAGTTGCTACTGCAAATGAATCTTCTCCAAAGTACGAATAATTTTGCATACATCCTTTTTCTGATTCAAGCAGCATTGCTTTTCGTATTGATTTAATTTTGTTTTGGGTAACATTGATTCCGTATAGATTTGAACCTAATTGATGACTAAGAAACTTCCCACTTATTTGAAGCGGAACATACTTTCCTACTCTTTCAATATCAGATTCATCAAGATAACGACCTCTAATTCCAATCAACCGATTGTCTTTGTCTCGATGTGGAATTACGATTTGATTGGTCAATCCATAATAACCAATCTCATACCTGCTCAAAGCTTCACGAGAAATGTTGTCATTTAACCAATCTTCATGGGGTGCATAGTAGAATGTGTCTAAGATATTTTCACTAATTTCAGACAATGTAGGTACTTCACGTCTATTCTTTTTTACTGACTTCAAACGATTAATCCATTCAAAATCATTAATACGATTCTTTTCTTTCTCAATCTCATCAGCACTTGTAATAGCTAACTTTCCTGTAAGTTGCCCAATAAAATGTAACGCTTTATACCATGTAACTGTCTTTCCTTTAACTCTATTAGCTCTAATTACTAATTCAACAACGTTAAAATTATCTGAACATTTAGAGTAACAATGAAAAGTTCTTCCTTTGTACCCTTTATCCTCGTTTGGTTCGTGATAATAATACAATTTCCACGAATCTGATCCGTGACATACCGACTGGAATATTAAATCGCCATTACTATCTGTTTTTGGATAACTAGAGCCAAAATAAGTAACAATTTTTATTATATCTTCCTTAGTAAGTGAGTTAAGAATTGCATCCTTGTCTAAATACATACCCTCACCTCACTTACCAATTTCCCCAACTCTTCTTATCAGTTGGTTCTTCTTCCTGTTCTTCATCAATCGGATTATCAGGTACTTGAGATAGCAATACAGAATGTTCCTTAATCTTCTCTTCTACCTGCTCAATCTTTGTAAAATCCATATCAATTAACTCAAAATCATAATTCGTTACAAACAAACACTGTTCTGTCATAGTACCCAAATCAATTTTTGTCCAAATAATGATTCGTGTTAATCTTCCTCGTCTGACTTTATATACCCAATGACACATATTAGGTACAGGCATATTAACCATTTTATGTAACACTGATTCAATTTTCTTTTTCTCTGCTTTGGTGGGAGCCATTGAAATAACACCCATATCCAATTTATTCGCTAATGCTTTTGAACCAGCTAACAAATTCTGATCCTTATACTGTGCATTTTGTGCTTCACCATTTAACTGAGAAGCAGTATAAATAAACACATCTAACTGTTGAGCAATCGTCTTTAATTCGGTTGCAAATACCAATAATAACTGATGCTCTTTCAATCCCATTCCAGATTTACTATTTACTTCTGCCATTAAACGTAATGAGGTATGAATATAGTCAAAGAAAAAATACCTAACAGAAAATTCTCGGTTGTATTTTTTTATCTGGTTTTTAATATCTTCAATGGAAAAATCAGGAATATGTACGATATATAATGGACTAGATTCGATATAAGAAATGGCTTGTTGAACTCTTTCTAATTCTCCTTGTTCATATGTACCATATAGAATATGTTCCTCATTTACTTTACTAACGGCTGCAATTAATAATGTCTGTATTTCATCTACTGGCATCTCAGTTGAGAAAATAGTAGTCGGCTCACAATTTCCTGTATACACATACTGCTTTGATACAACATCATAAAAATACGGAACAGCAATTTTGCAAGCATCGCCAGCAGCCATACGAGTTTTACCACCACCTTGAGGACACGATCTCATAAATAAACATCCTAATCTCGCACCTCTTGATACAGTATTCAATCCCTCGTTATTCAAAGCTAAACCAACATCAGGAACTTCCATCAATTCATTCACCAAATCTGTCATGCCATCACCAGCCTGGACATCTGTACTTAGTGTATTGGTACAATATTTCATATTGGGATTAATAACAAATGTTGCTTCAACCATTTCAATAATGTCTTGCTCAGTATAATTGTCAAACTTAATTTGTTCAGCTTCCATCTTTGAGGTATCTGCAATGGTACTATCAAAAATAAATCTTGTATCGAGACCTTTTTGCTCATAATATCTAAGCAATGCGTATTTTCTTAATCTGTGATAATAATAATCATAGTTCTCAATGGTAGCCATATCTCTTGCATTTGAAAGATATTCTATACCTTGATTCTCCTGAAAAATTGAATATTGTTCTTTGTAATTGCTTAGATATGAATCTATACTAAACTCATCAATTGTGGTGCAACCTTGCATATGTAGATTGTAAATTGCAACAAATAGCAATTCATAGAAGTTCTCTGTATTAAAATCAGTTCTATCTAATGGTCTATCAATATCATCTATTAAGGAAGAATCTTGTATTAAACAACCAATCGTATTCAAATATGCTCTTTTATCTACAAGTCCTTCGTGTGCCATTATTTCACCTCTTTCCCAATTGACTGAATATCAATCTGTTTTATTTTTCTCCTTTTAGGTTGAACAATAATGGTCTTTTCTTTGTACATATTTGAAATATCCATACTTTCATTATGTTCTTCCAATTTATCAACCGACTCATAATACTGCATTGCTTCTGTGTGATAATATGGGACAATTCCAATTACATCACCAGTTAAATCTTTTTCAATGATTTCATGCAGATAAACCAGAGTCTTATACATGCTTTCGTATGTAAAACCATAACGCTTGATATAATCTTCTGTTAAGGCATATACTTTTGTACTTAATTCTTCTCCTTCGATGAGACTTCTTAAATACTTATAATACTGTTGCTTTTTTGCATATTCCTCTTCGGATAATGCTTCTTTTAATTCGGCTTGAGGTCTAGCCTTTTTACCGACTTTTTTCTTTGTAGCAACCTTATCTATCTGTTCAGTTTTGTCTTTCTGCAATGTCTTGATTGCAATATTAAAACATTTTTTATGAGCATAGCGTCCCTTGTATGGAACGCCATCCTCATCTACAATTGGCTCATTGCATATTACGCATTTTCTTCGAGCTGCCATGTATCAACCTCTTATAAGTTATTCTCCTCAATGAAACTCTCAATATCATAAATGATTGCTTCAATAAGCTGTTCCTGACCTTTCTTCAGATCACTAGCCTTCTTGCCTTCGCCTAACTGATTTGCAACGATTGTCTGTAAATCTTCAAGATATCCATTATCAGCAAGCTTCTCGCCAAGTTTCTGTAACTCATCCATGAGGTCATCATATGATTTAACATCAACTGTTCTCTGTGCTTTCTGCTCCTCGTATGTAACTGCTGTGATTCCCTCTTCTCTCTCCTGAATCTCAATAGCCTTAATAATTACATCTTCAAGAGCTTCAGCAGTGAACTCCTCAATATAAGTAGTAGGAAGATAATCGAAACGAGAACGAGCAAAGAACTCATCTGTCTGTGCTAAGAAACCAGAAGACTTAATAACCTTACCGTCTTTATCAACACCGTTAGAACGAACATAAACACATAAGTCTGTATTATTGATGATAGGTGCTAACGCCCTCTTATCAGCCTTTGGTGAAATGTATCCATCCTTCTCCTGTGCATGTGCAATAAAGTAACAACAATATCCAGCACCAAGTAACTTGTTAATCTGCTTCCAGAACTCAGTCTCATACTCTTTCCAAAGTCCATATCCACCGTTTCCTTCTCCGATTGAAGGAGCTTTATACTTCTGGCAAATAAATTCCTGACAGTAATTTGCAGCCGCTTCAATCTCATCAAAGATAATTGTTGAATACATTTCTCTTGCCTTCTCTACTGTTGCAGGATCTGTAAGCTGCTTGTTAATCTTAATGAAGTCAGACCACTTTGTAATAGGACAATATGGAACACCAGGAATGGCATTAAGACCTGCCTCAAATGGAAGATAGAATGGCTTCTTCATACGAGTTGCCTGCTTAGTCTTTCCTAAGTTATTTCCACCATAGACAAGAATAACCTTGCCTTCTAAACCTTTTGCTACTGTGCTGACCTGTGGATTAAAAATATCTAATTCGTTCATGTAATTCTCCTTTATTTTTAAAAATATTTTTTTAATAAAAATGGTACATATTTCAAACTATTTCATTCGTACCTACAACAAAGTTAGATTAGAAACCTAAACTTCTACCATGTGCTGCACCACTTGGCTTTGCAGTAGATGCCTTTGCACCACTCTGAGCTTTAGCTTTTGCTTCCTCAAGACGATTTGCTCTCTCCTGAATTGCAGCCTGAATTGTTTCAGCAACATATGGAAGCTCTGGTGTAATACCTTCCTCATATGCTTCAGAAGCACCTGTGATAAGAAGATCACTCTTAATCTCTACAGATACCTTCTTTCTTGGCTTACCAATCTTAACTGGAATCTCTGTAACAGTCTCAATTCTGTTATTGATAATATCTCCATAGAACTCTACTGTCTGTCCTACCTCGAATCCTGAATCAACAGCCTGTCCTACTTCACCCTCTGCCACAAGGTCGATTGGTTCAATTCCGTTATATATAGGCATCCATCCGCTTACTACAATTCTTCCTGTCTCAACACCATCAGCATCAAGCTCAGGATTGATACCAGAAATGAATACCTCAACTGCGAACTCTGCGTGTGGCTCATAATCCTCGTCAGCCTTTAATCTCTTGAAGAAATTGCTCTTGTAAGATACAATCTTCTCACCATTCTTACCTGTGAATGGACTAATATCACCAGTTACTCTAACCTTTGTAGCCTCTTCCTCACCAACTTCTGCAATAGACTTATACTCATTCATTACTGTCTGAATACCTGCATAAGTCTTATTGTCAGTACCAGCCTTAGTCTTCTCATTTACATTGACGTTGTACTTAACGAAATTCACATCAGAAGTTTTGACTGTAATATGACCTGTTATCTTATTCTTTCCATCTTCTGTTACAATCTTCAGATCCTTCTCACTAACTACACCTACTGCTGTTGCCTTTGCATTTGCCTGTCTTAAATTTGTTTCCTTTGTTGTTGTCTCTGCCATTTAAAAAATGTCCTCCTTATAATATGTAATAAAATTTTTTGATAACTATATTTGAGATTAAGCGTTTACATAATCTCTCCAATTTTTTGAAAAGAAACTTGCATCACCCTTAATCTTATTAATCTGTGTGACACCCTTCTTCTCCATATTCTTTCTTGCAACCATTCTGTCTAACTTTCTTGTATGAACCTGTGTTGGTACTCTCTTTGTCTTCATTAAATGAATCCTCCTTATAATAAAATTTAATTGATAACTTATATATCTAAACGCCCAAATGGACGGAACACAGAAGTTAATTTATATAAACATCTATGTATAATCAGTGATTTTTGAGTATAAAAACCCAAGGGTATGCTGTTCTTCCACCCATACAAATGTTTTCTGCATTTATTTATTCTCTTATTTGTCACGTATTTTATATATTATTCGTAACATTTTGTTTTGGAATTTTTAAACTGAATCGTTCAAGACTGATTACTAGGCAGTAATCTTTACTTTGATAAGTCTATATGGGTGATAAGCGTTTGGATATTTCTCTCTATCCACTTTGCTGATAAACATTTCATATGGTCTAATCCATACTCTTTTATCCTTTAAGCTCTGGTATACAACCATCTTTTCTTCTGTTTCTGTATTAATCCCAATGGTAACAATCTTATAAAAACCGCCTTTGAAATGTTGTACAGTATCTCCTGGTTTGAAATCTCTGTTATACATAAATACACCATTTGATTGCATACGTCCTAATATCTCAACATTCATTGTGATAAATTCACCATGTTTTAAAAGTTCGTCCTTTTCAATCAGTGCCACCTTATCAACTAAGTAACCATCCTCTTTTTCTTCACAAGTAACTGTCTGCCCTGACTTCCAATTATTTGCAAAGTCTTCATTAAATCTAAATTCTGTCACTTTCTCACCTCCTCAAAATTCACATGAAACAGTGATTTATTTATATGGTAATGTTTCTAGCCATTGGTTAATATCTTCTATATCCATTTCTTCTGTTGTAGTTGCGTTTGGATAATAAAATGTAATGCTATTTCTACTTAACCCTTCATCAAGCAACTGTTTCAATACAGACAATGTATTTTCTACGCCAAGATGATAAGCTTGTTTCTGATCTTCATTATCAAATGATTTGTCTACACTTTCATTTGCTGAATCTATAACCATTTTCACTTCATTCGGAATATTGCATCCCCAAAACTGTATATCATCTTCAAATTCTGCAAACATAAAATCCTCCTTTATATGTTTATTCTCTATTTGATTTTCATTTTTATTGGAAATTGTGATTCGAAGGAATCATAGATAAGTTAGATTTACTTGCTAAATAAATATTCATCACATTTAAAGCCGTTTTTATTTAACCAATCGGATACTAAATGACGATGACAAAAATCTGTAGGCTTTTCATAGCAAATCAAAGCAATGTCATTTTCTCCAACATTATATCCATAGCAAATTCTTGAAAAATCTAAGACAACATCAGTAGCGTTTAATTTATTTAATACCTGCTCATTAAAGCACTTTATATAATAATCATTATCATGATTTTCTTTCCACTTCATAAAGAAGTCATATTTTGGTGCAAGCTTTTTATATTGCAAGCCTGTATACCAATTAGGTGCTTTTCCACAAATTGAAATTGGAATTATATTATCTGGTAACGATTTAAGTTTTGCAAAATAACTTGTATATATCACATTCTTACCTCCAACTATATATTCTCTGTTTTAATCACAATACACATAATTACAGCTATTGGATTCAATATTTTCTAAGTCAATAATCATTTCGCCATCTTCACGATATCTATCAATTTCAATATTAGAAATTTTAATAGAAGTGTCTGTCATTTCTACAATATTTCCTATGTCGTGATCATGATGATTTGTCACTTTATTGAATAACGTAAATGCAATATCTTCACCAACTCTAAAGTTTTTCTTGTTATCTGTTACTAATGTTCTTACTGTTTTAATGTTGTATTTCACAATCTCACCTCCACAACCAAGAAATGTCAGTTTACTTGGGTTTAAAACATGCCATTAAATCTATCATTAAAATTTTTTGTCATATTCTTTATCTGACGCTTTGTAGAACAATAAACAATAAATTTAAGTACAAGAAGCAATCCACCAATACCAAACAAAATATACTCAACAATTGTTGGAATTACTAAAATTGCATTTGCTTTTAATACCTCTGCTACGATTCCTAAAATAATAAATACACACCACATAATTTTATATTCTCCCTTCGTTTTAATTTAATAAGCTTTTATCAATAATCTGAAAGTTTGCTCTATGAATATATAATGCTTTACCGTCAATCATAAGTTTTGTAGTCTTAGGTAAATCTTGACATACCTGCCAATACACTTCATCACCTGAATAAGCACAAATCGGATCGCCTAACTGAGACTGAATTACAACTACTCTTGATTTACCAAAGTAATTCTTATATTTATTCACAACACTTGCAATTATTACATTGTCTCCCAAACTGCCATCTGTTGTACTATTGATAACTTCTGGACTCTTAAAATCTACTTCTGGATTTAATCCTTTCTCGGAAAAAATCATTGTACTTCCACAACTCTCTACCTCTTTACCATCAATGGTAACTGTCACTACACTAGATAATGTCTGTGTATATCCCCATCCACCATCAGAACTATACGACTGTTCTTTGACAATGTTGGATGCAAGATCAATTTTCTGACCACTCATGTCCATGAACTTTTCACCTTCATTAGAATAAAACGAAGCATTATATGTATTGCCTGTGATTGAACCATTTAGTTCATTTACTTCGTTATCTAATAATGCACATCCTGACAAACTTCCTACTGCTAACGCAGCAACTAAAATTGCTGTTACAATTTTCTTTCTCATGTGTTCCTCCTTTATATTCTCCTATTTCGTTCCCAAGAAATCGAAATTTACTATGTTTCATATTCTATTGCAGCCAACACTTCTCTGTACGGTGTTTCCCTTGTTTTTGTACTTCCCCATTGGGTATATGTTCCCTTTAAACCTGTGTTATATGGCTTTACAACTTCATACTTACAATATTTTGTAGAATTATTCAAAAATGCTAATCCTTCATGACAAGCCAACATATCATGCTGACGTTTTTTATCTTTTACTTCATATGTATCAAATAATTCTTTATACTTCTTATCCGACCATATGCCAACTCTTGTATTTCTGATATCATGGCACACGTTTTTACCAACAAGTACCATGTTAGATATTCTCTCTTTCCCGACTTTTAAGACATAATCAGTTGCATTTACATCACAATTAAAATTAAATGTTCTTACTGTTTCTTTTCCTTTAAATTTATCCAGTTCAAACGAAGCGATGTTTGTACCAACAAAACCACCATTCATTACTAACCAGTCAATGTGATGCATTTTGATATAATCGGCAACAAGCGTTAATGCACCACCAACAAATACATATTTTGCAACTGGTGGCATTTTCTTTAATACTTGAACGCCCAAACTTTCAAGAATGTCTTTTCTTTTCAACCCATCTTCTGTCATTGGATATGGATCACATACAACACATTTCAATACACCTTCGTTATGAAGATAATGTGCTGCAACAACATCATCAACATCTTGGTCTAAATCTGCAATGTATACTATTTCTTTCTCCAATTTTTCACCTCCAAAGGAAACCGATATTTCTTGTCCTTTTTATTACTATATATAGTAGTTTAAATTTATCCGACCACTATATATAGTATGTGATTTTATGAAATATACTACCTATTGTATTATTCTCTCTTTTACTTCAATAAAGCAGCAATCTCATCAATTTCAAGCTCTGTTTTCTTATCATCAGAAAGTAACTTGTCCAACTTGCTCTCCATTTTCTTCAAATCAGATTCTTCTTTCTTCAGACCAGATACATCTAATTTACTCTTAATATCTTTAATCCATGCTGTCACACTGTATCCTGAAATTTCAAAATCAGCCATATTGAGATCTTTGGCAGACATCAAATATGAATTCAATCTAATCAAAAGTAACAACAACGCATCATCTGAACATACATTAAGATTAATTGTCATTCCATCCATATTAAGAACGCAATTTGTTTCAGGAATAAATCTGATTTTCTTCTCGGAAATTGATTTCTTCTTAGCCTCAATCTGTTTCTTTAATTCTAAAATTCTGTCATCGTTTTTACTCATTAAACTCGTACTCCTTTTTATATTCTCTACCGTTTGCTAAATATTTTTGAATATACATCGGCTTCATCACTTCAAAAATCTTTTCTAACGTAACTGGAATCATATGCTTTTCTTCTATGTCTTTATATGGATAACGGTTTGATTTAACCATTTTAGATGTAGTAGGAAAAATATCGGTTACTTCACTAGAATCTCTGTAGTACCTACTTGTATTATCTTTTATACAAACAATAAATAAGTTATTATTTTTGTCTTCTGGATAAATTTCAAACTCATATTTATTTCTACCGTAATATTCACTTATAAATTGTCTTTCGTCCCAACGACCAGAAGATGATCTTTTCTCAAACTCTTCAAAAGTGAGATATTCGTATTCATTTTTTGAACTGTCGTATGGAGAATACTCACAGTTTCTTTCTAAATTATTGTAGATATTTGCATATTTTTCACTGCATTTGTTATCAATACATTTGATAAATTTATTTTTTGGCAAAGATTTATAATGATAAAAAATACCATTATGCCAAAACCAAAAATGTTTACCTTTATTTGTTCCTTCCCAATAGTCAAAAGCTTCAAATTTACCCATATAAATCCAATTCTCATTATCTTTTGTAAGATATGTAGCACCGATAATTAATTCTTTTGCTTTAATGGTTTCATTATTATGGATAATTTTATTAAACTCACTAATCTGCTTATAATCAGGTGATTCAACAGGCATAAGAACTAAATCTTTACCATCCCACCCATATATAAATTCTCCTTCAAGTCCCTTACCCTTGATACAATTCGCATTTTCGAGAATGTATAATAAATTTTCAATGGTAATTTCAAACTCAAATCCTCTTGGATCATATACTCTACAATAAGCATGTCTATGATCCCATCCTGTAGAGTAATCGCCAGCTTTCTTATTGAGTACAAATCCTTCTGTTGGAACATTCTCAAATTCATCATTTGGAATCTTATCGTCACGCCAACTATTCCACGATGCTTCTTTTCGTAGCTTACCTTTTTCATCATAGTAAATGACATAAGCAAGTTTTCCTGTGTAAGTTCCTGAACGATTTTGATATCCAACATTTATCGTTTTAGGAACAAAAATGCTACTGTTCATTCTGTTATTCTCTCCTTTCTTTGTGCAAAATTTATTTCTAAAGGAAACAATATTTACCCATTCTTCGATTCAAATTCTTCAAGCGCTTTATAAAATTCGCTGCCTTTAATTTCTGTAAAACCTGTATCATCATCTGGTGTAATAGTTTCATATTTTGTTGTAGAAATATTCAAGTATAACTTATTCTCATACTCAAATCTTGAAATAGAATACCCACCTAAATGCAGTTCTTTAAAATAGTTTCCTACTCGAATCGGATGATTGTTAATGACAATATTCTTTTTAATACATAAATCCTGAAACTCTTTTAAAGTCTTACTGTTAGCCCTAAATTTTCTCATTAACGTATCAGAATCGCAGAATAGTTTATTTGGCTTTAGCAACTCTTTACCAAATTTCTGATTATTTTCATTGCAATCAGTAATATATAATCTTATATTATGCTTCTCATACTCTTCAAATGGACGATTTACAGATCCATCTCCGCTAATATAATATTCTTTTCCAGTAATACCTTTATCCTCGAAAAAATTATTTGCTACTATTCTTCTTTCTTCTCCATGCTTTCTATAATCAGTAATCTCTTTTAGAAATTTCTCATTTGTTACAATATAAAATTTCTCCATTTTTACCTCCACATTTTCAAAAGAAACGAATCTTTCTTGTTTTCAGTTCACATCATTATGTGTTTCACCATCTGAGTAATAAATACTCCAATCCTTGAATAACTCAATCAACTTATCATTATCCCAATCATATTCATTACAATGTGTAATGGAGATTGATTTTTTATCTCCAAAACTTCCTATATCATTAGAGCATCTACTATATAATTCTCCTAAATCCAGTGTTCCATATCTCAATGTATCCTGGAATGGGTTTGGTACATTTGTTTTGTCAAACATATATTCATTGATAAATCTCTTATTACATTCAGATGGAAATTTACCAGCACCATGTCTCGTTAAATAAGTACGAGATACATAACAAGTTTCAATACTTATCTCATCATTCCATTCAACATTTTCAATTATTCTCTTGGGATTTTTAATACCTGTATTAGACGGCGTTAGATGCGGAAAATATTCTGTGTTGTTCTGATCAAGCAATAAACCTTGTGCAGCTTCAAATACAATATTGTCAAACTGATTTAAGAAATAATTGTCTGATATAACCAATGAGTGATTATTCATAAAATCCCAATCATCTAAAAAGTGTTCAAATATACCATTATCAAAGAATATTCTTGACCATTCATCTGTTAATATAATATTCTCTCTTTCAAATTGTTCTAAGTAATATTCTCTGATTTGATTATCTACATCAGTTATGCCAGCTTTATATCTTTTGATAGTTTCAAAAATTCCCAAGCCACAACTACCATGTTTATTTTTTCCACGATTTTCCTCTATAATCTGATTTGCCATCATATCAAAAGGTGTAGTCAACATACAATCTTGATTGATATAAACATTTGGGACATATCCTAATTTCATCAATTCATCATATTCCTGCTTAAAAATAATTGGATTAACAATAAAATCCTCAGATAAATATGTACTTGCATTATTGAATGTTCCAGATCCAAAATGATGAAAGACATGTCTGATTCTGTCAGGAGTCGTTACGGTATGTCCTCTCTGAGCACCACCATTTGAACAAACAACAATACTATTAGGTTTCTGTGAGAAATAATCTGTCATTAAACCTTTTCCACAATCTCCAAAGTTAGCACCGATTACAATCTTAATGTCTTTCATCTCTTAAATCTCCTATTCTACCAAGTAATTCCTTCTGAGTTAGAAGGTGTAGTAACTGTATCTATAACATTATTCTCTGCTTCACTAACAATAATATCTACAATCTCATTTGTAATACTGTCCATATTTACTCTTCTAAAATGAGTATCATCAAGATACTTCTTATAAGACTTTTCAATCTCATCCTCATCCCATCTATGACGATGAGCAACATCTAAATGATAGATGTTAAACTTCTGAGAAGCTTCATTATATAAATCTTTTGTCTCCACATCTGCCTGAAGATTATCACCTGTTGCTTCAATTAAGCCACTTCTATAACCCTTTAATGGAAGATATGGATTTAACTGCTCATCACCCATTGTAATAATAATTCCTTTTCTTCCACGGTTTAAGCAATCAAGCTTTGTATGACGAGAACCGAAATACCATGCTGCTGTGTAGGATTCATAACTGTTTCCACCACCACCGAACTCAAAATAAATCTTGTCAAGCTGTTCAGCAATACGAATATCTGACTCAAACTGTGAAGCCTGAATTGGACAGCTATCACAAGCTAAATCACCAATACCCATGATAAGGAACTCGACATCTGTAACCTTTTCATATAACTTAGTCATAATTACATTTAACTTCTTTGCCACTTCAACAGCAACCTGTCCCATAGAACCAGTTACATCAAGTGCAAGAATAACAGGAATTGTGTTTGGATGTTCCTCTGTAAAACCAACACTTACATATGCATCAAACATATTCTTCTTAGTTCTCGCCTGAATTGCAGGATACTCAGTGTTCTCAGAATAATCCTTTGCAATAATCATGAGTTCCTTCAAAATATCATATACAGGCTCTTTGTACTTTGTAATGTATGTCTTTACTACCGCTCCTAAACTTTCTGGATTCTCTGCTAATAATCTTAAAATTGTTTCCATGTTTAATATTCTCCTTTAAATTTATTCAACATCTGTTCCTTCTACAAAACAATGTAAAATATCTACAATGTCTTTCGGTGTGTTCCTTAACAAATCAAAACACACATTAATCTCTGTATACATTCCCATTATGTTTTCACCTCCAATGTATTATTCTCCACTCACAATCTCATAAATAATATCATCGTGATATTTACCACTCTTATCTTTAATTGAATCTTTCAGAACATGTTTCGTTCCATTATGTCTCTCGATAAAGTTATCGTAACCTCTACAAGCAGGATTTCCACCAACAGCTCTCCATTCAACTCTATGTAATGTTTTAATCAGTTCTTCTAATTTATCGAATACGTCCCTACCAACCAAGATATTTCCTCTGTCAAATGAGAACAATCCAAAGTTATATGCTTTAGATACATACCAATCAACGGAATATCCTAAATAGCCAATGAGTTTTTCGTTCTTATCAACTATTGCATATTGGAATTGACTCTCATTTGGATATTCTGCAATTTCAGGACTCCAATTGCACATACAACCAGTTTCATACATCATATCTGTTGTATAGTAATATTTCTGAAATTCTTTCCCAATCTGTTCTTTATATAAAATTGCAGGTACTAACACTTAATCACCTCTTTTCTATAATCCAAGGATATTTTGCTTTCTTGTAAAGTTACTCCCAACTAATTACAATATTTCTCAATACCTTGTGTCATAATATCTCTTAATTCATCTTCCTCATATGTAGAGCCAAACTGCGACCAACTACAACTATATTCTATATCATTGTGTACTAACGCAAGTTCAAATACACTGCCACCATAATTCTTATATGCATCTAATTTGATAGCTTTAATATGAGGAATTTCTAAACGCCAATTATGCTTTTTATATTCAAACTGAATATTAGTAGCTTGCCCAAAATTAAAGTCAATGAATTTAACATCATTCATATACTCAATATCAAGAAGCTTTTTAATATAATTGACATACCAATCATATGTTTCCTTTTCTTTATACTTCTTTCTTTTGTCAAGCTTGTTACCGTCCGTATCCTGATTTTTTAATAACATATTTAACCATTCTCTACACATTTTAATCGTGGACGGCTGATCAAGCAGCATATACTGGATGTTTTCTTTATAAATGCGAAATGTTTGTTGTTCAATAAGGTTATATTCATTCTTCATATCATCCAATGCTTGTTTCTTTGCAGACAATCTTCTTTCTGCTTGTGCAAACTTATTTAATGAACCCATTTCATATTCGCCATTATAGTTGTATGTGTCATTTTTATATGCCAAAGACATTAATCGTTCACCTCGCTCTAATATTCTTTCTTTGTAACCAAAAGAAACCTGAATTTCCTTACCAATAGTTACTAGAATCATTATCATTATGTTCAAAATCATCCGCTGTTTCTGAACACTTTCTTGACAATTTCATCGTATCTTCGTCATTCCAACCATATTCTGAATCAAGTTTATTAAGCCCCAAGTGTTTCTTAATGTCATCCTGATTGGCTAAAATCTGACTCAATGCCTGAAATAATAACTTTGTTTCTTCGTCTCTCATAAACAATCTCCTTTACTTACCATTACAAAGTCCAACTTTGTAATCGTCTTTCACGTCAATAGTTACTTCTCTCTGAAATTTTCCTTCCTTATCATAAAGGGATAAATAATATCTGTTACCACGCTGCTCTAAGTCAAGATTCTCATTCTCGAATAATAATACTCGTCTCTGTTTCTGCACTGGTTTAGTTTCTACTTTTGGAGATAATATAATAGGTGGAAGTTCTATTGTAGCTGTTTCAACTTCTTCAAGAATACAGCTAATATCATCATCTAACTTACTATCGTCATTCGTATGCCTATCAACTGCTCTAATAATATCTTTCTCAAATAATAATCTATTTGCCATTTTATTATTCTCCATTTCTACATATATAAATGATATTTTCTTCCAATCTGATCAATAAGTTCACTGTCCATTGGTCTAAAACCAATTACAGTAAGTGTTCTACCATCTTCTTCTGGTTCTAATTCAGTGTGATAGTTATCCTTTATGAGCCAGAAATCTTTGCCTTCAACCATTCCTAATTCTTCTGCCATAGTCTTAGCTTTTAGCAACTGATTCTTATTCTTGGCTTGAAGAACACATTTTGTAAATTCACCCTCAATCCAATTGTGAAGAATATCTTCGTCAATATAGCCATCGACATGACCATCTAAATCGGCATTATTTCTAATAAACCAACTAAGAAATGCCATAGAGCCGTAGCTGACTTGAGCTGCGAGCTTCCCAGAACTCATATTCAAATCTTTTCTAGCAATAATAATTTGTTTATACATATACGTCCTCTTTCCACTCATCTAACCAATAGAAACTATCAATCTGTTTATCAAGCTTTCTAACTTGCTCTCTTAATTCAGATTCTTTCTTCTTACTATCTGTTCTCTGACACTTCTTCCATAATTCATTACGCTGCTTAGATAATTCATTGTACTTATCAGATACATTAATCTCTTCTACGACTGAAATCTCAATCTTTTTGCCACAATGAGGACAAAACTGGATTGGATAATTGTCTGTCTGTTCCCATTCATCTTCATACGATGTAATAACTTCTGTATGTGAAGTACAGAGCTGAGGAATAAAACCATATTCTTTATCATAATCAACATTAAAATTTGTTAAATTTTCGTTTGTAAATTCTATGCACTCATTATTCTGAATTTCATCACAACAATACTTAAATGGCTTATACTTGTACGAATGAGTGTCGTTAAATTTTAATCTAATTAATTCTATCCTCATATCTTTATTCTCCTAACTTTCTTCCACACCAAGGACAATATGCAATATACTCTTCCTGATGAACAAATCCATCGTCATATTCATCCCATTCTGATGTTTCTATATCCAAATAATATTCATTCGTCAATGGATCTACATATATTCGATTATCAGGTGAGTCATAATCACAACGATTACACATACACTTACCTCGCTTTATCACATTCATTGAAATCTAAAAGCATCTTATATTTATATTCTCCAAATCTTTCTTTCCAACGCTGCTTTGCTTTATCAGTATCCCAACTAAAAGGCATCATATGGTAATTGATGAGGAAACATATATCTAATACAACCTTATTAAACTCTTCCATTAAACTCTCTAAAACCAAATAGCATCCGACAGATGGGTGGTCATAATAATGAGCTATACCATTTTCATCAATTGTCTGGCAGTATAGTTTGCCATAATCATGAAGAACTGCTCCAATATTGTATTCAGCTTTATGTCCTTTTTCTGTAAATAAATCATATGTATTAAAGCAATGATTTTCTAAAGTCATAGTATGATGAGGATTCTTCTGGTCAAAATCTTTCATTTTAGCAATCAATCCACCTGTGGTCATTGCATTAGCATTATGAAATTTATGAATAATAATCTCATCGAATCCTTCCTCGTAGAACGGAATCTGATATTTTCTAATCTGCTTATCCAACACAAAATCAGGTACAGGATGTTCTCTATGTAGATTATCTTTTTTGCACTGTTTAAATGGCTTTGGAATAATTACACATACTTTTCTGACATTTAAACCATTTACTTTCATCATAATTGCTCTACGAGATTTCATAGTTAGATTAGTTGCATCTGCAATTACATTCTTTTTATTCTCCAAATTCTTGCGGATTCTATCGTGAAAAATCTTAAACACTTCTTCGTTATGTTCTTGATCTTCGTAATTACCTGTTAATTCTTCACGAATTGCGTCTGATGATACGATTACTGTATTTGGATTCTCATTGGCAATCTGAGTAGCAATGGTTGACTTGCCACTACCACTCAGTCCAACGAGTACCCACATTGTAGGTTTATTCATTTAAAGTCTCCTCAAATAATTCTTCAGCTTCTTCCATATCAGGTACATCAGATGTATCTTTGGCGATCCCCTCAATTACCTTAAATTCAAACACCTTATCCTTATAAGCCGTGAATGTTGCTCTGTTATCAATACGAACAACTACACCTTCGGCAACATGTGTCTTACCGATTTCATCTGCTGGCATACCATCAAGATATTTATTTACTCTTTCTTTCAAATCTTCTGGTGTAGTAAAAATAAACTTCTCTAAATCAGGTACATGCTTAACACCCAACTTGTCACACCATACCTCTACAATCTCCCAAGGCACTTCAACAACTGTTCCGTCTGCTGTTGTCATTGTCATTCGATATACATACATCTCATTTTCGCCTGGCTCACAACCATATGAGAATGTTGTGATGTCACCAAATTTCTTTGTAAATTCTTTTTCCTTAACTCCTTTATTAGATACTGAACCCATAATTGGTGTTGTTTCATTTACATATCCTACAATTTCATAGAAAATCTCAGCACCCTCAGGAAGCTTGTCTTTTAATAAATCGTGGTACTTCTTTCTAAATCCATTATCAGAATAATATCCATCATTCTTTGTCATATCCTTTAATACAACTCTTCTGCTACCAGATACAACAGAAACTTCTCTTGTAACCTTTGGCTGCATATGTAAGAACTTTCTCAGTTTACTATTCTTCTTTGTAACCTTAACAGTCTTCATAGTACGAGCTGATGTTCCATGGAGCTTACGAGTAATATAAATTGTATCTCCTGGCTTAAATGCTGACATATTATATGCAAGCTGTGCAGTATCTTTATGCTCCTCAAAAAATGGATATGATACTGTTTCTTTCTGAAACTTGTTCTTCTTATTTGAACTATTTCCATCACTTCTTGAACGATTCTTTCCACTAGGAATATATTTCTGACAAATCTCATGACCACCAAGAACTGTAATCTGATCGCCATCTTTTAATTTTGAAATATCTGTATACTTAGAAAGCGTCTCAACAGGTAATACAAGTCCTTCTGACTTCTCACCTCTAAGTCTAATAGCGGTTACATTTCTCTTCTCAGCATCCATATAACCACCAATGTTGTTTCCGCTTTCGTCTTTCTTCCTTACAAGGTTGTTATCTGTTGCATACTCAAGTGATAACTGACCGTCAGATGGGAAGAAGACCACTTTCTGCCCTTCATGATAACTCAAATCTACAATTACATTCTGTCCAAATACTTCTACACACTGTAATCTATCAGCGTTACTATGTTTTCTTAATCCTTTTAATGTTGTGATATAAGCACAATACATAAGTTCCTCTTACCTTAGTAAGTAGTGCGCACTTTATCCTATAGGAACTTTTCTATTTTTCCTTTCTTATTTTTAATCTTCTAATTTGTTGCCTTTTGCTTCATTACAAAGCTTACACATTGTTTGATAGTTACTAATATCATCAATACCACCTTTTGAGCGTGGTATAATATGATCTTTTGTCATTAAAATTTCATCACCATTATCATCAACTGCATACAAATTCAGATGATAATTCTTATCCTGCAAATGTCTTTCTTTTGCAAAATATTTTCCTTCAATTCCACAAACTGCACATTTACAGCCTTTAGTGAAAAAAGTCTGGTATCTCTGGCTGTTACCCTTAATTAAATCCCCATCGAAATCAACTTTTGCAAGTCTTTTATCTTTCTCAAATAAAACATCTTTAACCTTATCGTGTACCTCTCCTATGGAGTACGTGGATTTTCTGATGAGATTGTCATGTTTTGGTTTAAACTCATGCAATCTAATATCTTTATTTGAAATAAAAACATTTTCTGTATTTTTCTTGCTTAATAAGTTAACCAAATCTCTTACTGTGTGAATTTTATTGGAAATAGAAATAGTATTACCATTCCATTTAATTCCTGTAATCTCTGTATCAAGAGTAGGCGACAATGGATTATTGTTCTTTGGGAATTCTGTGTTTAAGAAATCCTTGATTGTCTTATATTTACTTTTCAAGCCTTTCCCATTTATGGAATAATTAAATTTCAAACCTTTAAATTGTTGCTTCTTACTCATAAAACATATCTCCTTCAAACTTTTATTGTCGCTTAATTATTCTCTCTTTTATTTTGGAAATTGTGAGCAGAAACGCTCTTAGATAAAATCAACAGGAAATGCTTCTTTAATTTGATTCTTATTCTCCCATCTGGTCTACAATACTCTGTAATTTATCAATGTACTTCTGAGCATATTCCTTATGTTTTAACTTTTTAATATTTGCAGGAACAATAGCAAGCGTAGCCTCTCCAAAAGCCTTGTAACTTTCATATGCCCTCAAGAAATCACACATAGTTGCCATGTCAATCCAATCTAAATCTGGCTGAAAACAAATCACTTCACCTTTCTGTGGATGTAGTTTTCTAACCTTAATAAGTGTCTGTTTAAATAATTTCTTTTTCTGTCTTTTGTTCATAATTTAATTTGTCTCCTTTACATAACTTCTAAATGATACTCTTTAACATATTTTCTTCTCTTCCAAAACTTCCACCAAGGGAATTCCACATATTTTATTTTTATAACTCGAAACATCTTGTTCTCATTTTTATCTCTGTCTAACCTTAAAGCAGGTGAACCAAACATTGTTTCGGCTAATTCGTTAATAGAAATGTGTTCTCCAATTTGATATTTCTTCTTGTGTGGCTGTGGAGGATAATAAGAAATCACGTCATGTTGTCGTAATTCATATGCTCTCATATTGTTATTCTCCTTCGGATATTACTCTTATTGGCTTTATAGTTTCATCATTTGTTGGTATAAGAAGCACTTTGTCATTTCCAACCTGATCTTTAAATATTTGTGGAGCTTCAACAAATGTAACTCTTTTTGACCTATCACTATCCAACCACTCTTTGAATTTTTCGAGATTTTCTTTTTCAGAAATTGCAGCACATGGACTTACTTTATCTATTAATTCTAAAAATTTTTGTCTTTCATCTTGTGATAACTCCATACTGTTATTCTCCTATTTGCTCATTCTAAAATACTTTTGCATCACCAACTACCAAATCTTTTACTTCTACAAAAGAATTTAGATTATCTTCCATAGTTGTAATCAATATCTCATCAAATAAATCTTCCATCATACCAAAGAATCGTACAGACGGATGAAATCCTGGATATTCTTTCAAACGACATTTATTAACTCTACCCCTTAATACAGGAAGTCCATGTCTTCTACGTTTGTTGTTGCTCCAATGGATAGGATTGTCATAAAAAGCTTTCTTCTTTCGTCTGTACTCTTCTAATTCTTCTCTTGCAAGCTTGTCAATCTCTTTTTCTCGTTCCGTTTTCGGAGATTTACCATGAATAATATTGTCAAATTGCTTTCTGACATTATCGTTTACTTCTGCTTTTTCTGAATCACTCATCTTATCAAAGTTTTGAGCTACATCTAATAGTGTATTTTTCAAATTGTTATTCTCCTATTTCTATATATTCCAATATCCAACTATCGTATTTATTTTCTTTAATCAACTGCTGATATAAATTTATCCATCCTTGTGCTGAAAGACCTTTGTACTTCCAAACGCATTCTTTCCAATGTCTGTGTATAAAATGACCTCTTGTTTTTAACTCAATACATTTTACACATTTATCGTATAATTTCTTGGAATACCAATTCGATCTCCTTCTATTCCAGTTATTATTCCAGCCATCTATAAATGCTTCTGTCGGATCAAATCTGCTTCTCATATCAGTAAGAGTTCTGTCGTATAACTCAGTTTTTGCATTGTATAAACAATGAAGCAGAAAATAGATGTCTTCATAATCATTTTTAAAATTCCATTCTTCAATATTTAAATCAAAATACATTATTCTTCATTCCTTATTACATCAAACTTAATTGGTAACATAGCTGTAAATCTACTCTTCATCCAAGGTTTTTCTTTCGTTGCAAATTCATCACCAAATTCTTCTGCCAATACAAAATCTCCGACAGTGTAGACAATAGAATATCCAGTTAAATCTTTTGGAATCTCCTTATTTACATTACAGGTTTTAAGATGAATCATTTTATCTATGCACTCACCCATTAAGTCTTGAAAGAATACAAACGTTCCATCACAATTGCAACGCTGCATTGTGAAATATTCAAAATCTGCATCTGGATCATGCTTAATAATCACATTAAAATAAGGTTTGTCACCTTTAAGATAAGGTACATCTGCTAAAATTGTTCCATTTTTGGTGTAATTAACAACCGTAAATAGCTCTCGTATATCCTGTTCAATCATGGATTCATATTTATTATTCTCCATGCCATTGCACTGACCTGATGCAATTCGTTCTTTTACAAATTCTAATGATTTACCCATAAATTTCTCCTAATTACTCAGTCTGTATTTGTCATATTCATACATTGAACAATCTTCACAATAAAGATTTTGTTCTTTGCAATCTTCACAATCGAAACATCCACCATAAATGCCACCATTTTCATTCATCTTACAGGTATTACATTTACAAGTTTCACATGATGTATTCACTTAATCACCTCCTCGAATGAAACGTGGTTTTACTTTACTTTAGCATTGTAATTACATTGTTATGTTATCTGTTTTACTATTGAATTTTTTGCTTGCTTCTGAAAATACATCATGAATACTTCTATATTCACCATCACTATTTTGTATATCTGTATCAAATAATTCTTTAAAGAATACTTTAAATGCTTCTAATTGTTCTGATTCTGACGCATTTTCATCAATATCATAATTTATGATTTTTATCGCTCTATCTAAGTCCAATATATTACCTCCGTAGGAAACCAAAATTTCTTGTTAGTTTTTATTCTCCGTTATATGTAAACAACCTCTCAATTCTAATATTCTTATCATCACTTTTTTCTTTATTACTATCCAAAAGCGTTTTAGTTTCTTTATACCAAATACATTCAAACTCATCAGGCATGTTATATTCACTAATTAAAACAATATTATTTACACTTGCCTTCTTAACCCATTCGTAAAATTCTTCATATGGGAAACCTCCAGTTGAATACTTTGTTGTATCACGATACGGAATGTCGCAATAAATAACATAATTTTTAATTTTGTCTAAGGGGATATCTCTGAAGTCGAATACTTCAAATTGAATACTTTTAAGATTTGGGATTTGTTTGATAGTATTTTTATATGCCTCTAAGGAATAATTACGTTTTCCAACCTTGTCTCTTCTGTATCCACCAAACCATTTCCCACCATATGAAAGCTGAAAACCAACATACCCAACTAAATAATCTGGATATTTTTCTTTATTGTTCTTAATATCTTTATATTTTTCTTCTGTAATATCTTCTGGCGGTATCCAACCTTCTGATAACTTTTTTAATACAGCAATTAAATATTTATGATTGTCTGTACCTATCCTTTTATTACATTTAATTTTATCAATCATATTAGCACCTCCAACAAAAGGCTCTAAATATCCTTCCGTCTCATTAGTTATATATGATTGAATAATTGGTGCTAAATCTTTACTTAATCTATTTTTGCTACCAACGTATTTCATAAATTACTTGGAGTAAGGAATTCCTTCTTGTGTACACGAACCTCGTCTCCTTTCATTATTCTTATTCTCTTAATTGTTGTGATTTTTTGAGCGACTTGCTCTTAGATTTTCCAAAGAAACTTCGGTTTACTGTGGTCTATAAAATTTCATCTAAAGCACACTCAATTTCATTAATAATTTCTTGCTTAGTAATTTCATAACCTTCCATCATTTCATCAATAGGTAAGTGATTTCTAAGTACAATATAAAGATATTCTGCGATACCAGTAGTGTCATACCCTTCAACTGTTAAACCTTCTGCTAAAGGTTGAATAAAACCATTTCTGATATGATGTGCAAATTTATCTGCACCAATAATAATCTTATTACCTTTTGGAATTTTCACCTTTTCACCTGATAATGCCTTTTCAATTTCTACATCTTCTGTTGAGGTCAAAATCTAACCAATCTTGTAATCTGCCATACTACTTCTCCTTTATTATCTCAAAATCTTACTTAATCTCTTCACAACTTCTTCGCAAAATCTGTACAAACAAGTCTTCTCAAATGCTATTCTCAAATCATCAACAGTTTGTCTATATTGCTGACGTAATTCGTTGTCTATCATACTATTCCTTCTTCTCAATAATAGTTACAGTACCCTCAAACACTCCAAAATTTGATGATTGTTGAAATGTATGCGTCTCCGCAATGTCATCATCTGTCATTGGTCTTGTAAGATACCATAATGAATCATCTTTCCATGTAATCTCTTCAAGTTTCTGGTTTGGTTCAAGCTCAATTGTTGTTGAACCACCAAAATCTTTTGTAACAGACTGGCATCCCGTCATTCCAAAACACAATGTTAATCCTAATGCAATTGCTAAAATTTTCTTCTTCATATGATTTATTCATCCTCCTTTAACACAAGAATTGCTTTATAGTATCTACTATTGCATGAACTGGATTCTACTTTGTATCCATCATCCAAATAATCATTCATAGCATTCTCAAAATCATTGCTGTTTTCCATTTCTAAAATTACACAGTTCTTCATATTGTTTATTCTCCTTTGCTATATCCAGTCTCTTCAAGGAATTTATTAAATTCCTCTTTTGTCATATTATTTGGATAATACATATCAACCACCATATCAAACGGCTTCAAATAATTATCTAACACATCTTCAGCATCTTCTTTTGCTTCCTGCATTTTCATATTGATATAATCTTCTCGTGTCATATTCCATGCCGTAGGACAATCTGTGACAGTAGAAAATCTACAATATAATCCATTTGGTTGCTTTGATACAAATCCTGCCATATTATTCTCCTAATCCTCAATATATTTTATTTCTTCTAGTATCGAGCTTCCTATAACATACAGTTTCTTTAAAACTATTCTTCTCACTCTTTCAAGAAATTCTTTATGAAGTTCATTTTCTTGTTCATATACCATCATCTTTTCATTTCCATTTCTATGACAACAAGCATACGTTCCTTCTTCATATTCAGCTCCATAATAATAAAAATACAGACTGTATTTATGATTATGTTTACTGAATAACCACGGATGAAGCGTTGCAACAGTTACATGGTTATTTCCGATTTTTATTCTAAAATCATAATGTGATTTATTCTGTACGATTTTCAAAACTTCACCTCTTTTCATCCCGAAGGAAATCTATGTTTCTTGGTAAAAATATTACTATATATAGTATCTATATTTTACACAAACACTATATATAGTATTTTATTTACGCCTGATACACAAAACTTGGCATTAACTGTAATTTAAACAGATTTTTCTCATGCATTGAATCAATCTTAGCTTTTACTTCCTCACTTGGCTCAATTCCATCTCTGATATATGCATCTAATTCAGCATAAGTAAATCCAAGATTATCCTCATCTGTCTTTCCGCAAAGACCATCGGTAGGTGTTTTATCAACTAATTCAGATGGAAGACATAACTCACGACCAATAGCCTTAACCTCTGTTACTGTAAGCTGAGATAACGGACTGAAATCACCAGCAGCGTCACCATATCTTGTGGCGTAACCCACCCAATCTTCTGAAAGATTACACGTATTTGCAACTCGACCATTTACTGTCTGTGATACTGCATAAAGCGTAGTCATACGAATACGAGCAGGGAGATTTGTAGAAGTCTGTTTTGACCAACGATCTCCCAACTGTGGTTTAATCTCATGCTTTAAAGTGCGAACTGTATTGCCTATATTTACAACACAACTGTCGATTCCAAGATGGTCTACAAGCATTCGAGAATAATCAATATCTGGCTGTTCTCCCTGTGGCATTAATACACCAAAAACTCTATCCTTACCAAGAGCTTCTACACATAATGCTGCCACAACACTTGAATCCTTACCACCAGAGATACCAACGACTGCCATACAGTCCTTACCATTCTTCTCAAAGAAATCCTTAATCCACTGAACGCAATCATTAGTCGCTTTCTTTACATCAAAATTACTCATGTCTAATCTCCTCTCTAACTCTCATAAGAATTTTTCCTAAATTATTTTCTCCAACACCATTCACAGTTCCCCAAATTTTATCACCCCAAGTATTACCTTCTTCGAGATGCTGATTATCAGTCTCAAGTAACTTTGCTTTGAGCTTTAAATTTTGAGTAAATTTCGCTTTTACAATTTCGTACATAACGTTGTACTTCACATCTTCCCAATCAGATCGAAGCTGAACTCTTCTGCCAAGTTTCTTTGCAGATGATGGATCTAAATTCGTGAAACATTCTCTATCTGAAAAAGTTTTTGCTGATTGAAAAGCGGCTTCATTATTCAAATATGTAAGTCCTTCATATGTAACAGGAGAAGAATAAAAGTTGCTTAAAAAATAATATTTACCTCTAAATTCATTTATCATCCTTTGTCAAGCCTCCATAATTCAACATTGCAATCATAAAAAATATCCTCTATCATTTGATGTACTTCCTCCCAATTTGCACCGCCACGAACACAGCCAATTTTATATGGCATTGCAATACTCATATTTTCCAAACCCGCATATGATCTCAAATTTTCAAAACATTTTCTTAAAGCGTTAATATCTGTATACTGTTTTCCGTCATAGCCATATGATTTTTGTGCAAATAAATTTGCATATATTCTTGCGTCAATATTAGACTGAAAATATCTAACAGAACCCAATAATTGTTCAGGTGTATTAATCGAACAAAAACTATGATAATCTTTATATACTTGCGCATCATAATCACGGATCGCTTTTGCAACACCAGAATTAAAAGCACCTTTGCAATTAACCTGGTGCGCAATAATATCAGTGTTCGAAGTGAGCAAGTCTCCATCAATAATTTTAATCATTACTTACCTCCGTACATTCTGTTTCTGATATCCGCAAATGTATCTTCTCTTACTAACTCTCCATCTTTAAATACGGTAGTAAGTAAACTGTTATCACTCATTTCAAGTAACTGATCTTGACACTTTAATTCACCGTTATCATCGTATACTCTACAACATCCTTTATGAGATTTCTTTAAGTGACTCGTATCTGTCTTAGGATCTTTGAAAATCATTAACTTCTTACCATCAATTACTCCATATGTAGCTTTCATTGCAATACCAAAAGTATCTCTTGTAACAACAATCATCTTGCCATTTTCAACGATTGCAGTGAAGCAAAAAGCTCCTACACCATAAGCAATATTATTAGCTGCGAAACCACGCTTTTCTAATTCTTTCCAAATAGTTTCTACATTAGAAAGTGTGCAGCCATCACCATAAATAATACCGATATGCGGATTTAATACCTTATAACCTTTACCATTTACAGAACCACCAAAAATCTCCCATAACCTTTCAACTGTCTTAACTGAAATCTCTACAATATCACCACTATCAGGACGAACCAAGAGCTTTCCATTATGATTCATAATCTCTTCTTTACACTGTGGAAGAATATTATTTACCATATTCCAATAATCATAAGTATCTGAAACCATACTAAATGATGTATTTGGATATAACTCTGTTAAAAGTCTCTTAACGAACGTAATCTCATCTCCATCAATTGAGAAATTAGCCCCCATTACAGAATGCTCAGTTGAGACAGCACCGATTCCAATACCATTGTTCTTACAATCGGCATTGTAATATCTATCAATATAATTAATTGCTGGAATTGTAGATGTCTTATTAAATGAAAGCAACCATGATGCTGAACATCTTGTAGCTTCATCCATACAAGACATTCCTCTCATGCCAAAATCTGCACAAGCCATATTTCCAGGCAACCCGTCTGTTGTCTTGTTATACCAATAATCTGCAATCTCACGATACATATGACCGATAGTTGCATGACAACAAGGCTTCCATAATTCTACCTGAAGAATACATTCGATCCACTGAACAAGCCAAGCAAATTTATCATCCGTATTTGTAATCTCAATACAAGGAACACCCATAGGAACAAGTGTACCTTCTGGTAATGCTCTAATCTCAAGTGGTAAATATCTTAATCTGTGAAGCTCTACAATTTTATCTAAATCATAGTTGTCTCTACCAATCTGTACGTCCATCGAATCTGTATAAAGAGTTAGCATCTCATCTTCCGATAAATCGAAGAAATTTTTCTGAAAATATCCCATTAAATATTCTTTGATAAATGCCTGTAATCCAAAGAAAACCATTTCATTCTGATTCTCTAACATTGATTTTCTAGGCACCCAATACGACACCAATTTAGTCAAACCATTTGGGTACATGCGATCATGACACTGTTTATAAGTATCTGATAATAATAAAGCCATTGTGTTATCCATAATTTTAAACCTCCATAACTGTAATTTTTTCATGACTACCATTAAATAAACTGTTTGTCGTAAATAATCTGTTCACTGTATTATTCTCCAAAGACTTGATCAACGTTCCTTTTTCTTTATCAAGAATTGAATTCTCTGTATGTGTTGCATACGCATAAATCTCAGTTACACCATGTTTCTTTAATTCTTCTGCGCTATAATAAAGTGAACCGCCATATGCGATAATATCATCAATCATTAACACAGCTTTATCCTTCAAATCAATACCATTTGTTCTAATGTCTAATCCAAGGATTTTACCAGTCTTCCAATCTCTCTTCTTTTCACCATAACAATACGGTAACTCAGGGAATAAATCTGAATATCTCTTAGCTGCACCTGCATCTGGGAAATAAAGTACAAGATTTCTCATACCAATCTTTGAAATAGCTTTATCAACATACTCTTTTGGATTTTCTTTTACACAATTATTGAGTAATGCAGTAGAAACATCGCTATGAGCATCTAAAACATAAACTGATGAAAATCCTAACCAATTGATAAAATCGCAAAAATACTTCAATGTGAATACTTCATCATCATTTTTTACTCTATCCATTCGTGCATTAGGAATATATGGAAGAGACAAATAATAATCCACATTAGTAAAAAATCTTTCAAGATGTTTCTTTACTAACATCAGATAAAATATCTCATCGTTACTCTCATAAATCCATTCAATCCAAATACAAGGAGAGCCATCATAAGAGTCTTCCTCAATGTTGTTTATATCAATATTTACTCTTGGTGTTCCATCTGGAAACTTGTTGATTGTTACAATTTCGCCATTAATTTTAATCATATTCTACTCTCCAATCACTTCGATCTGACACATCTTCATAGTTGCTAATGCAGCATTGTGAGTATCAGGTGTGACACCTGCACAACAGCTTGCATCTACTGTAATATCTGCATTAGGGAACATTGCCTTTAAGATTAAAGCATTTGACACTACACAAATGTCTGTACAGAGTCCAACAAGTTCTATATCGTCTTCAAAAATTAAATCATTCCAATGCGTCCATCCAAATGTAGGCTTATCAACATAATAACAATTCTCTACTTCTAATCCGTCTGCAATTTTCCAACCATGAGTACCATAGATACAATGTTCTACTGGAAGTTTCTTTCCTTCTGGTGTATTGAGATAATTTGTATCATGTGTATCTCTAGTGAAGATGATTTTATCTCCACGATCCTTATACTCCTTAATTTTCTTTGCTACATTCAATACAATTGCCTGTGCTTCCTTTGTACCAAGTGAACCATCAATAAAATCATTCTGCATATCAATTACAATTAGTGTTTTACTCATTTTGTTACCTCTTTTCTTTATTTTTATATGTATTTATTCTCTGAAAACTCAGAAGAAATTCCGCTTTCTTTCGGTCTTGATTTTTATACAATATATAGTATTTGTTATAATTATTTAATACTATATATTGTATATGCTATTTTGTAAAATTTCCAGAGTTGATTCCTTCATATAATCTGTTCAACGCTATCTCAAATGCGCCAATCCCTGAGAAAAAGCTACTTAATCTCAAATCCTCAAAAAGATATGGCATAGCCTTATACAATTCAACCAATATGTAATATAAAACATCTACTACAATGGAATTCCCTGCTTGCTTGTACAACTGACTATTACTTACCATCTTCTCAGCAGCTTCAAAATTCTCATCTGAAAATCCCATAAGTCTAAAACACTCCTTCGGAGTAAGTTTTCTAATTCTAATAGGTGATTCAATTCTACAAACCCCTGTCTCAGTTGCAGTAATTGTTGGACAAATCTGACCATTTTCCTGAACTCTACCTCTTCTTGTTTTGGACTCTGGATATGGTAAATCAGCTACGCCACCTAGTTCACATTCAATATATCCTTTCTTAGTTGCCTGGCGAATTGCAATCTTATTACCCTCACCCTTATTTGTTGTAAGAGTCGGTGCTAATCCATTCTCGTCAAACACATTGCCATTCATACCTTTGCCAGATGGATTTACATTTCCTAGCTGAACAATCTTTGGTTCATGACTACCACCTCCACAAGTATTTAATGTTGGACTACAACCATCTGTACTATAAATTCTACCTACCTGTGGATTTTTCCAATTCCCCTCACATTTAGAAATTGTGCCAATCTGTTTTACAACATTATCATTTACAAGACGTGGATCTTTATAATCTCTTGCTGTTAAAGTAGGACAGAAATCATTATATTCTCTTGATTTTCCTTCTCTTTTAACCTGACAAGCATCGTATAATAAAGCGTCTTCGTTATTGAGATTTGTTAAAAATCTCTGAACCTTATCTTCTGAGATATAAAACTTCTCATCAACATTCTCTTCAAGAATATCTTTTAATCTCATTCCATTATCAAATGGTTCAGGATATGTAAACTTTCCATTGTCTAATTCTTTCTTAATAAAAATCAGATACACACGCTCTCTATTCTGAGGAATACCATAATCTTTTGCATTTAGGACTTTCCAGTACACATTGTATCCATACTCGTCCAACTCATCTGTGAACATCTTGAATGTATCTTTAAACTGCTTTCCCACAATATTCTTTACATTCTCGTACATACCGAAATTCGGTTTATTTGCTCTGATAACTCTCAGATACTCTACCAAAAGAGATGAACGAGTCTTCTCAATATTATTACTTCCGCAGCATGGACACTTATCTCTTTCTGACCAATGAACTGTCAGTGGGTTATACTCATGTCCACAATCTTTACAAGTCCATACAGAACCTTTCTGCTTACCTGCGACAGAAAAATCCTGACAGGGACTACCTCCACAAATCATATTAAATGGTTCAAGCTTTGTTTCATCAACCTTAGTAATATCACCAAGATTTTTACTTTCGTTTTCATTGTGAATAGCACAATAAGAACTTGTTGCATATTTATCAAACTCACAGAAGTTCACTAACTTCCAGTTCTTCTCACAATAATTATTTTTTTCTTATGGTTTTTTGCAGACGTGCAAATTCCATAGGATTTTACAACAAAATAATATTAAAACGAAAGGATTTAACAGTAAATTCTAGGATAAATGATTGCGCAATCTCTGTAGATTAAAGGATTTTGACAGAGAATAAAGAAAAAAATATTTCTTGTTACTTTTACTTTTGGAAAATTTGGCTGAATCGCCAAGATAGAAATTTCTATATATGATTATTCTTTGTCTTGAAATGATTTAATTTGATTTTCTAAATAATCAATCTTGTCATTCCAATAATCTATTAGCATGTCTTCGATTTGATGCTTTGCATCTTCTATACTGTCTGCAAACAATGTATCATATTCAACATTTAGTTCTTTTGATACATATATAAATCTGTTTTCGTCTGTCTCATCTTGTACAAAACCAGCTACTACATTTTCATCATCTTCTTCATAAAATTGACTAAAATGTAATTTATAACATTCCTTACCAAAGTCATTCTTTTCACCTGTTTCCCAATATTTCTTCACTTTATCACCTCGCTTAATTTGGCTGATCAGCCGTGAATAGAATTACTTCTATATTAGATTATTCTCTACTTGAAACTTCTTTAATTCATCTTGAATCATCTTCTGCATATCTTCTTTGTCAAAAGATATATTTGCAACTGGAATAACTTTTGCATTTAAATTAACATCACCAATAATAGCTTTTTCAAACGCTTCTAAAAACATTTCTGCAATTTCTTTTTCATAATTACCACATAGACCATGACAGTTTATATCTGCAATTACTCTTGAAAAGAAATCTTTAAACTTATCAACATTAAAATCTCTTTCATATCCTATTGGAATATCAATTGTTAATTTCACTCTTTTACCTCGCTTATTCTCTGTATGGTTCAGGCAACGGCATCCAAGCTTTCATGCCACCATTAATTCTTCCCCAAAACCATGTCCCATCATAGCGTTGTCTTTGTACTTTTGTTACTATGCCTCGATTTGTGGTAACAAGTACATTGATTACTTTCTTGCCTTCGTATCTTTTATCATCTTCTGGCATTTGTCCTTCGACACATTTAATCCATTCCAATTATTCTCTCACCTCACTGTCCAAAGATTTCCCCAATAATTTTCAACTTAATACTCTGACCAAATTCTGAACCAGCAGCTTTTGGATGACCACCGCCACCAAATAAACTTGCTACATCTTTACCAAGATCAATATCTTCTTTAACGGTTCTATAAGATACCGTACAACCATCAATATCAATCATTGCCACAAAATCAATTTCAGGATGCATTTTACAAAGTTTATTACCTAATTCACTAACAAACCTATCTGCAAATACAAAACCACAAACCTTACCACACATAGGACTGGTAAACATAGTTTCATTCTTCTCTTCGATATATCTATCAATTTCATCCTGTTTAATTTTCAGGATAACTTCATCTTTGGCATATAATCTTGGGAATACCTCATCATGGATTTCTGAAATGCACCAATGAATAAAATCATCTCGACCGTAAAGATATAATAAATCATTTATCTGCTTACAAATAACACCTTCATCACCGAGTTCTGACCATCTCCAAGTGTCATAATCTCTCACAAGTTCAGCAAATTTCTCTAACGCTTTATTATTCTCTAACTCTTCACTCAGACAACCATTCATACCTAACCAATGATAAAACAACATAGTTCCCGATGTTTTAATTCCTTTGGAATCTTCGATAACTACATCACACCAATCATACTTATTTAATCCAAGAGCTGTTGGGTGATGATCTAATAACTTAACATTGCCTCTTTTATTCAGTAACTCAGCAGTTTCTTCATTGACACGAATATCGGTAATATAAATTGGGATTGTGTCGTCCTGTTCTGTTTCCAAATATTCCTTTACAGTTGAATCAATATTGTCGTAATCACAATATGAAATTTCTACATTATCTTTACCAAATGCAAGTTGTGCTAAAATACCACAACCGATTCCGTCTAAATCTGTATGACTGAATAATTTAACCATGTAATCTCCTCTCTGCTATTTCTAATAATTTTTCTTTCTCATTTATATTTTCTCCACTAATAACTGAATCCAACAGATTATTTAATACCTCACCAATTTCTTTTCCTGGCTTATATCCAATAGTAATTAAATCCCTGCCATTAACTGCTAAATCCTTTAGAGAAAAACACTCTTCATCCTGTAAGACTTCTTCTAAGATATAGCCGATGTTATCAATCTTCTGTAATCTTGTTTCCTGATTCATGTCTGCTTGTGCTTTAATATCAGCTCTGCGAACATTTAGTAATCTTCTGAACTGTTCTTCTCCGATTTTATTAAGCCATCTCTTGATATATTTCTTTCCCACCTCAAAAGTAGCATCATGATAATAGACTAATTCAACGACCTTTTCTCTTGTATCATTGTCAAATCTTAATCGCTTCATTATTTTATCAGTCATATCAGCACTGACTCTTCCATGACCTTTGAAATGTCTAATACCATCCTCGCCATCTTGATAACAATGTGGTTTTCCTATATCATGAAAGAATACCGCCAATCTTGTTACTAAATCATCGGATTCACAATATTCTATTGCATGTACGGTATGATTCCATACATCATACATGTGATATGGATTATTCTGTTGAAAACCAAGCATATCTTTAATTTCAGGAATGAACAACGAGAATACTTCGTGATATAAGACCATTTGTACACAGAAATCACTCGATGCAGCAATTTTACAGAACTCACTATTAATCCTTTCAATAGATATATTCTCCAAATTCTTATACATTTTAGAGATATTCCAATCTGTATCAGGTTCAAGGACAAATTCCAACTGTGAGGCAAATCGAATAGCACGTAAAATTCTTAATGCATCTTCTGAAAATCTGTCTTCTGCTCTGCCAACACATCTAATCTTGTGGTATTTAATATCTTCCATACCATTAAACGGATCTACAAGACCAACTTCATCATTGTATGCCATTGCATTGATTGTAAAATCTCTACGCTTTAAATCTTCTTCAAAGCTTCGTGTAAATGTTACACTATCAGGTCTACGACTATCTGAGTAATTACCGTCAATTCTGTAAGTGGTACATTCATATCCCTCGCCATCAATTACAATGGTAATAGTTCCATGTTGTAAACCAGTTTCAATAATTTTCTTGTCCTTGAATACTTCCATCATTTCATTTGGTGTGGCAGAAGTTGTAATGTCATAATCATGAATTGGTCTACCAAGAATACTATCTCTCACACATCCTCCGACCAAGAAAGCTTCATATCCATTATCCTGTAAAGTATGAATAATTTCATTTGCACCAGATGGAATTTCAATTTTCAATTTCTTCATTCAAATTCACCTCAATTTTTGGTATATCAATAAAATATCACTTATTCGTTATCATATCCAAAAACAACAATTCATCTTTCTTCAATGTGATGTCATAATCTTTCCACTTTTCCATCAGTTCTCTTGTATCAAATCCATGCGGAACGGTGATTGTATAACCATGTGGAGTCTTATACATTTCAATCTGATTAAATACAAATCCATAATTTGTAATGTCATTAATAAATCCTAAAGCTAATTTATCATCATCCACATCGAAATCGAACAACCATTTACTCTCATCACGATTTTGTACCTGCTGCGCAACTGAAGCTAATGTACGATTAAGCTGTGTCATACTTGGCTTGTCTCTCAGCAGACGAATAATAAATTCTTCCCTGATTTTCTCTTCGTTCCTAGAATTAACTGATCTATATAATCTTGTCTGTTCACCAGGAACTCCTTTAGTTGCAAAACTTTTAAATTCTTCAATTATTTTGTCTTCATTCTCTTTATATTCAAGAATTGTCTTATCTCGTTGCTTAAAGTTTGGGACATCCTTATTATCCTTGTTACGAGAACGAATTAAATATACATATAAATTTGACATTGTATTATTCTCCTTCTAAATAACAGATTGGTACTTCTTTTGTAAGCCATACACTATTTTGAGATAAAAAGAATTTATATCCGTCATTATACATATCTTTTGCTCTAACCTTATAAATAAACGGTTCTCCATGTCTACTACCAACATTTGTTGCTGTTTCAATATCTTTTGATAGATGGACATATAAACGACTCTTGGATATTAACCCTTGTTTATTGATTGAAGAGCAATATTTAACACCTGTTCCATGATATAAAATATCTGGTGGCATACACTCTTTCAATTCTACATCGACTTTTACAGAATGACCTTGATTTGCTCTGATAAGCGTCTTCTCTCGATTAAATGAATATCTCTGTTTAGAATCTTCTTCTACAATTTTTTCAAGCATTTTCATTGTAATTGTTTGAGTTTTATTGATCCCCTTTAATAAATCTGATACATTAGCCCAGCCATGTTCGTCTAATGTGATGCCAACAACATCAGGTCTATGTCTAAGAATTAATGCTATGTATTTACTTAAATTATTTTGCTCTTTATTCGTCATAATGTTATCTCCATTCTCCAATATACTCAGAACATTCTTTTTTGAATTTTTCCAATATATGTATTAAGTTATCTATTTCATAAGAATCCTTAAATGTTATCTCAATTATTTCAGGCTTAGATATATCAATATTATTGTCAGTAGTGTAGGGTAATGGTTTCATAAAACAATTAAATCTGACGTTCAAACCTTTATGTGTCAATCTTATTTGATTGACATTTTCTTTATTTCCAACAACCTTCAAAAAGATTTCACCTCCAAAATTCCATAGGAAATGTGCGTTTCTTTCTAATGTAAAATATATACCATATATAGTATATATTACTTATTTTTAATACTATATATGGTATATTTGTAACAATTACTCACTTAATTCTGCAAGTGCCTTATCCAGATCCTCATCAGACATGTTCTCAAGTGCTGCATCCTGTCTCTTAGCCTTGATTTCAAGCAATCTTTGTCTCATCTCAGCATTTTTCTTAGCGTCTTCTCTCTTCTTTTTCTCATCCAACTTCACGCCAACAATATACTTAACAATTTCAATCTTGTTAGAAATCTCCTCATCTTCCTTTGACTTAGTATTCAGAAGACTCTCTTCCTCAGACTTCTTTACTTCCGCATTGAGTGTCTTAAATACTGAGTCCAGATTTGTGAGAGATAAACCCCACAAATCAATTACGTTAATCATTCCTCTAAATGGGAATTGATAGTTTGCTCTCGTTGCATTGATAAATAATTCGTTGTTTGTCATAATAATACTCTCCTTTTCTAATTAAAACTTAATCTTCATTACACGCTCTGTTGCGCCTTTAACCTTAACTACTAAATCTGCTCTCTTTGTCATCGAAAAACCAATTCCTGAAAGCTGATCATCTGTATCTTCTACATGACACTTAGCACCTAATGCTTCAAATACTCTCTTGTGCTTTTCAAGGTCACTCTTTAAAAACTCATTGTAATAACCATTAGGACTTTCGTTGTTTACACAATCCTTCAGGAAGAAGAATAAATGTCTGTGACCAATTCCGTCCTGCTCGTCAAAATAGTTTGGACTATAACTGATTACTGATACAGGAACGAACTGATTTGTATTTACACCCCAAATCTCACGACTTGAAATAGATGAACTTCCAGACAGCTTTTCCTTAATTGAGAAGTTGCCATTCTCATCAAGTGTTACCTCTGCTACCTGAACATTACCAGAAACAGGTCTATTGTATTCAAACGCAAAAATCTCACCATTGAATTCAATTTCTGCCTTAAATCCTTTACTTCCTCTTGCTGCATACTGATTAACAAAAAACTTATAAACACCTGGCTTCATACGTGACATATCTGCCCATGTAATATTTTCCACAGAAGGTTTTCCTACCATCTGCTCCATAGGATGTGTAATATCAATATCTAACTGACCGCCACATCTTGACATACTAGGTTTTCTACAATTGTTAAAATAGATCTCGTTTCCATCAGGTTCTTTGCAATGTGCATCAAGGTCACTGTTGTCATTTTGTCCCTCGTTCCACATGATTGAAAATCTGAGTACACCATCGACATTACCGCCAGCAGCTTTAACATTCTGCTTCATATCAGAGTCAGTAATGTTTCCTGAATAAGCCCAAGACAATCCATTATTCCACTTAAACATTGTCTTAGCGTCTGGATTAACAGGTGCAATCATAGAAACAAAGTTCTTCTCATGCTTATTCTCTACAAAAGCTTCAATCTCCTTTGCAGTTGGAAGTACCTTATTAATGAAATCCTGTGCTGAAATCTCTTCAACCTTAGAAAACTTCTTAGGACTTACAGCAACATCTTTTTCCATCTGCCCAAAGATATCATCTGCACCAACTATTCTTCTTGCAGCACTCTTATTTGAGAACAGTACATTATTTACAGTAATATCATTAAGATTAGCAAATCTTCTCTGTAATGAATCCATATATCCAAGTTCTGTAATGGTCTTCTTTGCATCCTCAAGCATTTTCTTTGTAAAAATAGCCTTTGGTCTTTTATAGTTGCTCGGTGCTGTAATCTGCTCATACTTCTTAACTGCTGTGTCAAGATCCATATCCTCGCTTACATTAATAAGAAGTGTTCCAATAGAATGATTTCTAATTCTACCGATAGCCATACCTGCTGTTACCGACTTCTCCCAAGCATATAAGTCCTTTTCAGTATCAGAAGTCAGCTTATCATATTCCTTCTTATACTTCTTGAACTCTGTGAGTACACCTTTCCACTCTTCGCCCTTGTAAAGTGTATTTGAATTGATAAGTTCAAGAATTGTATCAAGTGCTTCCATAGTAATCTCATCAAGAGAACGCTTAAATACATTTCTTGTGTCTCTGAACTGTCCCTTAACTTCCTCGTTTGAACGACTACTTCTATTTACGAACTTGCTTGGAAGCTCTAAGAATAAATGATCCCACTGATGAGACTTTCCATTAATTTCCTCAAAGTTAAAATCAGTACCAATCTTAGGGAACTTGGTTCTATAAATATCTGTAACTGTATGAGCTTTTACAAAAGCATCAAGTGCATCACATACTGGCTGATATGTTGTATCACCAAGATTCAGTTCCCAAATCGTATGAATCTGGTTATCCTTGATAGTGACAGCAGAACCAATATTCTTAATAAACTGTCTACAACAACTGCAATCATGCTCCCTACGCTCTCGAAAAATCTCATTTGTACCAGCAGGGAAGCTATCAAGATATGTATTCCATAATTCATCTTTGTCTACATTTACCTCAAATAAATGTGTTGCCTCTTTCTGCATTTCATCGAAGTGCTTCTGTAAAGCCTTCTTAAACATCATAAATCCATCCATGTTTTATACCTCTTCTTTCTTATATTTATTTTTTGTTAATTGTTTCTACTGTTATATTCTCCGTTTATAATCCAAAGGAAACGAAGTTTTCTTGCTTATCGCTTTCTATATCTTGTTTCCGTATAAGCTTCACAGCCTTCTTCTACATTGTAGTTACGGCTCATCTGCTCGTATTCTGCTACTTTCTGCTCAATTTCCTCATCTGTAGCATTATCATCTACATAAAATTCATAATCATAACATCCTAATGCTCTAACACTAATATATCCTGATACTTTTTTCATGTTTCTTAAATCTCCTTTTCTTCTTTATTGTTTTTATTTTCATCTGCCGTAATTCCATTTATTTTTCTGATGACAAATGAGCCAATCTTATCAAAAAATGGCGACAGCAAAAACCAAATTATTACGATACCAATTAAAATCAATAATACTAATGCTGGCATATATTTATTCTCCTTTTAAAATTTTTAATAATGGAATAACCCAACTCAGAACGAGAAGAATGCCAATTTGGTTGTTGATTTAACCTCAAGAAAAGATTACAATATATGTATATCGACTTTTGGATTATTCCTTTAGTTTGATATGAGAGATGGACAACAGGAACTTCACGACACATCGTTGTCCATCTTTTTTATGTAAAAGCTATTGCTTATTACCAAATTGATTACGCATTTGCTACGAAATTATCAAAACTGCGTTTCATATATGTATAATTAACTTTCTGTGATGGACTAAATTCGGATTTATTACGATAATTTTCAATCCATCTTTCAAAATCTTGATCCTTGTCATTCTGACAAGCATAAGCCATGAGTGCTACTAATGCCATTCCACACTCTTTATAAACTGGATCGTCAATCTTCACACAATCTTCTACCATGTCTGTGTAAAGGTTTATATCTTCGTCCGTCACATTTGGATTCGTATTTTCTTGAACAAAGGAAAGAACACTTTCTTCCGTATTATCTTCAACATTTTCTTCTGTATTGTTATTCTCTACTTCTGTGCTACTTGTTTCTGTTATATCAATATGTAAAAATTCATTCATCAATTTTACAAGTAAATCAATTTTACCTGTAATAGTTGCCTTTTTCTTTGTCTGCTGATCCTTAAAATCTGCCATAGAAACACCATCAATTTCCTTGTCTTTTAACTCTGTGTTATATGCATTTAAGAAATCAACAAAATTAGAATCATCCATATTATATGTAGTAAATTTATCAAATACAGCAATCCACATTGGCATTGTTGTTGGAGTAAGTAATAATTTTAAATCTTTGTTATCTTCTCCTAACGCCAATTCTAATCTGTTGAAGTGTGAATTAAGTTTTAAGAACTGCTGTTCTGTTGCATTTTCATCAACATATTTGTAAATTGTATCAAGTTTTGCTTTCCAGGAATCACGGAAGAACATTAACATTATTGATTCTGCAACAACACGTTCCAACTTTCCCTTAATAACATTATTATCTGTAAACTTCCCACAATTTTTAAAGAATGTGTTTTTCTGTGAAATATTTTTAATATATCCTGCTGTCTGTGCAGATACATTAAGAAACCCACCCTGTTCCTTATTCATGCTCGCATGATTGTTATAATCACGAATATGATCTGCAATCTGTTCATCTGTACAATCAAAGAACTTTGTTACGTTTATATTGAAATTATTGAATCGTTTCTTTAACTCATCAGGAAGATCTTTATAATATTTCCCTATAACATCAAATATTTTCATCTCATATTCTGGTAAGCCATCTTCATCAAGTACACGATTTCCATTATCATCTAAGACATAATCTCTATACTGAATTAAATGTCTCTCTGCTCCTGCTGAACCAATCTTGATACGATTTTCTTTGAAGGCTTCAGCATACGAAAGTCTTTGCAATCCATCAATCAAATGAGAAATTGTTAAGCCTTTTTTCTTCTGTTCGCAAAGAATAATTTCAGGAATAGGAAGATTACTAAGAATACGGCAGAAATATCTATTTGCTTCTTCTGTAGTCCACTGAAAAGGTTCACGTTGCAAAATGTAGTTGCAGTTCACGTCTCCATTTTTCTTATCCTGTAATAACGAATACATACTATACTTGTCAGTCCTGTAATTTTCAGATTCGCTAATTTCAATAATTCTGTCTTCCATATTATTTACCTCCACATCATAATTCCCATCATTTTTATTCTTTGAAAATACTGAAAGTCCTTTATTTATCTTAATTGACTTCATAGCACTACTATATTCTCTATCTGATATATTCAATTTTTGTTTTATATTATCAGCAGGAACATTCTCCATCCGCATCAGCAAAATATTTTTTTGTATCTTTGGTAAAGAATCAATAAAATTATCAACTTTTTCATCGGCACTAAAATCGAACTCACTCTTGTCTTCTACGTTAAAGTCAGATGCAATTTTTTCTACTAAATCATTATCTTCTTCAGTAGGTGCATCAAATGAAGTATCTGGAATAATAACTGGTTTTCCTTTATCGTCATCTGTTACATTTCCATTTTTATCAACCTTTACTATCTTTCCATTTTTATCAGTTAATAGATTTTTTCTTTTACATCTCTGATAGTTGTCTCTATACCAGTCAATAACAGATTTTTTAATATTATTGATAAGGTAAGTTTTAAAACTCGCACCTTGAGATGAATCAAAGTTGATAACACTTTCCATCAGAACATTCATTGCATCATCGTACAATTCGTCATGTTCATGTGCTGGAATCCCATACCTGAAAAATGCATTGTAACTAATTTTCTTCAATTTTGACATATCATTTACACAGTATTCATTAATCCATTCCAACTGTTGTGATGAAAGATTATTTAATTTTTCACGCAATATTTCGTCTTTCACTTCATGCACCTGCCTTACTTCATTTCCTTTTTCTTTCTAACTCTCTATGTAAATATTCTCCAAAATTTAATTCAGAATCGTCTAATTTTGTATGTCTTGTTTCTGCCCTACACTTAGGACAACGACAAAACTTCTCATGCTTGTCCTTTGAGAACGACATAACACCAATCATCGGAATATAACAATTTTTACAAATCACCATATGTATATCCTTCCTTTACAAATCAAACAGCTCGTTCATTACTCGTGGTTCATATGTACGCTTATCCATTTTCGACATGGATTCCAAAATCTCATTTGTAACTGTGTCAGAAATCTTTTTATCAAGAATAATGTTAAGAATTTGTATCTCATTTTTGATACTTCTTCTTTTTATCCTCCGTTCCTTTATCATCTTATATGCTTTCCATCCTTGTGCTGCATTAAGATTGCAAAATTCTATATAATGATTGATATCGGATAATTCCCTGTCTACAAAGCTAAGTTCTTCACACAACTCTTCTTTTCTATGTAATGCATCTGTTGCTAATCCATTAAGATCAGTTATTTTGTCAATCCATTTCTGGATATTTTCAGCAACCATAACTTTTTCGGTATTATTTTCCACTTCTGATTGTGTAATCTGCTTTACATTATCGGGTGGGGTATCAATTTTCTGGATATGAAATACTGATTTCAAGGCTTTGGGTAGCGAGTTATTATATAGATTATTGACTGCTTTATTTGAAAATGTATCAGCCAATGCCTCGCATGATGTTGGAACATATTTACCATTACGATTTCTCATAATCCAACGAGAACCGTCTGTAATTACATATTGTGCCAACGTAATCATCTCCTCTCTTTGTTTGATTTAGCAATGGATCATCAGAGACTTGAACTCTGAGCCTTTCGGTTATGAGCCGAATGCACTAACCAATTGTGCTAATGATCCAAGTCGCTGACACTATCGCAAGTTTATCAGGAAGTTCTATAGTATCAGCTTGTAATCCGTTAGTGGATTAAACTATGGTAGAACTATAGCAACTACACATTTTGCTCTTACAAGGAAATCGCTTGCGTTCTGTAACATACCGGGTGGAATGTCACAAAGCAGGGCATATCAGATTCGAACTGATGTAATGCAGGAATCAAAATCCTGTGCCTTCTCCACTTGGCGAATGCCCTATAAAATTATTAAATTTTGATAAAATATTGGAAACAGGCTATGATTTTAGCCATACTGAACTTGACATAACTGGAAAATTATGCCAAAATATGTAATGACTTAATCTTGGTTGGTTGAGTTACAGTCTGAATGACATATGTGGTTGCAGCCACGTCATTCGGACTGTTTTTTATTTCCATTATTTCTCTTACAATAATAATCATAGTCCAAACATATGTTTGTGTCAAGTATAAAACAAACACTTGTTCGATTTCTTGTTCATGTTTTCATTCTAATATGTATGGTGTCCTAATTATAGGACACTAAAGTTATTCTTTATTAGAAAATCTAGGTAGCAACAACGTATCCATTATTCCATTTCTTTCTATATTAAATATATCTTGCCTTACGCTGTGCATATCAACTTGTGACATGAATTTATTCTCTGAATAAATCATTGTTTTTGCTGCATTCGCAATTTCCAAAATATCTACTTTATTTGCTATCCGCTCTCCTAATGGAATAATTGTCATTCCAAGTTGAGTTTGGATAATACTAAACTCTTTATCTTCTGGATATTTATCTAACAATTCTGTCAATTCTTTCTTTGTGATAGTCTTATATTCAGCCACAACTAACCCTCCTTCTAGGTACATTTGCAAAATATGCTTTAACGACAAGATCACATTCACCATCGTTTAAAGTGCCCATTTTATATAATATCGAATTTTTGTCAATTACCCTTACTTGCTCTCCAAGCACCATTGAATCTTCCGTCAAGCCATTTTGTTTGTTCATATGTAGGACTTTATGACATGGCATATTTAATTTCTTGATTTCACTGGTCAAAGGAACAGCTATTGAGGTTGGAGAATATTTGTTCCCGATGTTGTTCTGAATGATCACACCCGGTCTTACTCCTACTTGAACTGAATTAATTTTGTCTTCTCCGAAGTCAATCATCATAACATCCCCAAAGTTTACAGTCATTCCTTTTACCTCCTTTCTTCTTATGTAATGTCCTACGTTTTTATCTTTTGTCTACTTCTTATGCTTTGCATTATATACTTATACATATCATATGTCAAGATATATTATTGAAAAATATAATATTTTTTGCTATTATACCAATAGGTAGTTTATAAGGAGGAAAATAAATATGAAAATAAACCTTAAACAAATTCTTGACAATCAAGAAAAAACTCAATATTGGTTATCTAAAACTACTGGAATTTCTAGTAATAATATTGGTGACATTTGTAATGGAAAAACAAAAAGCATTCGTTTTGATACCATAGAGAAAATATGTCAGGCGTTAAATTGCACACCAAATGATATTTTTATCTGCGACACTAAGAAATAGTGTCGTATACATATTACACAAATTTAACAAGATCGAACGGATTCACTTTCATAGCTTTGGCAACCAAATCAAGTACAGCTAAGTCAGGAACAGCACTTCCATTTTCCCACTTGCTAATCGTACTTGGAGCAACTTCGGCAGCTTTTGCCAGTCCTCTTACTGTTATTCTCTTTTCAGTTCTGATTTTATTTCCAATATATTCAACCATAATCACATCTCCATTAATTTTTCTTTCATTCCAACAGCTCCGTTTGCATAATTATTAACCGTTGTATTCACACTACTATGCCCAAGCTGCTGTTGTACAAATGCAAGATTCCCATTCTGATTCATTACACTAGCATAATAATGTCTCATCATATGTGGTGTAATTCCATTGCCATAATTTTCAAATATCTGTTTGATATTTCTTTCTGTTGTACGTGTACCGTTTTTATTTACAAAAACTGCTTCCGTATCTACAATATTATCTAAGGTACTTCTGTATTCTAACCATTCTCTTAATGCCTTCAGAGCAGATCCGCTAAGATATACAGTTCTGTTTTGCATTTCTCTGTACACACCTTTACCAAGAATAGTAATATATGGCATTTCTTCATCTAAATGTAAATCTGATAAATCCAAACCGGCAAGTTCAGATTCTCTTATTCCAGTTCCTCTTAAAACTCGAAAGATAGCAATATTCCTATTCCTCACACATTCATCTTTCTTCCACATTATTTTCTCTTCCATATCATTAAGCTGCTTTTCTGTTGGAAGTTTTTTAGTCAAGTTATTACCAGATGGGATTCCTTTATATTTAATCATTTTGTAAAAATCTTCTATGTTGCTATAAATTTCTCTTAATAAACATTCTCTGTATGAATAAATATCCTGTATGAAACTTTTAATGATATTTTTTCTTGTCTCCGTTGTGGTTGGCGACATTCCATTTGTTTCCTTGTATCTAAGGTATGAACTAATATTTTGTGGTCGCAAGTCACTAAAATCAGAAACTTCTATTTCAGAAATTGATTTCTTATTAATAATATTGCTTTCAATCAACCACTGTAAAAAATCTTTAATTGCCACTAGATAATTTAACGCTCCGTTCTTGCTTTCCAACTCATTCAAGTAATCTCTTAAAAACTGTGGTGCGTTTAACTCATCCAACTTCCTATTAAGCTTTTCAGCATTTTTGTTTTGTACTTCTATTTTGTAACACATAATCATCACTCCTTTGTGTAATCTTCTATCGCTTTTGCAATAGCTTTAGCTGCTCTTTTACTTTTTAATGATTTCTGAATAGATTCTGTATTCCAAAACACATCACTAAACCCAGCTAACTCACCACCGCAATTCCAATTTGGAATACTAAAGAATCCTCCATTTACATATTCTCCGAAAATCACGCTATAATAATTTCCATTATAATCAACACCTATATGGTGAATATTTTTAATTTGAGTATCACCATTATAACTAATTTTATAATTTTCCATACTATATTCCACCTTCCTACATATTATTCTCTACTTTATCCGTATAATAACGTGATCTAATTCGTTGAGCATAATCAAACATTTCCAGATAATCGTCACACCAGCGAATTTCTACATTCTTTGTAATTTCTCCGTTGCAACCTTCATTAAAACATGTTAGATCTTTAATATGTTTTTTCTTACGTTGATTTCCATTTCTTTGAATCCCACTTCCTAACTGGTTGATTTTCATACAATGAAGACATAAGAATCTTGATGCTCTTTTTGGATTTCCCATATTCATTTTTATCACCTCTTTTTCTGTAATAAAAAAGCAACCAGACCTTAATCTAGTTGCTTTGTTTACTATAATATTAAATTTATATTTCAATTACCAATTTACTTCCGAAACCAATCCAGCAGAAAACATCTCAGCCGCATCAGACCATTTCTCGCCATCTTCAAGATCATAGCTAATAACTGCAAGAAAAACTCCATTTAAAAATTCAGTTTCTCCAACATTTTCCATATACTGTTTTGTGAAAGTTTCCATCAATTTTTGTTTAAAAGGCTCTATATTATTCCCATTAAGTTCTTTCACCATCCATGTTTCTCTACCTTTGTAAATTCTATCTGGTAATTTACTGTTCTTTAAAACATATTCCACCCATGCGCCACAAATAAATCCCCATTCTTCGATGTTGTTTACACGGAATTCTTTCTTTTCTGCACCTTCTTTTACTCTTTTAAGTAGATCTTTCTTTTCATCGTAATTCATATTTTGAACCTCCTGTTATAATTATTTCCGCAAAACGGCACATCTCATGTTATAGTTTATAATTGTCTTTATTTTACCATATTTCTATGGAAAATAAAAGAAGCAGGAAATCCCTACTTCTATTTTACTTATTCCAAATATTTATATTTTCCGGTTTCAACCAACTTATTCATAAGTGTTTCAAGAAAATTAACACAGGATTCATATGTTGTTCCTTCGAAAATTACTTCATCAATGGCAGTATTTTTTATATACCATTCTATCTTATTATCTGTGGAGATGGCTGCCATTATCCAATAGCTAAATTTTCGTTCTTCTTCTCCGTACATTTGAATTTTATCCCAAACAATCTCTTTTACACATATCTTATTTTTCAACCAATTCAAATTAATCATTACTACTCCTCGGTTTCACCTCTAAATTCATGTTTATATTTCAATTTATCACAAATATTATATAACACATCTGTCTCCACTTGAAAGCAATTTTTCATTTGCTTTATAATTCCTCAATCATCTTCTTAATCCTGTTAATTTCTTCACTTGTATGAGGAGTGCCTCCTGCATTCATATCCACATACCACTGAAGAACCTCTTTTTCAGTTTTCAAATCATTTACATTGAAAATTAAATCTATACTTAGTGGTATTTTATCTTCAAAATCTTTGTAATAACTACCAAAAATTTTAATTTCATTTTTTAAGAATTTAGTTACCGCTGTAATTCTCTGTAAACCATCAACACATACAAAATCATCATAACCATTTACGGTTTTCGTCATTTGCCAACTTGGTTTATTAAAATAAATTACCCTCGCTGATTTTCCTCCTCGAAGTAAAAATTCAACAAATGCTATTTGTTGTTTTTCCGTCCATACATGTCCACGCTGAAAATTAGGATTCAATTGTAACTGATAATATTCATCTTGTTCCCATTCTGAAATCGTTTTTAACATGTGAGTTAATGGAATATTCGTGTTGTATGATCCAGCTCTTGTCAATTGTGGAATATCTTTAAATTTGGTTATTTTCACTTTTATCATCTCCATTCTATTTACCAAGAAATCGTCATTTCTTTTAACAATAGTTATCCATTGCTGGTATGTCTTGACTTGCAACAATATGTTCATCTTTTATTTGTGGAGCTGAATCAATAAACTCACCATTGAAATTAACTAGAGCTATTGTATCACTTTCAATACAAATAATTCGTGCTTCAGGATTATACACCTGAATCCTTTTTAGAATATATTCCATTTTATCAAAGCATTTTTGCATATCACGAATGTCTTTCTCTTTAATGCCATTGGTCATTTTATATCACCTCCTCTAATCTACTTGTATAGAATTGATTCTAAATCATCAATCACAATTTTCAGCTGCCTCTTTACCTCTTCTTCTTTAATTTCTGTAAGAGATATTTTATAATCTTTAATTTTCTCTTCAATTTGATCACAACACCATGTAGAATTATTTCGTTTTCTATCCATCAATACCACCTCTTCTAATCTTCCAAGTAAATCATTTATTTTAACACTTATATTTTAATTCGTATTTATCGTTATTCGATAATCCAGTAGATTCATCTAAAATATCTTCATTTAATTCATACATTCTTAATGCAACTTCGGTTATCCTTAATTCTTTTACAGTAAGACATTTTGCTGTATTGATTTTTTCGATAATCTCTTTTGAAAATTCGTACATTACATCACCTCAATCCTAATTTATCAGCACATTTTTTACAATAGAATTGATCCTCAATTCCATTATAGAATCCATTGTCATAACTACCTCTGACACATTTTATATTGCCTGTCACATCTTGCTTTTGTTCTGTTAGAATGAATTTCCCACATTTACAGCATGTAATATCCCATTGTTCCATTATTTATTGTACCTCTTTGTACTCAGTGTCTAAAAATGAAGCCAATGAATATATATCATCAACTCTTTTATCATTTTGATTGCAATATGCAACGTATTCATCTTTTAATGCAAATAAATACCCAGATATTTCATCTATTGATAAATTCTGTTGCATATCTGTTTGTAATTTTTCATACTGTTTCATTTATATCACCTCTTTCAATCTTCCGAGTAAATCATTCTTTACTTCAATTAAAACTTGAATTCTATTTTGCATACTTATAACACCTATATCTCCATTACTCTTATAATATTTTTGCAATTCATTTTCACACCTATTAATTTCTGTATCAAGCTCATTAATATATTCTCTTATCTTTTCTCTCATATCTGGCTGATTTTCATACTGATATAGTTTTTGTAGTGGTTCTTGCATTTTTTGATTAGAATCTAAATCAGCTTCAGCATATACAAACATACACTGATTTTTTATAAATGGCATATCCCAATTTAATTTCTGTATTAATTTACTAATTGTCTTTCACCTCAATTCCAAATATCTCACAAAAATCTTTGTCCTTAATAACATCAGCTATCTTAAAATATCTTCTTGCAATCTCATTAAACATATCCCTTTCACAAATTGCTTCCGCTGCTTTAGGATGATTGCTTTCTATAAAAGATTTATATTCTATTACTAAATCAGAAAATAACTCTTTTTTATTTTCTCTTTTACAAATAACTCTAATATAACTATCATAGCATTCTTTTAATTTGTCATTTGGAATACCTATAAATAAATTTCTTCTTAACATAATATTCTCCATTTCTATACCAAAAGAAAGTTAAATTTCTTTGCCTTTTACTCACAAAAATTTTTAGCCCATAAGACACTCCCATCATTGTTGTAGGTTAATTCAATCCCATATTTTGTTTTAAACCATATGTCAAGCCATTTAAGGAAGTCTTTTGTAACATTAATAATGTAGCTACTAACACAATTCATATTTGGCAATGCAATTTCCATTTGCGGAATGCGTGAATATTCTGTTGCCTCCTCATACTCATATCTGAATGGACAACCCTTAACCGCTAATTCGTTATTCAATTCTATTACCATTTCTCTTGTTATCTTCATACTATTACCTCCATTCTTAAGCCCATAGTAAACTTAAAGTTATTGGGGTTTATATCTGATATTCAGATGCGCACTTGTCACATACACTAAGATTATCTTCTTCAATATAGTTGCCACATAACTTACAATGATGTGTTTTGTGTTTATTCTGTTCTATTTGAAGTAGTATATCTTTTTCTCTTTCTGCTTCGTCTAAATCAATACCGAAAAATTCAGCAAGCAATTTTTCTTTGTTAATATAATCTCCATTTCCCATAACATCAGCAAATGGGTTTTCCCTCTTTTGCTTTCTGTCAAATACGGTATATTTACCTAAAAACCAATCCAAAAATTCTCCGCATAATTGTGACTGTTCTTGAATTTCTACCATTCTATCCAGCGTTGGTGTTTTTGACTTTTTCATAAAATATCATCCTTCCATAGTAAACTTAGATTTCTTAGTCTGTAATTTTTATTTAAAGTGAATTATAATACTTAATAATATCTGCATCTGTAGCATAATAATTCTCCCAGCCTAGAACAGTATAAGATTTACCATTTTTGATATCAAATACAATTCCAGCTACTTCTTCTTTTGTTAACTTATATAAACACTTAAATGTAATCATATTCATATCTCCTAACGAAAACTTGGTTTCATTGACTTATTTTATATAGATACTTGGTTCACTCTTTATCAATAAACTAACTAAATTCCCAAATTTTTCATGAGCTGCATTAAGAATAAGTTCTTCCAAATCTCTTAATTCCCAATACTGTAAATTTTCTGCTAGATGATTTAATGTACAATCTGGTTTAAGTTTGCCAGATTTATATTTCCATTCATTTATATCATTGCACAAATTTAATAAACCATTTGCATCCATATGATCTATATAATATTTCACTTCATCTCTACTCATAATCAACCTCCAATTTTCCATTCGAAACTATTATTTACTTAGAATATATATTCTATATTATACAAATCAATCATCGTTCGTTTTTCAGTTACACCTCTAAAGAAATTAAAATCTGTAGAATCCATTAATAGAGCTGTTTTTGCGAACTGTTCCAAAATTTTATTACTACATTCTTCTAATCCATTATTACCATAACATTCTGCCTTCAATTCACACCATTTAATTCCAACATTTTGAGGAACTGAAATGTAATCTTTAAAAATTTTAGGAATAATAACTCTTTTTATTTCTGATGGTTTAACTCTTTTTGTAATATATTCTATATAATCATCTATATGTATATCCGTTTTACCAATTTTATTTTCTTTTGCTTCACATTGAACCTCCAACAATGCTGCACCATAATTAGGGAATGAGTTATGTTTACCAATCGGGCTAAATAAATATACCACCGATGTATCATTTTCTGCTCGTTTTCCTTCGTTCCAATTATCGTTTCCGCACTCATCCATGCTTAAAATTCCATTTTCCATTATGGACTTCAAATCACAAATATCTACGTTTTTGTATAATAGCATTATTATTTCTCCGTTTTAAATCCATTATTTTAATTAATAATATCTTTTAGTAAGTTCTTTATTATACTTCAACAATGCATCTCTTTCTATCTCATCAATTTGATTTCATTCTTATCACTCCAATTTATTTATTCTCTAAAACAATATTGATACAAGGTATTCTATATGAGTAGTCTCTGTTTCCACCAAAATCGTGATCTGACATTCTAATCACAATTGTTTTATTCTTGTAATCACTTTCTTCATATTCAGAGTACGTTTCTGTAATATTGATCCCTCTAATTGTTTCTCCGATATTAAGAAATTTACCGATATTATCCTCTGTAACAGGAATATTAATATTCAAATATACAGACAAACTACTTCTGGAAAACTCAACAGCGTAATCAACATCATCTGGAAAATTCTTAATAATGTTTGAATATCCTTCAGACAATTTTTCAATTTTATCTATTTTCTTTTTATATGGCTTATATGTATCTTCCATATCTGTATCAATCACTTCACAAATAAAGCCATAATAATTTTGATATGTATCATAGTCCATTGGATAATCTGAATTTACTTCATCTCTAATTTCTTCAAAATCGTAGTCATTTGTTTCGTCAAGAATCGTTTTTAAATTAGACTTAAAAACATTACTCCAATATTCTTTTGTTTCAATGTCTTTGTTTTTGCAAATCGCATTTTCAAAAAATTCTGCTGTCAGCTTATCTCTTTTCATTTCAATCACTCCATTGACATATTTAATATTTAATGCTATCATGTTCTTTGCGTTGGAAGATTATGTTTAGTAACTTTTCAAATTACGTGACTAATTAAACAGAGAAGGTGATCCCTTCTCTGTTTTTATTTTACACAATTCCTTCCCCATAAATCGTTTAATACTTTCTGATCGCTTGGTAGATTCGAATAACTAATTCCAATAGTTTGTAACTTGTAGTATTCTTCTTTTGTAATGTCGATTCCATAATCGCCTTTAACAGTTTCTCTATAACCGAATTTATCCTGGCATTCGGGTCTGAAGTACCATTTTTTATAAATTGGTTTATCTCCATGTTCCCATGCAAAAAGACAAGTAATTGTTCTGCCAGTTGAAATCTCCGTTGTAACTGATCTTCCAAAATAAGGATTATACTGCATATAAGCTAATTTGCCACGCTCAATTGCATCTTGTTTGTCACGTTCACTCATTTCGAATAACTGCTGTGTACCCCTCCCATAAGAAGTGTCATACACTTTACTGCTATTCACACCAACAGTTGAATATAACTTAACTCCGTTTCTATCAGTTGTCTCAACTCTCTTTACTCGTTCTCCATTGATGTAGTCATTGCACAGCCTGTCTGCATAATGCACATTTCCATCTTTATCAACTGTACGAGTTGTTTTCTTCATGTCATAATTATCATAAGCCGCCTTCGCACCACTTGCACCGAAGATTCCTAAGAATGCTAATAAGCCACCAAACATATTTATCAACCTTTCTCTTCTATATTATTTTCTCCATTTGTCCATTTCGTCTACTGACTTCTTATTTAAGTTGTTGTACATATCCTGTCTCTTTCGAGATTCTTCCTTTTGGTGCGCTTTCCAAGGAAGATAAATACATAAATATCCTGCAATTAAAAATCCAATTAACTGTGCCATAATAATTGCCTCCATTATAATTGTTTACGTTCCTATTACTGTTATTTTAATTTTATCATATAATCTTAAATTTTGCACTATATATCCAGGTGTTAAAATGATCCATATTTAGTAACTTTAATACATCCTCAAAACCTTTAACAATATCTGTTGCAAATATAAAACCTTTTGCGTATCCCTCGTAATTATTATTAGAAATAATTGTAAGATACTTTCCATTTTTATGTACTTCATGTCCTCTCTTAGACATTTCCTTCTTAAATTCTTTGTAATTAAACATAGTAATTATCATTCCTCCCCATAAAAATAAGAGATTGAATATTCCAACCTCTTACATATTCTCCAAGTAAATTTCCGATTCATTGAATTATTTCCCTTTGTATTTTAATGGATATTTTGATAAATCCAAATATTCTGGGCAGTAAATACATGGTACATATTCTCTAAAATCATCATAATACCATGCTTTCCACAAAGTTGTACCTTTCTTTGCTAATTCCCTTGTTGCTTCCTGAAATGAATCTGCTAAATCCATATGATACACTTCCATATTTTCTCTTGTACGTTCCAAAATCTTTTTTGGTACTCGTTTTATAAAATCATTCTCATCAAATACTGTTTGGCTCATAATTATTTCCTCCATTTCTAAAACAAGAAATCATCGTTTCATAGTCTCATCAAATTCAACATTATATTTTTCAGAAATAGATTTTGTAAGTTTCATACTTGTAATAATATTTTCAAACCCATACTCCTCATACAATACTGTTAATTCATCGAAAAGTAAAGTTCTATCGCTATATTTAAGTCTTCGGAAAGCTACCTCTTCAATTAAGTCTCCATTTTTATCTACTTTATCAAGATATATTTCTATATCAGTTGTAGAAGAAAAACAATCTTTGTATTTTTGTATTTTTATTATGTTTGTTGTTTTGATTTTCTGCTTTTCGATTAATTCTGATTCATACACTTTTTTATTTTCATTGAGAACATTTAAGAATTCTTTAGTTTCCACAATTTTACGATTTACATCATCTAAAAGATTTTTTAATCCATTAATTGTTGCTCCCTGTAATTCTTCTCTTTTAACTGATTTCATAATATTTTCCTCCATTCTTCTATTGAAACTCTTGTTTACTTGCCTATTAAATAACAAATCTAATAATTCCGTTTCCATTAGGTAAATTCATAAATTCACCTATACCACCATGATATAATTTCCGTGCTTCTGTTCTTGTATAACCACATCCATCACACCAATCTGAACAAAAATCTTCCCAACCTGAATACCATGCACATATTTCTGCTCTGATATTGTATCTATTTGCATGGGATTCTATCTTCTGTTTGATTTTATTAGTAAGTTTTATATACTGACTTAAATATTCTTCACTTTTCTTGTCCATAAAATCACTCCAATCTTAAAATAAAATTGCTAATTCTTACTAAAATAATCTAAAGGAAGATCAATTTCCTTTTCATAAAACTCAAATTGGCTTCCATTTATTTTTCCAGTATTTGCAAGTTCCATGCTTTCCGTATCATCTAACCAATGACCTGCATACAATGAATAATAATTATCATCATTAGGTATAGTAAAACAAACATCTACTTGATCTTCCCAGTCAAGAGGAATCTCCTGAATTTCTGCATTTTGTGGAATATTTACTAAATCCATTAGTTTCCGTGCCAAATCCTTTTTATTAAGACTTCTACAATCTGTAGAAGCTGTAGTACATATTTCATGTACAATTCCCATAAAATTCACATTAATCATCCCGTCTTTTTTCATTTTCATCACTCCAATCTATTAACAAAATTCCATATTCCCATACCAAAACCAAAATATGTCATCATAACTTGCATAAATGTCATTACCTTCATTCTTGAAATACATTGTCCATCACTCCAATCTATGCTTCATAATCAAATTCGCTTAATCCACCACTTGCAAATACATATTCTGCTACATCTGGAACAAATATCATAAGATTATCAGGATATTTTCTTTCATCCTTAATTGCAAAATATCCTCTTTCTTTTACATCATCATCTTCAAAGTAATAACCCAAAATCATTTCTATTAAATTTTCCATTGATGTTTTTGGCTCGTATTTCCGTTCTCTGATCCATGCAGCCATATAATCGTAATCACACCATTTCTCTTTTGGATATGTACTATAATCTTTTTCTTCCGTCCACTTTCCTGTCCATTGATCTACCATACTTATACCTCTTTGTAATCTTCCAATAGCTCATTTAAGTTACCTTTTCTCCACCGATGAAGTTTTCCATCGCCAGTATAATTTCTAACAACTCCAACTTTATGACCTGCAATTTTCTGATCGTGCTGTATATACTGACGAACAGAATTATGATGATGTCCATCATTATGCACTTCGATGTATTTTCGTTTATTTCTCTTGTTTTGATATGTTCTTATTTTCATTTTAATATCCCTCCAATCGACACCATCTGTTCTCATCAATCTGTTTCCATGCCGTAGGATTTAAGCCATACAAATCCTTTTTTGAACAATTCATCATATCTTTTTTTGGTATTGAACATTTCTTCGTGGTCTAAATTACCTTTATTTTCACCAGACAGCTTATATAGTACACCATAAGCCTAACTCATTCATTACTTGGTAAATTCCCTTTTGCAATGAAGTACCTACATATTTATCTACATCATCTTCGGTAAAGTTATCATTTTCCTCAAAAATATCATTAATTTTTTGGCACAGATTACTCAACTCTGTTTTCTGTTCTTCTGTTAATTTGTTTAGTAATTCTTCCATTTAATCACTCTCCCTTCAACTCAGCATAACCACCATCGAAATTTTGTTTCCAACTTCTGTATATTCCGTTTGTATCTCTAAACTCTAAGTAATATGCCTCTCTCCAATCCCAAGGCTCTTGCCATGCAATTTCTGCAATCTCACAAACAATTCCTTGAACATGAACAACATCACCAGGTTTTAAATCTCTCATACTAATCACTATCCTTTCAAATTAGGACACAAACCAAGACCACCATCAATTTCAGGCAATCTTCTATATGCATCTCTATGAATGCAATCTTCCTTCATACATCTTTGGCAACAGCATTTCTTGTATTCCTCGTAACTCATTTTATAATTAGTCTCTTTGAATCTCTCTTCTGTCATCATAATTACTGCACCTCCAATGCTTTCTGTACTTTCTCATTAAACTCACCATATAAAGATTTCCATTTCTCAATCATTTCTTTTGTAGGTTCACCAATAAGATTGTATCTTTCTTGCCTATATTCTTCGGGATCTTCACAACATTCTGTTACAAACACAGCAGTTCCAAATTTATCTGCGTCACATCCAAAACCACCAGTTGCAAGTACAATTTGATATTTTGCATCCATAAATTCTGGTTTGAAAAAATCTGGTTTAATTACTACTAACTTGCCTTCAATATTGTCACTTAATGGGTTACATTCGCTTCTATCAATTATTGTTTTCATTATCGTTTACCTCCTTCGCCCAATCTGGTTCAATTCCTCTTGCTCTCCATTCTATTACAGAAACTTTGTAGCCTTCGTTTTCTGGAAATTTTTCTTTTAATAATTTGTAAACCCGTTTTGCTTCCCAATCGTATGTAAGCTGTCCTTGTTCTGTTGCGAATAAATATTTGCCATCTTTTGACACATTTATTCTTGTATAATCAACCATTTTACTTGCCTCACTTTCTAAATAAACAGTTCTTTCCTTTGGTTTTATCCAACTGCTTTCCAATCAACTACCTGCTTATATCCGTCTGCCTGTAAGATATGAATTTCTTCATCCTTATCAAGTTCGTAATGATTTCTGAAAAATTCTTTTAACCCCTCTTCTCTTTCTGCTCTCCATAGTTCGTCATGAGTGATTACATCTCCAAATTCTTCTTCGCCCGTTGTTACGGTAATATCAGAAATTTTTCCAAAATACATTGCTTCAAGTAAATCTGTATCAACATCTCCCTTGACAATGTAATCTTACCAATCTCCCTGACTGTACCCTCTAATTGTCCCAGTCTCAAAAGTATCTTCTGGATAAAGAAGTCTAATTACATCAATGAGAATATCTTCTATACATCTGCATTTATCATACATTTCCTTTGCTGTTTTATACTGTTCCTGCGTTAATGAATAATCATCGCATATATCTAGTGCATCAAAATCATTTGCAATATCATCTAATAGTTCATTTGCTTTCTGAAGAT